GCCATATCCACGGGTTTATTTCAAAGGGTATCATATGGTATTTACTGCTTTGGCTGTTGAGGTTTTAACATTGTGTATTTATTTTAAACCTTTTTTACGATTTGCTTCTTCCATACCTGATTGTATCATCTTTTTAAACAAAAGTACCACGCGACTTTTTTCTTTCTCGCTGAGTATTTTGACCAAGGTTAACTTGTCATCATAGCTCTTAGCACCTTCTAAAAATTCTGCAGGAACAGTTAATCTAGCCTTCTTTTTAGCAGCCATTTCTTTTTTCATCTCCGCTAATTTTTTCTTAGCGTCGTCGTCTTCAGTCGTCATAATTTTCTTCCAATAACCAAACTAATAATCCTACTACTGCCATGGCTAACATTATTATTAGTACGTGTGTCATAATACACTCTCTAGATATTTACTTAGGATCACAATCTACCCACTTTAAATTATTGTAATATTGATACGGCCATTGTCCTTTAGGTATAAGACAAACCCCCAAATCGGGACGTTCTGTGATACGTATCTGTACAATAGCCCATACCATCCAAACAATATACAGCACGGCCAAACTACTTAGCCCCCAACACAATGCCCTGTGTTTTATTATTTTCCTACGACGTGCTTTTCTTATTGCACGTTCTCTAGTCTGCTGCATTTCTATAGCAATTACCGCTGACTGTTCTTTACCTACAGTCTTCATCATGTCTTCTACGTCGCCCCATAGTGCGCCTAGTTCTGGTGGACTTTGGTATACCATGATCTCACGTAATTCTTCGCTCATGTGCTGAAGCTGTTTTTTCAGTAACACACGCTGTAGGGCACGTTTGCCTAGACTGTCTTCACCGTGATAGACTTCGGTGCGGCTGCGACGTTCTTCTTCTTCAAATACTGCTAGGCATTTATAGTAATTGTCAAAATAAGCACCTAACTGTTGTCCTATTTCTGTGTAGATATTAGTAGTGTCACCAGACTTTTTATTAAGTTCAATAACACGGTTACGCTCAGTGACGTACTGATTTTTTTCAGCAAGTGTTGGAGCACGATCTTGAAACTTGGTATGAAATTGATCGTCAAGATCTTTGAGAACATCTTTAATGTCTCCCGCCGCGCCTTGAATGTCCTTGTAAAGCTTGCAGCCTTCCTTTACAAGTTTGACCGCTCCGTTGGCCAGGGCAAAGAGGGTTAGTGGATCCATTACCTACCTACATAATGTTTAGGTGCAGCTTCATCTCTACGAGTCTGTTCTCCTTTAGGGAACCATTCTCGTCCCAAGTGTGGATATTTTTCTATTCGATCCTCAACTACCCACGCTAATATTATAAAAGTCACAATGCAACTAAGAAATATAAATCCTAAACACCATAACCATATTATGACTTTGTTCATAAACTGTTTGTGTTTTTGTTCGTCTATGTAGTTTTGTTTAATTTGTATTTTTAATGCTTCTGCCTGTCTTGCATTTAATAGTTTAGAAGTTTTAAGTACCTCTGTGTACAGATCGCCAAGTTCAGGCGGACTTTGATAAACCATAAGTTCACGCAGCTCAACTTCCATCCGTTCAAGTTTCTTTTTCATTAGAACTCTTTGTAAAGCACGATGCCCTACTGATTCGGTTCCAGTGTATACTTGATAAGATCTTCTTTCTTCTTCTTCAAAGACTGCTATGCATTTTGCTTGATTGTCAAAGAATGCACCAAGCTGTTTGCCTATTTCAAAATATATGTCTTCGTGATCTTTTTTGTTTAATTCTTTAATCCTTGCTTTTTTCTCAAGGAACTGTTTTTTAGTTTCAGCTGATGGAGTTTTACCTTTAGCGGCAAATGCATTATGGAATTGGTCGTCAAGATCTTTGAGGATGTCTTTAACATCCCCAGAAACACTTTTAATTTCTTTGTATAACTCGCAGCCAGCTTTAACAGCAGATACTGCTCCGTTGGCTAGAGCAAAGAGAGTTAATGGATCCACCGACTTGGATCCTTATGTTACATGGTCAGCAGGAAAGGATAATGTCATTGTTCGCTCCTAGTTTTCGCTCCTAGAGTTAGATTATTACTGCTTGTCTAGTTCTTCTTGAATTTTTTCAACAGGTAACTGCAATGTTGCTGCAATTTGCTCTGCTGTAAAATTTAGTTTATACATTTCCTGAATAGCAACTTGTTCGTGAGTCATAGTATCTCCTTTACTTGTATTTAAGCTTATTTTTACGTATCCGGCTGATAACGTAACTCAGCTAATTTTAAAAAGCATAATGTTTTAATTATAGTCCAGCCTAAGTCAAATTCATACCATTTGTGGCTAAATTTAGGGCTAGTTGCTTTTAAATGATGGTTATTATGCAGCTCTTCGCCTGCTAAAATGATTCCCCAGGGCACTATGTTATGACTCTTATCTCCGGTGTTATAGTGTCGATATCCCCACCAATGTGCTAGAAATAAGAATCCAACTTCGCTGATATGCCCGTAAATTATATGTCCTACCCAAACCCAAGGACCTAGTGATCCAAACAATGCTACATCGATTGCTAGCAATGACAACAGTCCTAATTTAGGAAATTTTTTATAAACATGAACTTCCATCCAGTTTAAAGGGACACCGCCGCCGTGTTTAAAAAAGATGCTAGGGTTGTGATCCATGTATTTGAAAAGTAAAGGCCACGGTCCATTCAAAATCATATTCCATGCTCCTTCATTATGAGGACTATGCGGATCTTCTGGTTGATCAGAAGTTACATGATGTCTTCGATGAATTACTACCCAAACATGGGGATCAAGTCCTGTAGTAAACCAAAGCCAGAATCTAAAAAAATGTTGTACGACCGGATTCAACTTTACCATTTTATGTGCCAGTGTTCTATGTAAAAAAACACTAACAGTGATCATAGATATTTGTCCTATTACTAAAACAAATAGAAAAGCGTAAAAATACTCAGTCATGATTTGTACCGCCTGCATCTGCAATTAAAATAATTCCTAAATAGGCCGATTGATTAAGTTGTGGCATAGCAGAAATAATTTGTTCTGCAACATCATCAGGCGTAAGAGAAGTACTAGTTACACCCTTACTTCGTGCGTAGCTAGAATCAAACCAATCTATAAGCACATTCTGTATTCTTGGCTTGCTTAATCCAAACCTCATACTGTGAATTCTATTTTGCATCTGTTTGTCTATAAAGTAATACAAGCTATCATCTGGCATATTATTATAAACTAGACTAACATCTATTATACTCATTGTGCTGCTGATATTTACAATGACTTTGTTTTGCCCGTCCCACTTTTCAATAGCTCGTTGAAGTAACTGTGTCTGACTTCTAAAAGAGTGAGCACAATTTATAAACATATCTTGATTATCGAGATCGTTAATTATTGTATCTCTAGTTGACTCTTGATTTATATCCCAACCATCAAGAATATCCCATCCTGTTATCTGATGCTTCTCTTTTAATTTTTTATAAAGTGCTTGACCTAATCCTGCACAATGACCAGTTATTGATATTTTCATAGTCGTATTTAATAAGAATAAAAAAGCCCGGAAAAACTCCGGGCTTGTGTTTTTATCGTTAAGATTATTATTCAGCAGCGCCAGCTTCGTCTATAGTTACTAGCATAGTGCCTTCAATTTGAGTAACAGTAGTATCTGCCCAAATGTCTGCTGCTGTATCTGGTGCTGCTACTGTTAGTGCAATTTGAGTTTCTGTTACAGGACCACCGTCGAACACTCGGGTACTGTTAACTGAAGTTGCATCTCTGAATCCTCTAACAAATTGATCTTTAACTGCCAACGCCACAGTGTTAATTGTAGTAACACCATCGGCACCTGTAGCAGATCCGTTTAATGTAGTACAAGCAGCAACTACACCTGCATCTCGATCAAATCTTACAGTAAATGCTACACTGGTTGCTTGATCGTTACCGTTAGTTTCTCCGCCAGTCTCAATGTCTAAAATTTGGCAATCTGCTAGTCCAGTTAGACGATTAATTACATTGCGCCAACGCATATTTCCTCTAGCACGACGTTTACCTGCTACTAACGTAGTAGGCAATGCTCCGCCGGCATCTTCGATTGCGTCGTAACTTTTTGGTGTAATAGCACCATTATCGTTACCATCTGCGGTAGCGTAAGTACCTGTATTAGCGACCCAAACTACTCTGTACATGTTTGGGCTTAGTTGATTAGTATCTTGTTGAAATCCTGAAGGCATTTTCCCATTCTCCTGTTCAGTTATTTATCAGTTTTTGCTGCTCTTCTACTTCTACAAATTTTTTAAACAGTTCAAAATTTACTCGGGCTTTTTCTAATCCGGGATATTTCTTGCAAAGCTCGTCTATTCGTTGTTCCTCAAGCATCTTTCTTTTTGCCCAGTCAAGTATAGCGGTTGCATCGGATGTTAAATCAACAGAGGCATAATTATTGCTCATCATATGCCAAATTGAGCCATCATACACTTCTATGCCTTGCATGTTAGGATTGTATCGCATCTGCCCTGCAGATAGTTGGCCGCCACTAATGTAGGGTATCGACGGATTACCCCCAGACACAGCTATGTATTTTGAACCACTATTAATACTTTTTATCATCATGTTAATTGTACTCCGTTACGTATGAAAGGTTTTGCTGATTGTTCTTTGAACGGATTGTGAGGTTGTCCAGCTGGCATCCCAATTTGGCTGCGTCGAATGTCAATAAGATATACTAGTCTTCTGTAAGGAGTTTGATTATATGCACTATGTACTTGTTGATTATCAAATGCAAAAATATCTGACCAATCAACTTCCTCTCCGTTAACTTCAAAAAATATTTCACCAGGAGGAACAATTAAGGGAATATGTATGCGAATAAATTCCCCAGTCCTATTTTCAATACCTGTATGTCGTTTAATTACAGAATTTGCTTCTAGAATACTGTAGGTGCTAATAGGGCAATCATCTCCAAACTCTTGTGTAAGTTTTACGGCTGTAGGAAAATTTTTAGCAACTTCTTCCTCCATATCGTACTTCAAGTTTCCTTGAGCAAAATTATACTTTACACTAGTTACTTTCCAACTTTCATGGGTAGTTTTAATTTTATCAACATCTACCGCAGGACTCCAATAAGGTCTTCCTTTAGAGAATTCACCTTCGATAAAATCTGTATGATAGGCTAAAAACTCCTTAGTTAGATTCTCTTTAAAACTCATTAGATAGTCTGCAATAGGAATTTCATGTCTTCGAAAAATTCCCTGAGGATCTGGTGTTTGTTCTAGTAGTTTTCCTATTTTGTTTAAAATTTTTTGGTCCATAGTTTATTCATGAAGTATGTTTAAGAATCTAACAGGTATCTTGCTATATCCGTTTATATATATTGTATGAGGAATATCTACTCTATATTTTATTGGTTTAGACAATTGAGTTGTGTCTATTATTTCAGAATCAGTATACGAGCACAAATTCCAAATTTCCATTTTATTTTCGTATCCGTATAATTTTTGCTTTTGTGTAACATTATAATATTTTAAATCGCAGTCTTTGAAGTTTTTAATTGGTATTAAAAGTCTTGTAGATTGTACAGGATTGACAAACTCTCTAAGATGTTTAATACCTACTTGCGTATGTGTAACAAGGTAACATCTGTGCAGTCTATATCTGTGTGTTTCTAACATTTCTAAAAGACTTGGAATATTTTCTTCTAGCATGGAATAACTTAACACAGATTCTTCAGAGGTTAATCTGCTGTTACTAAACATATTATTAATTAGTGACAGTGTCTCTGTCTGAATCGCTTCTAAATTATCTATATCAAAAAATTCGTATTTCATATTTTTTTAAGGTAACTTTGCACTTACACCGCCGTCTATTGGTAAAATTTGACCGGTAATGTGTTTACTTGCTTCGCTGGCAAACAGGACTACAGAACCTTTTAAATCGTAATCATCACCAATCTTATTTAAAGGTATGACGTCTATTACTTTCTCTATTGACATTTCATCAATTCCGTTCTTAGACATATCAGTAAGGAAGAAACCTGGAGCGATTGCATTTACAGTAATATTAAATCTGCCCCACTCACATGCTAACGATTTAGTAAAAGAATTCAATGCACCTTTACTAGTATTATATCCTAAAATTGGTAATTTATAATCAGTTCCTCTTAATCCAGTAATACTGCTAATATTAATTATTTTTCCGTAGTTTTGAGGAATCATATATTTCACACCAATTAATTGTGTTAATAAAAATACAGATCTTAGATTTATCGACATTACATAATCTAAATAATCAATTGGTGTTTCTTCTATAGGTGCTTGATAACTAACTGCTGCATTATTAACTAGTATATCAATTTTTTCGATACCTATACTGTTAAATTTTTCTAATAATTTATTAGCGAACCCTTCTTCAAACAGATCTTGGCAGACAGTAACTACATTAAGATTTTTATTTAAAAAATATTCTTTAGCAGTGTCTAGAGTATTTTGAGTTTTAGCAATAACTATAACCAATGCACCTTGTTCTGCAAGTGCTTCAACAATTTGCATTCCTAGTCCTCTACTGCCTCCAGTGACTATTGCAGTCTTTCCTTGCAGATTAAAAAGATTTTGAACAATCATAATTCAGTATTTAGATTATTCAATAATTGCCTAACCTTGGTGCTGTCAGTTGTTGCTTTAGGTCTAGGAATAGGCGCACCGGACTGAGGATCATCAGTTAATGTACTGGTTCTATTTTTAATTTGATCAATAATACTGCGACCAGTAGACGTTGATTGAGATTCTTCGACATCATCTAAATCTCTAATTCTTAGACAATTAACATCAAACTCTAAGTCTATTTTTTGTCCTACACCACTACTGCTACGAGTCTTCATTAGTTGTATTTGGTATCGACCACGCTCACGCATAGCACGACTAGTAAAAATACCGAATACATTATCCGCTGTTTGAATCTTACTCAGTCCGCCTGAAATATGACTGTGATCAAACTCTACTTCTTCAACTGCGCCACGATTCAACTGTGCGGCAGTTACTAATACTATATTTCTTTCTACAGCAAAGTTCCTTAGTTCCTCAGAAACATATTTGTCTTTGATAAAAAGATTTTCTGCACTAATTCTTTTACTGATTGGCATTAACAAATCGAGATAATCTACTAAAACTACATCTAGTTTCTTGTCAGTTTTAATTTCAAATTCTTTAACATAAGACCGTATGTCGTTGACATTTTTTCCTGAAGGAATATATTTGACTTGTAACGCACCGGACTTTTTACCTATGACTTTGACTTTCATTTCAACATCGTCAATTTGTTTAAAAATTTCTCTCGTTGGAACATCAGTCAACATAGAATCAATACGCATAGAAACTAGTTCTTCGCTAAGTTCTAATGTAAGATATAGCACATTTAATCCGGCTAACGCCCAGTTGCATCCTAAGTTTGCTAAGAACAAACTCTTTCCGCCTCCGCTGGCTGCTGCAAAAATGTTTAGTTCCCCTCTGTTCATACCTCCAAACAGTTTATCATCAACACTTTTCCATCCTGTACTGACCTGACCGTTTTTGTCTTTAATTTTCATTAATCTAGACCTAGGGTCTGCAAAATAATTAGTACCCATGTCTTTAGTAAGACCAATCTGTACAGCTTTTTTAATCATGTCCTCAACTGGCCCGTACTCGCCTTTTTCTAACATGTCTGCAGATTCAAGTATGGCTTTTTCTAAACTCTTGTGTCTTACAAAAGTTTCAAAATCATTCATTAGCCAATCATAATGTTCAGCTTTTAGGTTAGCGTGTTCCCCGAACACCTGTGACGTAGCAGCATTTACAATGCTCACAGTTGGCATGACTCTATGTTCTTCAACATAGTCGTTGATAAACTTTGCAGATGTTTGAAGTTTCTTATCAAAAAGATCTGGATTCCATATACCCTGGCATCTTACAAAAGTTTCTGCATCTTGTAACATCATTTCAATGTACAATCTTTGTACATCAAAACCGTAATCTGAATTTTGTCTTGTCATATTTTATATATTTTAATTAAACACTTTTACTTTATATTTCTTTTCAAAATCCATTCCGTCTACTATATCGTTTACTATTGGTTCGCCTTTAATATTAAGACTAGTGTTTAACAAAATAGGACATCCAGTTTTTTTATACCAAGTTTCTAATAAAGCTCTAGCTAACGGAGCTTCAGAACCTACTGTTTGAACTCTACTAGTGCCATCTTTGTGTATAATAGCTGGAAACTTATCTGGAAATTTACATTTAGCAGTAAATTGCATGTATGGACTAGATTGAACTGGCATGTCAAAATATTCGGCAGCATGTTCTTCCAACACCATTGGGGCAAACGGTCTAAAGTGCTGTCGTTGTTTAATGTCGTTGACTAATTCCTTTGTTTGTTTGTCTCTTGGATCTGCTATTAAACTTCTGTTACCTAACGCTCTAGGACCAAATTCAGCCCGACCTCTAGCAACGCCGCAGAGTTTGTTTTTAATCAAATAATCTACTATTTGATCGTTAGTTGCCCTTGGTTCAATATTAAACCCAAGGAATGCCCCTGGCCAGTCAATATGTATTTTCTTATCAGCTAAAACTGCACCAATTGCACTACCTGCATCGCCCGGATTCGGCATAATCCAAACATTTTTGTAAAAGTCTTTAAGCAGATGATTGGCTGAACAATTTAATGCACAACCTCCCATGAATACTATATTTTCATTTGGTGCTATATTCCGAACTTGTTTTAGAATTCTTTTTAGATGATATTCGTATACTGATTGAACTCCGGCTGCTATATCAAAATAATGATCTATACTTGTGTCCGGTAGCCAATCAAGACATCCTCGATGAAGATTTCTTTTTAACCTTGGCCATCCGGAGTTATCGACATAGAAAAAATCATTATTAATTCGATCAAAGTACCTGTTAGGATTACCCCATGCAGCCATGCCCATTAAAATATATTCGTCTTCGTTTGGCTTTAGTCCCAATCGTTGCGTCATAGCTGAATACCAAAGTCCGATACTATGAGGATATTGTTGACTATAAACTTTTGAAAGATTTTTACCTTGCCCCTTCCATACAGTCAAACATTCCCATTCGCCTATTGCATCAATCACTAACACAGTGGCGGAATCAAAATTACTAGTGTAATACCCAGCAGCAGCATGACTTTCATGATGTTTTTTATATCTTATAGGAGCATCAATTTTATAGTTTTTTAAGTATTTTTTAATATTATTATTTTTAAATCCTTGCCCTGCATACAACTGTCTGATTGTTTTTGATAGGGGTTTTTCATACCAAACTATACGATCAGGCTCGCCGTAAGTTGCTTCAGCATGGATTACTAGTCTATCGCATAGATGCGGATCATTTTTTACACGACTAAATCTTTCGCTATGACTAGCAAATTTTAATTCATTATTATCAAATACTGCTAATGCAGCGTCGTGGCTATTTGCAGAGATACCCCAAGTAATCATCTTTTTTCTATTTCCTTCAAAATTAACTTTTTTTTGTCATCGCTATATTGAGTCCACGACGAGATTTCTTTCAAAGTTCTTTTACAACCTTCACAGTATTGAGTTTTTGAGTCAATACGACAAACTCTAGTACAAGGACTTTTAATCATTTGTAAATGAACGGATCCCTTGCTTTAATCTCTTTCATACGATTTTTTATTCGTCTGTGTTCTTTCCACATATGATATGGAGTTAATAATAGATATAATATTTTTTTCATTGTTCAGTCCTTAACCAAGATTTTAACTTTAATTGTATTTTCAGAGGCATTGATTCTGTAGATTTAATAATGCTCCAAAGTGTATATATCCTTCCGTAATGCCGAATCGCATCGTTAACGTCTTTGATACCTTCGGCCCACTCTGGCATACTCACTGACCAACCAAAATCTACAGCTTGTTCAATTAATTTTTTTCCGGACGTATCTCTATCTGGAACTACAATAACTTGTTTTTGTAATTGATTAATCAACAGTCTCTGTGTCTTATTAACCTCACTACCAGTAATAGCAACTCCTCCAATACTAATAGCATCCATTGGTCCTTCTAAAACTATTACACACTTTCTATTGGCTGTTTGTTGATCTAAATTAAAAACAAATCCAGGTTGTTGTTCTGATAGATATTTAGGTTTACCTTCTTTTATTTTGCGGCCAGTCCACCCTACTATTCTTCCTTGAAGGTAATATGGAATTATTAGACGTTCGTCAAATCCCGATTCATCACACCAATGAAAATTGTAATCTTCTAGATATAGATGTCTTGACTGTAAGTACTCTATTACAGCTACTAACTTATCTGGTATTTGGCTTTCTTCTAAATAAGAAGAAATTGGTCTAGCATTTTTAGGTAGTGCTACATCATAAAACGTAGGAATTAAAGATCTAGTTTCTGCCTCTGGACCTTGTTCTTTTAATCTTAAAGCTTCGAATACACATTTGGTAATGAGATCGTCTGGGGCATTTAACCATTTAAGAAATTTTTTGAACTTTACTGATAGGGTTCTTCCCGGAACCCAGCTAGCTTTAAATCCGCAATTAAAACAATGGTAGCTAACTCCTTCACCAACATTGATTCCGCCGCGTTGCCGTGTGTCTGCGCTGTTGCCATTATGGTGACAACAGACTGCGTTGAAACTAGTCCAACCACTAGGTGTAGATTTTTTCTTTACCGGTAAATGTGTTTTTACGGTCTCAATAATTAGACTCATAGTGTAGAGTTTACACTCTTACAACTACCTTGTCAATTGATCCGGTGTTATTTGTGTCTCGAAGATACTTAACTCTTACCCAATTAACATTGTTTGAATAATCAGAACCGCTGTAGATTTTTGATAAACCAACTGTACTTACATCAACGGGAAAGGTTTCTACATCTCTCCAGATGGTGGAGTGATTAACTATTGCGTCCTCAGTAAACTGTACTGTAACATCGGCGCTGAGACTTAAAAAATCAAAATCTAATCGTATTTCAATCTCTGTAACAACATTGTTGCCAGAACTAGCTTCTACAGCTTCGCTAGTAAAAGTTTTTCGTTGTACAGTATAATCAGCATCTTGGATATCTAAAAACTTATCTATAATTTTTGGAGCTATGGTTTTGATTAGCACAGTATCATACAATTCTACGTGCCCAGATGCATCAAATTGAGTATCCCCGTATAGCAAGTACTTTTCGTTGTCTATTAATTCGTAAATTGAAAATTTTAAAAATTGTGGAGTTATGTGTTCTAGCTCTGTATCTGGTATAGTTACTGTTGCTAGTCCTTTTGAAGGCGAAGGTACAATATTAGTACTGTAAATCTCCTGTCCTAGTAGATCTAATAGTACAAATTTGATATCTCTATCCGCAATATCTATGCGCTTTTGATCAGCGTTTTTAACGTCTAATGTTAACTTATTATGTACGCCTTTATAAATTTTGATATTTCTTTGATACACGATGCGCCACTCCACAGGTAAAGGTTCTTCGTTAGAAGAAATTATATCGATCCTATTTGGATATAAATATGTTGAAATTTTCTGCATGATGTATTTATGGTAAAATTAAGAGAAAACATAGAGAAAAATTTACCTTTTATTAGTGTCCTAAACTACGGGGAAAACGAGTATATTGGTATCATTATTAACCAAGATCAGTACGTAACAAGCTTTTACGATCTGGGGATGATCGTCGCCCCTGCGGAGCGAACTAGTTTTTTAGAAATGGGCGAAATTTGGTGGTGGGAAAGTAATAGACAGATTCCTATAAACATCTTTTTAAAAGAAGAAATGGATCCGTTTAAACATGCCATTAAAACGTTTAACAGCAAAGATGTACGTGTGGTGTTAGGCCCAGTAGTTAATCTTTTAAACTTATCATTTAAAAGAATAAAAAGAAAAAGTGTTCAGCTTGTTCGAAAAAAGTAATTATTTTACTTTAGAAGTCGTACTTGCGCCAAGTTTTTTTAGTGTCACAATAGGGGTATTTAAGTATCTCCAGCTAACAAAGTTAGAACCAATAGCCTTGTCTGCAGGCTTAACTTCTGTAGCCCGTGTACCAGAAATTAATAAGTTTGCATGATCCGGAGTAAGTGCGTAAGCATGAGCTCCTTTACTCCATTTTCCAGTTACATCGCTGTATTTTGTATCTTTATCTTCGTGAAGTTTTACTAACCCCTCAGAAAAATCAATACTAGGTAGTTTTCCTATAATGTGTGCATCAGATTCTAAAATTATTATAGGTTGATTTATTTTAACACAATGTTTCCATAATTCCCAATGACTCATAAAACATCCTTGGGCACCTGGTCGGCGATAAATTTTTGTATTTGGATTTAATGATAAATTTTCTTTTTGGAAATCACTAGGCGATAAGAATTTGCCGTCGATTGCCCAAAATACTTCAACATCCCATGCCCACTGCTTTGCAGTACGTTGACAATTATCTAATTGTCTTAAGGCATTAGAATTATTCTTGAGGGTTATTATAAATGCTTTCACAGATTAAATTCATATGTACTACAACTGCCATTGCATAAGATATTGCATGACTCTTTTTAAAATAATAATCGTTAGTTGACGGTTTTATCCAAACTTCACTCATAACAGTATTCCAATCTTTTCCAATAAGATATCTCTTAGCCGGTCTAATGATTGCTAACACTGCGGCCAATTGTTCTATTGAGCTAGGTTTCATTGCTCTTAGAATATCTCCGTGACCGTTTACATGAAACAATAAATCTGTAAAATCGTCCTGTTCTAGGAGTTCCCATACAGGCTCAGTTTCCATCAATTTATTAAGATGCTCTTCATTTTTAATATCTTTATAGATACCAACATTTAAAAAATCAATTTTAAAATATCCTCGATCTTCAGCTTCTTTATACTCAATCGTAGATATTCTCGTTACAGGATTGTACGGAATAGAAGTACAATATATACCGGTGTTATGCTTTTTTAAAGTATGATCTTTTTCTTTTATTGAAGATGCAATATGTTCAAAATAAGAAAGAGCAAGATCTCTATCTGCAAAGTCAATGTCAATATCTGGCATTAGTGAATTATTTCAGACTCAAATAACATTAATGGGAGAGTATCTGTTAAAAATGCTGCATAATCTTCAGCATCTTCTCCATCTTCAAACCCTTCAAATCTTACATAGACCGAGTTATCCTCTTCAGACAACAACACTTCAACTTTCAATGGTACTGTTTTAGTAACTGCTATTTCGCTCATAGTTGGGACTCCTCGATAAGTGTTTTTACGAATTGAACATCGCTTGAATTTCTTTTGAATTTATTAACCCAAAACTCCGGGTTAATAATTGCGTTGACATAAGTTAGTTGCTCATCATTAAATTTTGCCAGCATATCTCTACCGCTTTTAGATTGTAATATTAGCCAGGGGCTAATCTTTCCGTCTTTCAAATCAAACATAGCCTTATTGATATTCACGTAGTTAAAATAATGATTCCAAACTGAGCTGTTTTCGTTAGCCCAGGCTGTCATGTATTTAATAGATCTTTCCAAAGCAGTCTCAACAGACTCTGTTTTTATAAGATTTACTACATATTGTTCGTATAATTCGTCTCTGCACCAGTGATCTAGTTTAACGCCGCTAGTTATTACATAGTCTATGAATTTTTCAGGGTACAGTGGATTTACATTACTTACAAAACTACCAAATTTTATAAACGCATTATAGTAGGGACTACGTGCAAACTCGTCGTATGTTTTATTTCCTGATTTTTTTTGTGTTATTTGATAAAACCTTACAAAGGTCAAATATCCCATCTGTACATGTTTTTCGGCTACTGCAAGATGACGTCTCTTTTGTTCACATACATGTACGGCCAGGGTCTTTTCTTTAGTAAATTTATGATTACAATACTGGCAAGTATACATGTTGATTAATTCTTCGAACATATTATTTAAACAGTTGCTTAATTACAGAATCTTCGTATCCGTGTTGTTCTGCAAGTTTTTTGCAATCTGAATCGGACATTAATTGCGATAATAATTCAAGTTCATCTTGTTTTTTACTAGGATATAGTTTTTCTAAAAATTTAATTTTCTTATTACTTCCAGTTTTCTTTTTATTTCCGATCCATTCATGATAATGAACTTTACTGTCTTTTAGACTGCACATACATAACAGTCTCCATAAGAGTTTAGGATGTTTTTGTAAGGTATTCCAATGCTTATTAAAATATTCATTAACAGTTAGTACGAAATGTTCTTGATGATTTCGATTATTTGATTTTACATTACTAACATATCTATTCAAAAGAAAAAACTCGCCCTTAAGAGATTTTTTCTGTTCGTCAGTTAAGCTATCCCAAAGATCTGTAGCATAAAGATCAACTGCTGCTAATTTTTCTTTCAACTCAATTTTTTCACTCATTTTGGATCATCCACTGTAAGTCTGTACATAAGTTTAACACGATCACAGGCTCTTTGTAAAGTAGGATTGGTCTTCGCAGCGTATCTAATTTCATTCCATAATATATGGTCCTGCAAATCAATTTCGCCGTCACTTTTAATTTGATCTCTTTTTAAGTTTCCAAAATTTCTTTGATAGACAGTTTTACCGCCATCTGGACTTTCATAAATTTTAGTCATAATATTTTATCAAGTTGAATTAATTCACTTTGTCTACTAATTTCTTTCACAAAGTAGACACATTGTGGTCCCTTACCACCATCTATTGGCGTAGCTAGTAGTTGTCCAGATTTCATCTTAGGAAAATACCATTTTACATCATTATAAAAATTTACAATTTCTATTTTATAAAAATCCATTTTAAAACTACTTAACGGATTGAAGCAGAATGCCTCAAATCCTCGATCATTAAGACTAGTAAGTGGTAATACTTCTAAGTCACATCCGCTTTGACTATCTCCTACTACTATTGACCAATCTATAGGCATAGCAATTTCTTTATTGTTAATTTTTAATACCATTGCTGGACTATTAAAACTTTCTAAAAAAATTAAAGGTATAAAAAAGAAATCTGGATCTGAGGGATTACTGTTATCTAAAACAGCGAATCTCATATTGTCATCTACTTCATCCGGAAGATTGTTAAGGTCGTAAGCTTCATCATTAATTGTTAGTATTTGCATTTTATTTCCAATCTATTTTCTCAACCTTGAACGGATACTTAGCTTCTTTATAAAACTTTTTTCTCTCTGTAAGGTGTTTCTTTGCGTATTTGCAGGTGCTTGTGATATCCCATATTTCGACGAAGTCCTTGTCTGCTGCTTTCCGAATTCCTCGTCCAATACTTTGTATAACCCTAACAAAGCTTTTTCCGGGCTCCAAAAGAACCAGATTAAAAATCCTAGGGATATTAATACCCACAGCGGCCACACCGTAAGTCGCCACAATAATCTTGTTATCACTTGTTTTAATTTCATCATATTCTTCTTTTCTATCTTTTGTTTTTACTTCACCAGAAATAAAAACAGAATCTTCTAATTCGTTTACTAAAAATTTTCCAGAATCAATACGATTAACTAAAACTAGTGTGTTACCAGTTAGACTAATTGTCTTGATTAATTTACTAATGTATAGCATTCTATCTTCGTCAGTAACTAGGTATTTTGTTTCGTCTGCATAACTACCAAATTCTGGAAGATCAATTAGTTGAATAACGTTTACTTGACAGTTGCTTAACACTCCCTTTTCTTGTAATTCATGTGCTTTGATACCGCCAACTACAGGACCTATGCTGGCAAAAATTTGTTCACTTTCAAATTGTTCCTTTGGAACTGTCCCCGTTAATCCCCAACGTATACACGCATTATTTAGGTTCTGTGTTAATAATTTTTTAAGTACATCAGCTTTTGCCATGTGTACTTCGTCTACAATGACTGTCTTGACTTCGTCTAAAAATTCTGCCAATGTTAATAAATCGTGTTCTTGATTTTTACTTTTTTTATCTAAAATGTTTAAACTTTGCCATGTGCATATTGTATGAGTCTTACCTAAGTCTTTTCGATCTCCGTAATATACACCTACGTCTAATCCTACGTTAACAAAGTCTTCTTCTGTTTGTTCTACAAGACTTTTATTAGGTACAATAGTAATTGTTCGACCAAGTGATTCACACAATTGACTAAGAGTCGCTGTAGTAATAGTTTTGCCAGCACCAGTTGCAATCTCTTGTAAACTTTGTGGATTTTCTAAAAATGTGTTAATAGCATCAACTTGATAGTCACGTAATAAAATAGGTTTACCTGCATCTGGGTGTCCCTTTGGCCAGACTTTTCCTTGATCGGCCCAGTATGTTTCTGTTACCTTAGTGAATGCTAGATTAGCTGGCTGTCGTTCGTCCTCAACCTCGCTAATATCTATATTAAAGTTTGATAATACTTCGACTATTTTTTCTAATTGATTAAGATAGCCTGATCCGCCAATACCAAATAAACTTACAGATCCGTCCCAACGTCCTAAGCGGTATGAAGGTCGATATCTTGCAGTAGGGTCTTCATACTTAAATGTATTTGCCAGTTTACGTCTTGCTTCAATTGGCAACCCTTCTAACTTGATATTCACCTCATCTTTGATAATTAATTTGCATGATGTCATATAAAAACATTATATTACTTTTTTTGTAATAAGTCAAATCTTTAATCTTAAAATTGGTAAGCCTTGAGCTATTTCTTCCGTAGTCCATTCGGTATGACAAAACTTTTCTAACCATTCATCTCTTCTTGGTCTTATTGGATTTACTACAGTTGAAAGATCTAAGTTCCCTACTGGAGCAGCTAGACTAGTACTATCAACAAATGCCGGAACTCCATTGATAATACTTAAAATTCCAGTGTTCGATGAGGGGTTTATCACTGCCCATGCGTTTTTTAGATCCTGATCAAAATTAAAGTCATCATAGGTACCTGATATTTTCTTAGGCAAATTTATTTTTACATCTTTGTAAGAAAAATTTGCAGCCCAATGCCAGTCACGGGGATGAGGTCTCACTACAATAGGCATATCTGTATATTGTTTGACCTCTGAAATAGTGTTTCTTAACCAAATTTCAGGGTTGGGAAATTTTTTCCATTGTTCACTTTTAGTATGTTGACCACAAATTAAAATATATTTTCCATTCATGGTCCATGCCAATAATTTTATCCCTAGTTGTTTTGATCTATTAGGTATAAGATCCTGAGAGTCACCAAAAAATCCTAAATTATTCACATGATCGAGGCCTACTCTCCATGTTCGGCCTCGATCAATACATCCCACTTCTAAAACAATAATTTTTTTTCCTATTTTTTTTGCCTGATTCCAAACTTCTAAATTAGAACGCATCCTACCGTGCCATAACACTGACCATATCACATAGTAATCTGCTGAAAAATCGTGGTATGTCACAGTATGACCTAGTTTTTTTGCACCAATAGCAAAGGCTTCAAACACTGACTTTGAGTTCAATGCACCGTATTGATTAAAAATTGAGATAGTCGCCATAAACTAAATATTATAATAGTATTTAATGGGGATTCCATGCCAAAATATGCGGTTGTAACAACTTTTCACGCCAAAGGATACGAGCAATATGCTCAAAAATTTATAAAAACGTATCTTCAATCCTGGCCACAATCTGTAACTCTTTATGTGTATACTGAGGATTGTGAAATTGTTGAAACTGCACCAAATTTAGTAATTAGAGACCTACACCTATCCAGTCTGCCATTGGTGAATTTTAAAAATAAATGGAAAAATGTGCCAAAAGCAAACGGTGATGTTTCAAAAGATCCAATACGAAGCCGAAGACGAGACGCCGGTAAGGGATTTAAGTGGGACGCAGTAAGATTTGCTCATAAAGTATATAGTATTTTTCATTGTGCCGAAAATTGTGATGCTGAAATTTTAATCTGGATGGATGCAGATATGGTATGTCATACTCCCATTGCAGAAACTATGATTAATTCCTTGATTCCACATTCAATTGACCTAGGCTTCCTTGGTAGAGAAGGAAAATTTAGTGAGTGCGGATTATACTCCATGAACTTGACCAGCGAACGTACTAAAAAGTTCTTAAGAAATTTTCAAAAGTACTACGATGATGCAGAAAATGGAATTTTTACCTTGGACGAGTGGCATGATAGTTTTGTTTTTGATGCTGTGAGAAATTTACAACCTCTTGTTGAAATAAATTGGGCAAAAGGTATTATAAAAGGAGAAGGTCATCCGTTAATTAATAGTGCATGGGGAGCATATCTTGATCATCTTAAAGGAAAACGTAAAGAATACGGTAAAAGTTTAAAAGATGACCTAGTAGTAAGTAGAAATGAGGTATATTGGCGATGAAAAGTTTTATAATTTGTCTTAGTAAGATTGAATCTTCTCTTACTACTGCAAATAATCTCAAAAAACAATTAGATGAATTTAAAATGCCGGCAGAACTGTTTGAAGGTACCTACGGCACTGATGCAGTAGAAATGATGAGTAAAGAAAATAGGAAGGTACACCCATTTGGAATTAAAGGTCCTAACCCTAGACCCACAGTAGTGGAAGATTCAGAAAAAGAAGATAGAAAAATAGCAGTTCCGGGCGTGATGGGATGTTTTTACAGTCATTTTAGACTTTGGTGGGAATGTATAAAATTAAATGAACCTATATTGATATTTGAAGATGATATAGTATTAACAAGACCGTATATTCCTGTTGATTTTAAAGATGTTCTTGTAGTGGCATTAGGTCATCCTACAAAAAGTGAAAGATTTTTACCTTACTTACATGACCCAACCGGTGTTCCCCAGGCATGTGAATATAGTTTAGCATCTATGCCAGGATGTTGCGGATATGCTATTAAACCAGCTGCTGCTAGAAAGCTTGTGCATACATATACGAATACATATTTGCCGGCAGATAATGCTATCAATCAACATCATGTAACAATACAAATTCATAACCACATCATGGGAATAGCACTAATTAAAAAAGACGGTAAGCAAAGTCTTACTAGAACAAAATTTTGGGAAACTTATAATAATGATTAATATAGATTGGGAATCTAAAACTAGAGTAGAATTGCTGTTACATTTAATTCAAAAAAATTCTTATTCAAGTTATTTAGAAATAGGATGTGATAAAAATCAAGTTTTTAATAAAATTCATCTTGAAAATAAAGAGGGGGTTGATCCTAATAGAGGAGGAACTCTTAGGATGACTAGCGATGAGTTTTTTAATAACGATTTTAGAAAGTGGGATTTAATTTTTATTGATGGTCTTCACGAATATCAGCAAGTTTCAAAAGATGTTTTAAATGCTCTAGATAGATTAAATGACAATGGAACCATTGTCATCCATGATATGTTGCCTACAACACCTTCTCAAGCAACACATAGACCAACTGAACGATATTGGTTAGGTGATGTTTGGCGATTAGGATTTGATTTAATGGAAAGGTCTGATATTAAATTTAATATTTTTAAATTTGACTTTGGTTGCGGAATCATAACTAAATCTCCGCAAAATTCTTCTTTAGTTGTTGGGAAAAACGAAACTTGGGAGTTTTACGAACAGAATTATCTAAAACTTCCTTTAATTACTTTTAATGAATATTTTAATCATGCATCAATCTAGTCTTAATAATATGAAAAAAATGTTAGATACGATTCTAACAAAAGAATTTACTAACCAACCTAGAAAAATTTTAGATTATGGCGGTCGACGAATAGACGGGCATGATTCTTATTTTTCTTTATTAAAAGACATACCCAACTTAACATATGTTAGTGTTGATATAGAAGCAGGTGAGGGTGTAGATCTAGTTATGTCAGATCCATATAGATGTCAACTTGATGATCAAACAGTTGACATTATTATTACAGGACAAATGTTTGAACATTGTGAATTTTTCTGGTTAACTATTCAAGATATGGCAAGATTATTAAGGCCAGGAGGTTATGTGTGTGCTATTACTCCATCCGCTGGACCTGTACATAGATATCCTGTTGATTGTTGGCGGTTTTATCCTGATTCATATTCTGCTCTTGCTAAATGGGCCAAATTAGAACTTGTTGATTCGTGGCATGACTTATCCGGTAAATGGTGCGACCAAGTAGGCCTACTAAGAAAACCTTTATGATTAGTATTTTAACGCCGAGTAGAAGCAGACCTCAGTTAGCTAAGAGGATGTATGATTCTGCTAAGAAATTTGCAAGTCAAGAAATAGAAATTTTGTTTTTTCTTAATGAAGACGATCCTTTATTACAAGATTATATTTCTTTTCTAAAGGATGGCGAATATTTAATAGGTCCAAATCAAAGCACCTGTTATAGTTGGAATCTTATGGCAAAACAAGCTAAACATGATATTTTGTTTTTAGTAGGTGACGATGCCCAGTTTGAAACATTGTCGTGGGATAAAAAAATACTTGATGCATTTAATCTTTATCCTGACAAAATAGCATGTATCTATCCTAAAGTTCCTACGTTAGGAAAAAATAAATGCCCGCATTTTTGTCTACATAAAGACTGGATTCGTGTATTGGGTTATTATTTGCCTCCGCATTTTTATCATTGGTATGTAGATACCTGGATTAGAGCACTAGCACAGGCTGTAGGTAGATTTCATTGTCTTTTTGATTTTGAAATGCCAATAGAAGCAATTAAAGATAATGTTTCTAAATCATATCACAATTCTTGGATGAGGGAACGCGACGACTGGATGTGGGAAGTAACTTCTAGGCACCGTGCTTCTGACATTGAAGCATTGACTAGTTACATTCAATCTTTTAAGAAATAAATTTTTTCATATGTGACCAACATTCACCAGATTTTAATTCATCAAAATTCCAGTGGAACATAGATAATCTTTCAACCCAAGATTGACGATCGTATAAGATTGGATTTTCAATACTAGATATTTTTATATTAGCTATCTCTTTACATTGGCTTTTTTCAATATCAGTGATAAAAATAGGAACACCCTCTATAGCTGCTCCTACCGAAGGGCTAGAATTATGATTAACTGCTGCCCAACAATTTTTTAAATCATCTACTAAATTTTTATTGTGGCTTAGTCGAACACGTTTTGACCATTTGATCTTACACTGTGGACTATTTGGATCTAGGTAATGCTTTGCAGCCTTGTCGCCTGGGTGAGATCTAACAACGATTGGCCGGTCTGTGACTTTTCTTAAATCATGGATAACACTGTTAACCCATTCTTGAACATCATAGGTTCCCATGCTCCAGCCGCCATTTCTTTGCAACATCAATAGAATATGATCGCCATTAGATCTATAATCTTTAAGATTTAAATCTAAATTTTTACTAATTTTTTTCCAGCGAGTTGGATCAATAACATTGTCACAGTAAATTCCAGTATTTGGAAACACACCATTGAAGCTATATCTCAAATAATGCAAAGGATTGGTAGTATTTGCATATAAAAACAAATTGCTGTCTACTGCTACAACATATTTTCCAAATCTCTGAGAATTATTAATAACATTATATCTTAGTAGTAAATGATTATTAGTATTAGGTTTTTGATCAACCCAGCCTTGAATTACAGACACGTCAGCATTAACACAGTTAAGAGATCTTACATCTACAACTGTATCGCCTACTGCTCTAACTCCTTGTCCGTAAAAATTTAACAAATCAACTTTTTCTTGATTTTTTAAATTAGGTACAGAACTATGATATATTGCTACATTCATAATAACAAATTAATTTGCTTCCAGTAGTTTTCAGTTGCAGAAATACATTCATTTAGTGCATTAACATTAGGTTCTATACTTTCCACAACATCCTTCCAATTTTCCTTTTTTCCTAAAAATCTAGGCGGATGTTTCATTAAAAGAAATTTGTTACTCCATTGTCCAATAACAATTACTTTTTTACCTAATAATGTTCCCCAGTATGCACCGTGATAACTGTTTGTAAGAATAGTTTCGGCACTACCTAATAATTCAATTGTCTGTTCAATATTTGATCCACTATTTACAAAGCGAGGTATAGAATCGTCTCCGAAGTCTTTTATTAATTGTTTTTTATGTTCGAACCAAATAACTTTATTTTTAATGGTATGTTTTTTTCTCAAAGTTGGATGCATACAACTTGCACAAGGCACCCATTGGTGTTTCATATTTGTAAATACATCTCGAAGCCCAACAAGTTTAAAATTTAGTAGTCCAGTTGGATATTCAGGGCTTTGAGAATCTTCTGTAATTGGGCTATTGAATCCAGCACCCCATACAAATTTACTCATCTCTGGATATTCAATTTTTTGAAGATATTCGTGTAACAGATTTCTATATTTTTCCATAAATTCACTATGGTCTTGAGCATAATTAGAATTTTTTAAATTCCACGAATCAAGCCACATTCTTTCTAATTCTAATCTATCTGCAGGATATAATATTTCTTTAAAAATATTTCCTATGAACTCGTTATTAAGAAGACCTCCGCCGCCAACAATTAATGGAATATTAGGATCTATATACGACTCTGATATTTTTGTTACATCGACTACATTATATTCATCATCTTTTAAAAAATATTGTAGAGGATTACTTGCCATGTCTCCTACATTATTGTTATCAACGCGATGGGCCACTGTAAATTTTATTTTAGACATTAATTATGCTCCAGGCTTTTCCAGTAATTATTTCATTATCAGTAAATTGATTGTACGTCAATGTTCGCTTCCAGTGCTCAACTAAATGATCATCTGGATAATATGGGGTTTCTATTTTAGAAATGTCTGATAGAGATACAATACCTGCTGCACTTGGCGCCAAGACAAAAGATGGTATCCCGTATGCTACTGCTTCTACTGCTGCTATACTATTATATGTTACTACTGCAAATACATCTTGATTAAATGCATCGTATATAGTATTTTTTCTTACTCTTTCTGATCGAGAAGATTTTTCTCTAATTATGATTTGCTTATCTGTATATTTTTTAATTTCATTAATAGTGTCATTCAGCCATTGAGTTTTATCAATTTCGTAATATTTACAAGGTTTTTCAGAAGGCGCTACTAATAAAATATTTTTACCGGTTGTTTTCCATCCTTTCCAAATTAATTGGGGATCAGATTTTTCTAAGATATTAAGTCTGTCTCGTGAATAGGAAAACGACACATTACAATTTTGAAGATTATTTTTAATTATCCTATGCCATTTTTTAATTCCTAGGGGATTTCCTGGACTAGGATAATTTCCAAAATAACCAGTATCTATATAATAGAAAGGTCTGCCGATGTTAAAACATTCTTCTATATATTTTTTCTTTAATATACCCCTAAACGCCAAAGGAATATCTTTTTTATCAAAGTCTTTAGTTACAGAACCTTTAGTTGATTTTATAAAATGGTCTAAAACTAAATTCATTTGATATTAATTTGTTGGCAGTATTCTGTAAAAATTCTTTCTCGATGCCACTCTTCTGACATTGGAGTATCTGCAAATTCGTGAAAACAAGGAGTACCTAGTGTATAATGAAGTAATTTTGCATCAGGATTTGTACCGTATTCATCTGGTAACCAATTCCATTCTTTTGGCAACTCTCCTATTCTTGAATCATCTAGCCAAGTAAATCGATGGAGTTCTGCACCTGTAGCTTGCATAACAAACTCAGGAGTTAATTTTCTGTTAGGAAAACTATTGCAATTCCACAAAATTACACTTGACCAATTTTTTCTAGGATAATCTTCGTTCTTAGAGCCAAGATACTTTTCCTTCATCTTAGTTTTATAATCGTGTTTTACAACCATTACATCACATCCTATAGACTGTGCATCCCATAGTTCTGCAATGTCGCCTCGAACAATCATGTCTCCATCTATGAATATTGCCCAGCCTTGCCATTGCATTAAATATGGAACTAAAAATCTTGTATAGATAAAATGATTACTTCCGTCGTTATGCGTTTCTGTATAGTCTTTAAACATATTAAGAGCTACTGGAATCAATGCTACGGGTCTAGAAGAATTTCTAATTATACTATTAGCGCATGTATGATATGCAATTGCCTCTCTAGGATCATACCCTATGAAAACTGGAATAATATCTCTCATTTTCTTTCTATATCTTCCTCAGTACAGATACTACCGTACTGTATTTCAACAATTTTCAAAGGCTCATTTGATGGATTACATAATTGATGCCATTGAGATGTGTTTATGTGCAAACTTTGATGCTTATGATACACTCCTAAAAATTCATAATCTGAACTTCTATTTACAGTGTATACTTCAGCAGTGCCCTCTATAATAAACCAATGTTCTGCTCTATTTTCATGACGTTGCATACTTAATGATTGTCCAGGCTCAACTGTTAATTCTTTAACCTTAACTTCTTGGCCGCTTTCATGAAGAACTCGATAGTACCCCCATGGACGTTTTGTTTTTGGGGACTTCCACTCTTGTAATATCCAACTGCTTGAATTTTTTTTATTATCTCCGCCAACACCAAATTGAAATTCTAGATTATCGTCAATAATATCCATTTCTGGAATATTAGACAATGTTCGATCTCCGCCATTGACAAAAATAATTTTATCTTCTGGAAATTGTTGTCTAAGTTTTAAGATGGCATCTTTTGCACTACCGTCAGTGTCGTCAAACTCTATAGTGTAATCTACGGCAAAAAGCCCTGATACAACTGCTTGTCTTTCTTCAAAAGGCATAAAAGGTGTACCTTTTTTTCTAGTAAGCCAAGCATCAGAATTTAAGCCAACTACTAACATGTCGCCAAACTCACAGGCAGCTTCAAGATATTTTATGTGGCCGGAATGTAGAGGATCAAACCCTCCTGTAGCTAATGTAATTCTTTTCATATGTTTAAAATTATAAAATACGGTAATATTTATCTACGCAGTTAACTATAAATGCTGATATGAAAAGAATCGTTCAGATTTTATTAGACTATTTAATGGTAAATATTAAAGAGAGAAAAATGGCACTAAAATATCAAATATTAGTCAACGAGTTTGATGAACCTTTTATCAAAGGTTGGGAGCGTTTTACAGGACGACTAATTCATATCTTTGATGTATTGAAAGCAGATCCGGGTATACCATTAATAGTGCCTGCAAATCCGTTAGGATCAATTGGAGAATGGATGAAAGCAAAGTATCCATTTATTGCAGTCAATCGTCCCTATCTTGGATCTTGGGTTTCAAAACGTAGAGTAGCAGTCAGGGTGAGTATAAATTCTTTTGCCCCGACTAAATTAAAATCAATTCCCTATTCTCGATGGAATACTACTAGATTAGAAAAACAGCCCTGGAAAGTTAAAGAAATTAAAAACGTATTGATCGCTCCAAGTAGAAAAAGTCAAGGAATTTTTACAGGAGTTGATATCACAGAATGGTCTGAAAAATTAAAAATATTTTTTGAATCACAGGGTGTAAATGTAAAAATTAGATACAAGGTTGGTAAAAAAGGAGTACAACATTACGGAAATCCTAGTGTTGGATTTAAAGGCGTGTTTGGGTTTGACGGCGATTTTGAATGGGCAGATTTAGTTGTTAGTCATAGTTCTGCCATCACATCAGAAGCATTCTGGTACGGTAAAAAAGTTATTAGTCTAGGCCCGTGTCCAACTTGGATAGCATGTGAAAGTACATTAGCCAATTGGAGAGATCCGTTAGAACCAGTTAATAGAGATGTATGGCACGAACATGTTGCATGGTGTCAATATAATGTAGATGAATGGTACGACGGTAGTGCTCAAGAAAAAGCCCTGTTTTACCAGGGCCATCCATACGAAGTTCCGCATGATGAATTGTTTAATAATTCACAAGGTAGCATCTTCCATGCCGGCAACCCTTAGTTTTACTATGTTAGTAAGCTGCCATTGTTTCTGATCAAGAGCTTTAGTTATTGCTAGCCATTTATTTCGAAGTAAGGCAAACTCATTGATAATTTTTTCAAAATCAACTACATCTGCCTCACCTTCTACATATTTTTCAACATCTCTGCTAGTAAGAGCACGTTGATAGTTTTCAAGATATTTTCGAAAATGTTGACTTCTTAATCTACGCAACTCGATATTTAAATACTCAAGAATTGCTTCAATTTCTTGAAGCTGACCAAATCTATGTTCTACAATTCCAGGCATGTTTGCACTAGCTCTTTCAATATTACCAGAAATTTTTACTTCTATCCTGGCATCGTTAAGCTCGTTGTTATAATACTCGACAGCATCGGGTATGTAGGATATATCTTTAGATATTTTTGAGTACCAAGTCATAATTAATAGTTGTCTTCGTCTTCCCAGTCCTCATCTTGATCTTCATCCTTAATATCAAGATAATATTCAATCGCCTGATCAAGAATGTCATCGACTCCCGTAGCTGCTTCAAATGTTTTGTCGCTAACTCCGTAATCAGCTAACAAATCAATATAACGCTCTGCTACTGATTCTTGTTGTTTTTTATCGATGTGTTCTTTAAACAACATCCAGATGTCGGCTAATTGATTTTCATTCATTTATTAAGTCTCCTCAACGATCTCACTATTTTTTATTCTATGTGGGTTAATTTTATATTCTTTCATAACTGTATCAAGACACCCGTCTTCGTTACGTTCCCATTCTTTGCGATAATATTTAACAATTTCACCGTCATTTGTAGTAAACGCTAGTCGATTACCGTCTTTTAGTAACAATGATTTTCCTTCAAACAAATCAACTAATCCACTATAAGGATTCATACCAGTTTCATAAGGAATTTTAACTTGTACACTTTCAAAAGGTTTAGCGTAGCGTGTCTTCATGATCTTACATGCAGCACGAATACCTTTCACTTCGCTAATCTTGTTGCCATCTTCGTCTTCTTTTAATTTTAATTTCTTCATGGCAACTACGATACTACTTGCATAAATGAATCCTTGTCCGCCTGAGATCTTGTCATCAGGATCAAACATGTCCTGACTTGCATATGTGTGATTTGTACAAACCAATCCAATGTTTAAACTTCCAAACATGTTTACACAATTACGAACCAGTGCTGTAAGTGCTTTAGGTTTACGACCCATATCACCTTTAAGGTCGCCAGCGTCAAATTGATTAACATCTGTAGGTGTGAGTAACATACCAAGGCTGTCTAATACAAATAGGACTTTGGGTCTGTTTTCTTCTGGTAAATTTTTGTATTCTTTAACAAATTCAGAAATCATCTTAGCAACATCGTCGATCATTGCCATGTTTAATTTAAGTAATTTGTCTTCGCTAGTATCAACGCCTAGTGCATGTAGCCATGCTTCATCTAATGCATTTTCTGTGTCAATTAGAATGACATAGATACCTTGTTCTTGTGCATTTTTTACGAGATTCCCTGAACAGATAAAACTTTTACCTGCGCCTGATTCTCCAGCAAACACTGTAACTTTCCCCATCGGAATACCTTTGCTAAAGTCTCCGCTGATAAGATAGTTGAGTGCATAGTTGTTAGTGCTGATCCAATCTGTAGGATCTTGAAATCCAACGGATATACCGTCAATAGATTTAGTAATGCTTTTACGAAATTTTGATAAATCGAATGCCTTTGTCATAATGTTTGTCCCTATTTAAAAGTAATAATATATTAATAATCAACTAATGTCAAAATAATTGATTATCTGCCTGCAATTTTTTTAAGTTTTTCTTTGTACATCTCAAAAAGTCTATCTTCATGATCGTACATATCGCCTGTTTGTGCAAAAATTTCAGCACTGCTTTTGTTTACACAATTCATTAAATCTAAGCCAATAGTTTTTAAAGGACCTAGTCCCCACATAGCCCATCGTGATTGTGTTTTTACATAACGGTTTAATTCGCTGGCTAAGTTATAAGCTTTAATAAAACTCATATCTCCCCATTCCCAATACAGTGGGTATTTCTTGCTTGGCCAGGTTATTCCTTGTTTTTCTGCGCTTAATTCCCATACTCCTTGTTTTTCATTTTCTACCATCTGTAATGTCATGAACCAAAAGAATCCTAACTTTGTAGTTAATAACCAGTCGGCAGTTTCATACAAATATTCTTTTGGAACATTTGGTAATCCGGCAATCAAGCTTACGTCTATGTGTGTGTTCGGCCATTTATCTTGTAAGTGTAACAGAAAGTCTTTACCTCTTTTAGAACTCCACGGCTTTTTAACTAATTTTGCACCGTCCGGATGAAAAGTTTCTATTCCAAATAATGCACCTCGTTGACCACACTCGTGTAAAACATCTTGCGTCCACGGGTGTGCATCTAGTAAGTCTGCTCTGTTGTATGCTAAAAATTCTAATTTAAAAGGTAACTTTTGATATACTTCGCCTAATCGTTCAATTCTATCATTATTTGCATTAAATGTTTCATCAATAAAATAATAGTTCGTCGTTCCGAATCGTTCATACATTTCTGTGAATTCATCGACCATAAGACTAATATCTTTTTCGTCTGCTCCGGGACGTTTACCTAAATTAGGACTGCGACAAAAGGGACATTGAAATATACAACCTCTTCCCCACTCAATTGGCAAAGTTTCCCCAGGTAGAATACAGTCATGATCTTTATAAACAAATCTGTGACTACTGATATCAAACTTTTTGCGATTAATTTTTGTTATACCAGTTTGTTTGCTAAGTTCATCCATCAACTTTAGTAGACCGTCTTCGCCGTACGCATCAGTAGTAGCAAAGTCAAATAAATCTACGCCTACAATATGATCATGAGCTCTAGGACCACCTAACTGTGTTTTTATATTCGGAAATTCTTTTTTTAATTCTGTAATTGCAATTTTGATATTTTCTGGTATACTTTCAACTCGACTTTGTTGTCCAAGATCGGCATTCCATGTCGCCCACATTGTACTACTCACGCCAATTAACATTGTATCTTTGTCAATGAACATTTTTGTATGTTCTATTAGTTCGTCAGGCGAGAACAAGTGAGTGAACTCAATTACTTGACAAGTATAACCATGTTCTTCTAACCATCTGGCAAGAATATAACAAGCTACTGGTCGCCAAATAAAAGGACGATAGCCAAGTTGACTATAAAAAATTACATTTGCCATTACGTTAGATAATTCCGTTGAATAATCATATCCCAATATTTCATTCGAGCTTTAATTGCCCGTAACGCTGCTTCTGTTGCTTCAACTTCGCGCTCAGGGTCTCCGGCACAAAGTTCTACTAGTAATCTTCTAGCTGCTGGACCGTGCTCATTGCCATCAATTTCGACATGTCTTGCTAGATACCAACGGAAAGTTGGACTAGGTATTTCCATAACTTCTAATTGATTTAACACAGATTGGAATTGTTCAGGTAAAAGATCTTCTCTACCTAATGCTAATGCAGAGCAAATAATCCAAGGTTTATCACTGTCTACAAAACTTTTAGTCTCTGACATAAAGAATTTTGCAGGCTCAGGTACGCTTGGATGATTAAGTGCTTCCTCCCAACCAACTTCGGCAACCAGATTCGGCCATTGTTTAATCCAAGTAGTGTCCATGCCAATTTCTTCCATGGCTACAATATAGCTTTCAAAATGGCTTAGGTGTTTTACACCGTCAACTGTTATATCGCTTTCTTCTCCAAGGATAATTTCATTTACCCATCGACGAGATTCTGCAGAGTATTTTGGAACCCACGGGCTACCGCTAGGCGCAAGATGATGCTGTAGTTGTTTAGTAAGACACATAAAATCCCAAACAGCGTAGACATGATTTTCCATAAAGACTTTTAGATCGTCTAGACAACCTATACTTTGTCTTGCTGTTAAAGGGTGTTGTCGCAATTTCCATTGCGCTTTTTCAATTAGTTTCCAGTCCATAGTCATAATAAAAAATAGGATACGAATAAATCCGTATCCTATTTATGCGTATTACTTTTGACGGCTGCGAATCATTGCAAGAATGTCTTCTGCTTTAGTACTAGAAGTAGTTGTAGATTCTTCTTTCTTAGGAGATTTTGCTGCTGGTGCTTCAAAATCATCTTCTAAGTCCGGACTAGTTTGAGGAGTACTAGGTGCTGCTGATTTAGCTGTGTTAGGATCGCCGGTATTAGAGCTCACACCCGCTGGACGGTAATATTGTCCCCAACGTTCCATGTCAAATGCTTCGCCATCAACACTTGCTTCAAACATTTCTTTGATTACTTTTAGCTCAACATCGGTTGGCTTCTTAGGCAAGTAATCATTAAGATTAAATAGCCCGTGTGCTTGAACAGCAGCTGATTCTGCTTCTTCTAGTGGTCGTTCACGACGAGCCCACTTACTAGTTGAGTAGTCAGCATAGCCACCTTTACTGGTTTTAGCAATACGGAAGTCTACTCCGTTTACGTAGTCAGTTGGCAAGTCGTCCATGTCTGGATCCATCAATGCCGCACGAATAAGTTGGAAGATCTGTGGACCAATGATAAATCTACGAATTAGATTTTCTGGCTTTTCTTCTTTCATTGGATCGTCAACTACAAAGCCCTGGAAAATATAAGATTTTTTCTTCCAATACTTACGCCCCATATCCTCAAGATTAGGATCCTTAAACCAAGGACGCACTTCTGAAAGAATAGGACATACATTTCCTGGTCCGTACATTTCCATGCATGGAACTTGTACAATGACATTTTTGCTTTCTGCATCTCCCTTGATTCCAGCAAAGGGAAGTTTGATCATTGCACGTTCTACCCAGAAGAATGTGTTATCTGTGTTGCCATCGGGTAAAAAGCGTACTGTTGCTTCTTGACCTTCTTTGAGATTCCAGAATGGATAAATTGAATTATCGCCTCCGGTTTTGTTGTCGCCGCTACCGCGGGATTCTTGTTCTTTTAATTTTGCTCTGATTTCAGCTAAAGTTGCCATGGTTATCTCCTATTGTTAGCCTATATTTGCCTTTAGTTTGTTTGACACCTATCAAACAAAAAACGCATACATGTTATTGTATGCGTTTTTATTTAGTCTTGCAAGAGAAATAACAGACTTTTTTCGCCGTTTTTAATTTATTCCTGCCATTTTTCGAAGTTTATCAAGTAGGTCTTCTTTTTGAGTTTGAGCACCTTGTCCCATTTTAGGCTGAACAGATTGTGCAAAATTTCCACTTTGTGGTTTAGGTTGGGGGAGACCGCCTTGTCCCATTTTAGGTTTCATATCCCTAGGGCCTGTAATATCCCCAGGGCCTGGCGGTTGCGTCATTTTGCTACTGTCTTGACCAGGTGGAGTCTGTCCAAGCCTACTGTTATCTGGTTGACCAGACTGACCACTTACTCCTTGTCCTGCCTGCTGCCCTGATTTAAAATTGGAGGCTAAATCTGATACACCTTGACGAATATTACCGACTGTGTCTTTTACTCCTTTTTGAACTTTTCCAACTACGTTGCCTGCTTTGTAAGCTAGTTCATCTCCGAATCCTTCTTCTTGATTTGAAAGTCCGGATAATTCACGAATTCTTCTAAGATCTGCTCTAGACTCTAGTTCGTTAACAACATTCTTTGCTTTTGAAACAGCACCTTCACCAAATTTTTTCTCACAGGCTATTAACACACCTGTTTCACCTTTAGGAAATTTACCTGTTTCTGCATCAAACATACTTTTAATAAATTCAATTAACTCTGACTCATTATTGTGTTGGTCATCTTGATCAAAGAAACTTTCAATTTGAAATCCGGCTTTGGTAATTGCTTCACCTAAAGATAAATCAGTTCCGCCAAAATTAATTATTGTGCTAGGTGTTGCGCCAGCCAGTCTAGCCTTTTCGATCAAGCGTTTTAAATTTTCTGCCATTGCTACTCCTGGTGTCATTGGTAGACTAGGTGGTACTGCTGCTGCTGGATCAGGTGCCGGTGCTGCTGGTGCTGCTGGTGCTGCTGGTGCTGCTGCTGGATCAGGTGCAGGCGCTGCTGCAGGTTCAGGTGCTGGTGCTGGTTCTTGAGCACTTTGATATAATATATCTGCTACTTTTTCGCTAATATCGTTTACTTCTTTTTCATCTAGTAGTTCCATATCAATAGCCATGTCTGCTACCATACTTCTTAAACCTTCTAATGCCTCTTCAGGAATCCCTGAAGATTCTCCTTTAAGAATATCAGTAATGCCAACACCTTGATTCAACTGATCAACTATTATTTGAGCAGCGTCTGGGGTTATTCCTGCAGGAATCTCAGGAGGAGCTTCTTGTGTATCTTTTTCTTCTTCTTCTGTTTGTATAGAATTAATGTAGCTAATATAACTTTCTAATTCTGGTGCTTCGCTGTGGTCAATTCCTTCGTACTCTAATTCATCGTCATTGTCGATAATCTCACTGATATCAAGTTCTTTAACTGGTATTTCTGATTCGTCAACAAGTTTATAGATGTAAGGAAATACAGTTTTTAATTCTTCGTTAAATGTTTTAATAGTTAATCTATCAATCCAATCATTCATAATTTCTTCAGGAACGTCTGAATCGTTATTTTCAGTAAATGATTCAGAGAATGTTTGATAGTAACTATTGTTCTGCAAATGATGAATTTCTTTTTTAATTTGATCAATTCTTTCAATTACTTTTGTATGTACGGTGCTCATAGACTCAGAAATTGTTGGGCTACGATCAACGTAATTTTTAAAGAATCGTAACTTTGATAATTCTTCAGATAGTCCAATCACATAGCGGCCAATTGAATCATAAGGGGTGCCGCCTTCGCCAATATGTTGTGCTAGTGCTCGTGCGCCGTTAAGGTGTCTTAAGGGATACTTAAATCTTTCACCTTGTACATTTTCAATATAAATGCTTTCAATTCTTTGTGTTCTTCCCGCAGGATGATTATAGTTTACTGGAGCACTGTGCCTAACAATAATTGTGCTGTTACCTAAATCTTGGTAACTAGTTTTGCTGGTGCCGAACAATTTACTTTCACTCATGTTTGTTTCCTTTTGACTGGACATATATTCTTTATCTCTTTTATCTAATGATTGTTTGCTAATATCTCTAACATTAAAGTCTAACAAATGCTGTCTTGCACATTCTCGTATTTCTTTTAGAAAGTTAAACCATTTTTTCTTATTGAAGTTTTTTTGTCCTTGTGTAATATCATTAGGGTAAATTACAACAACTCCATCCTCAGAAGAAACATCAATGTTTACTAGTCCAAAAACAGCACCATTTACTACATAGTTAAACTCAAAAAAACGGGCTTGCTCAGGTTTAATTGTAGCATTTCCCTGAGCATCTTCCATTTTTATTTTAGGAATCTGTGATCTAATTTGATCAAACAGACTCTTAGCAATTTCGTCAAGATTTCGTTCCATAATGATATTTATCCTAGAAATGATGAAATGTAGATCGGCATTGGCGGCTCAAATTGCTCATCATCGTTGAGGTCGTTGCTACTGAAATTTTCAAATACTCTTGAATCCCAATCAGACAGTACTTGGCTCATACGTACTATAAGTAATAGGGCACTAACTAAGTCATCTGTTTCACCAACTTTTGCTTTAAAACTTATACCCTGTGCAATAAATGCTTTTAATTCAGATATTAAAGGTTTGCTGTATATCTTCATTTTACCTGATTCTATTAGGTATTTTAGTCTAGCACTAGCAGATATTTTACTCTTATGTGTTGTATTAAATCCCTTGCGAAACTTACGTACATGTCCTTTACGTATAGGCTCTGCTATAAATAACCCAGGTATATTTTCTTCACCTACGTCTTTAATACACACTAACGCTGCTTCACCTACTGTATTATTTTCAACACTCCAATAGATATTTCCTGAATTTTCTTCCCCTATGCAATCTAGAATATACTTTAAGATGTCTCTTAAAATTCTAATTTGCCCCTGGACTGGAGTTATGTTGTGCTGCCATTCGGCAATTTGTTCAAATTTTGGGAGTTCAAATACTTGTATAGCAGCATAGTTGCCGCCGGTGCCTAATGCTGGGTCGAGTGCGATTGCATAGATACCATCTTTTGTAGGTGTTTTATACCACCTTGTTTGTCCCATCCTTAGACTCGGATCTTTCCCTTCAAGACCAGCAAGACAAATACTGTTAATTAAAGTTTCGTCGTATACTAAGAATTCGCAGTTATACTCTCGTCGGAATCGTTCTTCTCCAATACGATTACGTTCTTGTGTTGCCCATGCATCATCTCTATCTGGATGTTCGTTCCAATGACAAGTAAAAGGAAAAAACCCATTAATGCCAATCAGTTGCTCGTTACCGTATTCGTCAAATTTTTTGTTCGCTTCTTTCCAGATATTGGCAAAAGTATCTTCGTCGCTGTTAGGTGTACTAGTAATAATTGCCTTACCGCCAGTTGCTAGTGTCGGAGATATTGAAGTCCAGAATTCGTCGGCAATGTTAGGAGGCACAAATGCAAACTCGTCACAGTAGAGTAATGATATACTCATACCACGGCCAGTGTTGCCAGTAGTTGTAGTACTAACTATACGACTACCGTTGTCAAATTCTATACTACCTTTGTTGTAGTTAATAACACCGCAGCGAATATGGTCCGGACACAGTTCATAAGCATAACGCACACGTTGCATAATTTCCTGCGAGCCTGTATATTTGTGTGCAGAGATTAGTATAGTCTGGTCCGGGTGAAACATTGCATACCACAATAAGTATCCAGCAGCACAGGTAGTTTTGCCCATCTGTCTAGGTAACATATTGATATTGAATCTATGTCCGTGGTATGCATCTAATAATCTATTTTGAAATTCAAAAGGTTCAAACAGCATCTTTCCTCTTACAGGATGCTGAATATAAAAAAAGTTTTTACAAAAATAGTGGTAACCAGAATCAGCATTGGCACACATCAACAAATCTTCAAGTTGTTGTTCTGTGAATGATTCTTTTGTGTGTGCTTTTTTGGTTAAAACACCATCTAAACTTTTGCTTGCCATAACTGTATTTAAGATAAAAAAAGCGGGCATAACCCGCTTTTGAATGACTTTGTGTCAAATATTATTATCTACTTTTATATGCTTCGTACATTGCGCCTAGTTTATTTTCTAATTGTTTGACTGCCATTGGATTATCGCCAGGATACTCTTTTTTGTATTGTCCGTGTTCTTTGTTCAGTCCGCCGGAAATATCTTTAGTCATGTATTTTATGTCTTTATATTCTGGTTTAGGCTCATTGTCAAATTCTTCATTTTCACTGTTTAATTTTAATGCAATTTTGTCCATGTCGGAATCTTGATCGTGATCGTGATCGTGATTTCCTTTTTCAATGCTTCGGAGAACATCCATAAGATCTCGGATTCCGCCAGCGCCTGATCCGTTTAAACTAACATTCATACTAACGTTGTCTGGTTGTGAACCAGTACTGCCCATTGGGCCACATTCGTCTAGTGATTCGTCTACTTCTTTATCACCGGTCGCCTTTTTAATTGCTGCATCTTTGTTGTCACGATATTCTTTGTCATCAGGCTCATTTTCGCCGTCTTTGTCCATATCACCTTTGTCTTTTGCCTCGGTGATTTCTTGATCTAAGAATGCAATTCTTTTATATAAATCTTGCCAATTCATTTTATTTTTTTCCTTTACGTGGGTCTGGTATTTTATTTTGACGAGACCCAACAGGGCTAGTCTTACCGGTATCTTCAGTTGTTGGTGGCTCTTTTTCTTTTGGTGCACCGTCAGCAAGTATTTGATCATTTACTCCGGTATAGTTAATACCAGAATGTTTGCCTCTAACTGCCGATAATTCTTTCATAAATTCACTGATTCGTTTATCGCCTACAGTTTTTTGATTATCCTCAGTGTCATAGTCTTGCATTAATAATGAGCCTTTTGGATCTGTGCTGAATGAATCTAATAAATGTTCCTGTTGTTTATCTATTTCTGCTTGTTCGGCAGGATTTCTAACTCTTACTTTTTCAGATACAATGCCTAAGTTATGAGAAATATATTCAGCTAAACCGTAGCTAGTAACTGGATATTTTAGATTGATTTCATAAATTGTAACTTCAGTATCCTTTAAATTAGGAAAATCTAAAGGTGTAGATTGTATTGGTGTACGTTTACCTTTACTCATGCTTTCTACGCTGAATTTTGATAGCGCAGACTTCATGTTTTTTTCAAAGTTTTCAGGAATGTCTCCTGCAATCTTAACTTTAAAAGGGTAAACCTTTGTGCTTTCAGTGATATATTCTTTAAAATTTTTCATAACAAATCCTATAGTGTATTTATTTCATATTCTTCAATTTTTCTAATAGGCTGTTACGGTCTGACACAATGTAAGTATTAGTGGGAAGATTAATCCCTTCGCGATCACCGCTGTTATCTTGATCAACTTTTTGCTTTTTAATTTGCAATTCGATCATTTTTAGCTTTTTATCAATCTTTGCAGATTTAGCATCAATTGCATTTTTAAGCATAGTGCCCGCAACTTCAAAAATTCTTCCACTATATCTAGCTTCAACATTCATACCTAAGTCCATTAGATCGTCATATGCATCAGTTGCTCGTTTAGCCAAATCATCAAACTCTGTATCAGATAAATCACCTAATCCTTTAACCTGAGGTAATGCTGCACTAATTTTATCGAAGTCTTCAATGTCTCTTAATAGAGCAGGAACCACGTCGGGCTGTACAGCAGCATCCTCGTCTTTTTTAATGATTTTTTTGCTTTCGGGCAAGTTTAATATTTCTTCTAACTTTTTTGTCATATCAATACTTATCTTCCGTTATAAAACAGTTCTCTTTCTGTGATAACTCGAAAGCGTATCCCTTGTTTTTTGCACCATGCGTATGCTGCTTCCCATTTGGCTTTGTTCTTTATAAACTGAGCTTGATTTACTTTATTCTTTCCTACTTTTTCAAGTATCGTTTGATTTTCTGGTTTAATTTCTAAGAGGTCTACATTCATTTTTCCGTTTTTATCTACATATTGTATAAAAAAATCCGGAACGTATATAGTTTGTCTACCGGTTAAGGGATCTCTGTAAGGGATACTAATTGCTTCACATGCCCATTTTTGAATGGCTTCGTTGTTGTCGCAAAATCTCATAAAAGTCCATTCCCAACTTGATCTATAGGTTGGTTGTTTATGTCCTATATACTTTTCTGGGTTAGAAGGTATGAACTTGCCTCTTGCAAATCTCATTGTCTTATGTTTCTAGAATCAAGCGTTTCTGTTTCTTCGAATATTTTATAACCTAATAAACTAGTTTTTTCTCTGTAAGCATTTACAACTTCAGTTACAATCTGACTTAATTGCACTTCAGTGTAACCCTTTAGAGTGTCTAATAGTTCAAAAACATTAACGCTATCTAATTTTGCTTGATTTAATAAAATAATTGCAGTACTCTTTGCAGATTCTTCTTCGAATCCTCGTTTCATAAAGAATCCGATAACTGCATCTACTTGGTTTGTTGGAAAGGTGATTTGATGTCTAAAATATTTGTCAAAAAATTGTTTGACTTCAGTTGAAGAATCAGTATTACTTGTAGGAAAGTTAGCCATGTTATCTACCCGTTATATTTCTAAGTATACCTGGAGTGTTATTAGTTGCATCGTTTACAGGAAATTGAATATTTCTAGTTCCGCTTACACCCTGTGTTCCTACTGCGCCTCTGTTCGTTCCAAGGGCTGTTACGCCTGTTATTAGAGTTCTAGTCAATTCCTCATTAACACCCCTACCACTTAGTTGTGAAGTGTTGTTGTAGGTATTTACAGCATTGATCGCTGTAGCAAATAGATTTACACTTTGACCTTGACTTGCAGCGTAAAGATCACCAAATACACTAGATGCTCCTGCTAGCACACCTGCAGGACCAAATAAGGTTCTTGTACCTCCACCGGCTAGTGTAATAGGACTAGGTGTGGTATCATAATGATCAACTGCAAATCCTACTGGATCTCCTCTATAGACTACACCTTCTTTGTAGTGTACGCCTTCATAATTAATAGTCATTGAATTTTCGACTGCACCGCTTTGTCCAAAATCTACAGTATCATGATTCCATGCAGAAATCATCGGACGCATTAATGTATAACTTTGATAAGTTTTTCTGCCCATTTGATATAATATAATTTTATCAAAGAAAGGTATAGAAGAATTATTATCTAACCCGTATCTATATCTTGAACTATAGTTTGAATTTAGTGTTGCGCTTCTCATGTAGGTACTAACACCGTCATCTAATTGTGCAGTGTTATGATCTGCATAATAGTAGCTATAATAATTTTTCCACATGGTTGATACTATATTCAAGTTATCATCGTGAAATGAAATATTCAGCGGCAGGTAATCAATTTTAGTTTGTATTAATTTTTTTCTATTATATTGATTCGCTGTTTCAAGCGGAATGCTAAATTTAGGAAGATCTGCTTTTTTAACTAATACATTAATTTCGTATCTATGTCGTTCTCTTAAATTTAAAGTTTTTAAAGCGTAGGGGTTAATAAAAAACGCCACGTGAAAATTAAACTTTAATTTAGGAGCGAGCCTAAAGGTATCATCCGTGAAGGTTCTAGCTGCATGTCTAAAATCAGCAACATACCCCTTTGGGTTAGTTACTCCGGATATAAATTGTCGCAGTGCTTTGTTTGCCATAATATTATTTATTGAACATTAACTGCGTATATAATAAATGGTCGTAAAAAAAGGCCGCTTTTGCGACCTTTCCTTATTACTTTCCAGCGCCTGTAACTAAAGTGCTTACAGTTCTTCCTACTACAGAACCAATACCAGTTCCTTGTGGTGTTTGCTGTGCATTATCATAGACGATTGATAATTGAATTGTTGCTTCTGCATTTTCTGAGTATGCTAAGTTACCGTAGTTAGCGTTCTCAATGTAGCAGCCGTAACATTCCCAGGTCTCAAGCACTGTTGGAACATTTGCTCCGTTACCACCGTCTAATACTTCAATTCTAGTTGTAAATTTATAATCAACGCCACTAGCTGCTGAACTTTGCTCATAAAAATCAAACTGTTTCTGTAACTGCTCTCCTACTAATTTTGCTACTGATCCAGTAACATCATCTCGTAGGTTAATTGTTATTGCTGTCCATGAATGTTTACCAGCTAGATATGCTCTTGAGTTGTACATATCTAGTGTAATTTTTTCAAATGCTACAGTTGGTCTTGTAACATCTTTAACTTGCTTAGTTAAATCAGTAGTTGGAGTTGAAATTCCAAAATTTTCTAAACTAACTCTAAAGCGATATTTTAGTTTAGGCATCAGCATGCCTTGTGAGCTGCTGCTCTGATTGCTAGCTAATGGAACTGTAAATTTGTTTAAGGTTGAAATAGCCATTCGTTGCTCCTATCTTATATATTTAGCTTAGCCTAAACTCGCAATTTCACCAGTGTTCTTTAAGCGTAGTGGGATATAGATAAATTCCACTGCTTTAACTGGTTCAATAGCAATATCAACGTAAAGTTCGTTACGATCAATTCTACTTGGTGTATTGTTTGACTCATCACAAACTACTAGATAATCGTAAAGTGCTCGCTGACCTACTAGCTCTAACAGTAAACTTTCTACTGCTGCTTTAATTTCATCTCTTGTAATCTTATCATTTGGTTCAAAGATATAAGGTTTAGCAAGAGCATTTAACTGTCTGCGTAGGTAAACTACTAGACGAGCTACGTTAATACGATCCAATGCACTAGCATTTCTTGCACGAGTATATTGTCCAAAGTTAACTAGTCCGCTACCTGTTAAGAAAGTAATTGGATTAACTTTGATGCTAGCCATAGTATCTCTTACGCCTTCATTGAGTGCAACAGAACGGAATTCTCCTTCACCGTCAATGTACCCAACAGCAGTTGCATTAGTAATTCCGCCTCTACGTGTACCAGCAGGAGCAAACCAAGGATAAGCAACTTGATCGTTTAATGCAATAGTTCTTAAAATCATGTGACTTGGTGGAATTACAACATTGTTACCAAAGTTGTCACTTGTGAATCCCCATGGATAAAATACTCCTAGGTATTCATCAAAACTAACTAGGCCAAGATCGTTATCTTCAACAGCTAGTTCTTTATTCTGTCCCCAATTAGATAAATCTGTTCCAGTAGCAGGTAGTCTTGCTGGACTGTCGCCAACTACAAATGCAGTTAGGCCTCTATCTGTGTTAAGACTGTTTAGTTCTCCAATTAGTTCTGGATATCCAGGTGCAGCTAGTAAGTTAAACACTAGTCTTTCTTCATCGCGAATATCTTGATTAGAATTAACTAAAGCCTGCATTGCCTGTACAATTACTTTGCGCTGTGCTTTGCGACCAAATGTACCGGCACCGTTTTCTTGATTTCCGGATTCTGTAACCCAGCGGTGTGGATAATATGCTGCCATACTTTCGTCACCAAAGCGAATGTTTTCGTCAGTAATATCAACACTATTTCTTACAAAACGTTTTACATTAAACCCTGATCGACGTAGATTCCATAGCAACATTCCTTTAGGATATAGTGCTGGATCAGGTGCATCTGGATCTAAGTAATCATTTAACAGCATGTCTGTGATAGTACCTGGTTCGTCACTTGATGCTCCTGACACATTGTAACGTGCATCAGCAAATAAAATACCATTCTCTGTACTTTGATCTGTTTTATCTACTAAGTCCCATGCAAGAGTGGTTCCATTGTACTTGTAGATTACTGGATAATTTTCAATATCACTGGTGTCAATCCAAATATCACCGTCTTTTAACGCAGTTACGCCATCAGATTGTGAAGTAGGCTCTGTTGCAGCAACAATAGGACCGTCAGCATCTGTATCAGGAAGATAATTTCTATATCCTACCCAAGTATCGCCGTCGTGTACCATTAGATCAACTTCGTCAACGACGCTACTGTACCATAACAGACCGTCTTCGGCTAAGCTTGTTGGCTCAGAGTCGCTAGCAGTGTATACTAGAGGTTCCCATAAAGAAGCTACAAATTCATAATCTGGATCTTCTGTTAATGTATATAAATTTAAAGTTCCAGTGCCTGTTGAAGGATTATAAGCTGTTAGTCCGGCTGCATTTAACGGAGTTCCTAGGCCATCTAAAAATCTAATTTCGCCGCCAAGTGTATGTTTAATTACTACTCTATTTTGTGCAGTAACTTCTGCTACAATATTTGTAAATCCTGCATCATTAATTATACCGGCGAAGGTATTTGCATCTTCTGCGGCTGTTCCTGTTGGAACATACTCAAGGATCTTGCCAGTGTCTAGTGCAACTTGGCCTTTAAGACTTTCTGCTAATATAAAACTGTAAGCATCTTCAATTTCTGGCCAAGTTGATCCTGTAATAATGTCTGTAGTAATAGTTGTTGCGCCTGTAGCTCTACGACGATAAATTTTAAAATTACCAAGTCTTGGTGTTGCATCAGTACCGTCAGCTTCTGTCCAGTTTGGTCTTACATATAATGTTCCTACTGCTAGATTTTGTCCGCCGCCAGTTGGATCTAGACCTTTTAGTGCAGAAGTATTAGAGGTGTACAGTGGGGAATCAATAGTTTCCCAAAGTTTTGAAGTACTGTTGTATTTTTTAACTCTCCACTTAGAACCTAGATTAGGGTCAGTAGTCTTTAACCATACAGAACCTGTTGGTCTTGGTGCTAAATCAGTTGCCTTGAATGTTGGTACTGATGTATGTGGTCCAATTACGAATCTAGGAGCATAGTATGTGTCAGCTGCAATTCCTATGTCGCTAGCTGCTGCAGAAGATGCTATTAAATTACCTTCTCCAATTTCTATAATTACAGCGTTTGATACATCATCTTCGACAATATCATCGCCAATTTGTCCGTTGCAATAAATTTCTAATTTATTGCCTATTACGGCTGCGGTAATGCCTGTAATTTCTTCATTATTAATTGCGTCTGCTAATCCTCCAATAGTATTATCAGGGATATTAGGAACAACAACTTCAGTACCGTTAATAATTAAACTATGTCCTGAAGTTAATTCTTCGTCTACTGCAATTGATTTACTACCTGTTACTACTGGCCAGCCTTGGAACCATTCCGCATCCCCTACTTGTACCCAGGCTCCTGTTCTTTCTCTGTAATATAATTTGTTTTCATTAGTAGTAGCTACTATAGCATAATCACCAATTTTACCAATGCTAGTGACAGGATAGCCTAAAGAACTTACTTTTGTAGGATCTGTAATAACAAGAGGTACTTTATTTTCAAATTTTTGTCCGCCCGGTGTTGTTGATGCTGCACCATTCCATTGGAATATACCGAATAGACTGCTAGCAGTGTCAAACCAATAAGTTCCATTAACTGGTTCACCAGCTGGTGCATCTGCACTTGCATCTAATTGATTCAAATCAATATCTGCACGTACTACAAATGCACGATTGCTTACGCCTAACAGGCTGTATGCAGCTTGTAATCCGTATTCGTTTTGTTCGCCAGCATGAATTGGGTTGTTGTTAGAGTCTGTCTTAAATACAGGATCTCCAAAGTTGTCAACTAAATCTTTTTGGCTTGTAATTGTATAAACTTTTCCTGCATTTGCTTTTAGTGTTCCAGGTGCAGTTCCTGTTCCTGCGCCGTTCTTTTTATTTTCGGCACTAGCAACTACAACTAGTGGTGTAGTTCCTGGTTCTGCAGGAGTATAAAAACTTTCATCGATAACTGTTACTTGTACGCCGGGTGAGCTTAAGGCCATTGTATTCTCCTAATGGTAATCTACATTTATTTACCGCATTTGGTAAAAAAGATATAGGATATTCAACGAGAAAAGGCACCAAAAAGGGCAATAAATAATAATATGCATCGACCTTTATGTATTTGCGGTCAAAGACCCGCAGCAATAAATTATAAAAAAAATGATAGGATATTCTATCGCAAAAAATGCGATGTGTGTATTCGATATAATGGGGTAGCCAAAGGATCTCCTAAGTGGTATAGAGACGGTTATAGGCAAAAAGACTTCTGTGAAAAATGCGGCTTTAAATCTAAACACTTAGAACAGTTTAATGTTTTTCATGTAGATGGCGATGCTAACAACACTAAATTTTCAAACTTAAAAACAGTATGTGCTAATTGTCAAAGAATTTTACACAAAGAAGGCATTAAGTGGCGGCAGGGTGATCTTGTACCTGATTTTTAAGTTGTTGGAATAGGTCATCAATAGTACCGTTGTTATCAATTTCTACACTTATATTTTTATTCCCAATCCAACTACTTTCGCTGGCATGCACTTGTAATTGAGATAAATGCATTTTACTTAGTGCCCAGCGCATGTTTGTAGGTCCTTGATTATAGTTTATAGCATCCTCAAACCAATCAGGGTCCGGACCTCTTTTAATTCTAAACACTTTTCCGCCTGCATTTTTAATTGCAGTTATTTCGTTAGGAAAGCGAACATCTGTAATAACAATATTATCTTGAGTTTTGCGGATCTTATTTTCTAAGCTTGCAATCCAAATATCTGAATGGAATCCGTTACGACAAACTTCTGTACCCCAGTTTTGCAATATCCATCTAGGAGTTATTTTCATATCTAAACGAGTTGACCACCAAGCATCTTCTTGCTCACGCCATTCTCTGCTTTCTTTAGTGCGCCCTTCTAGCAGAGTCCTATCCCAGCCAAAAATACAAGCTACTGCATCTTTTAATGTTGATGCAAAACTGTCTCTTCTAAATCCGTGAAAATTAACTAGATAGTCCGCAGCAGTGTCTTTACCTGAACCAATGAAACCAACAAATCCAACAATCATAGTGCCTCCTAGCACTATAATTTATTATATTTTGTTTAACTTGTCAACAAATTAGACTCCGTATTTGTTGCGTTTTGGTTTAGCGACAGGGCTTACTTTATTTGTAGTGTTTAATTCTTTACTATTCATATCGCCGTCATTAACATCTTGATAGTCGGCGCCAGCGGCTTTGTAGGCCATCTTGAGCATGTCTGCTTCTTCTTTTGTATAGGGAAATGCGGCTTTACGTTTACCAATCCAACTTTTAGCATCTATATTAGGTTTAGTTTTTCCGTCAGTACTAGCCAATGCCATGCCCACACGAAATTGAACATAGTCACTGTTAGCCCGTTCAGCATCCCCAAAAGTATGAACACCTCGAGTAGGTTGATTTTGACGCTTGGTCATTTTAGCCTGTTTTACTTTTGCTTCAGTGATAATTTCGTAAATTTTCATGTTAACCAATAATAAATGTATAACCTGTGCCGCCGGATATAAATGTTTCTAATTCTTTATCTAGTTTTTCTAACTCTTCTTTACCTGCTGATTTTAAATCAGCACCATTAAGATTGCCGCCACCTGTTGGTCCAGAAATGCTTGAAAACTTACTACGTGCTTCGCCAAGAATAAGTTTACAGTTTGCTAGAGTATAATCAAGTATCCATTGTTTAGCATACAAATCATTTATAATCACAAAATCTGGTTTATAATTATATGTTCTGCAAAGAATCATTTCACCCTCCATGAAAGGGCGTTGTAAAATAGTTAGAATTTTAGTAGTAGGATTCCAAGTGTATTCAATATAGCTACCAAACATCCTACCAACAAGCTCTTGATACTGTGCAAATAATTCATATGTTGCTATACCACCCAACATAGTTCCGTTTAAAAGATAGGTATTTGTATAGGCTAAGTTAAACGGCTCAAACAAGGTACCGCCGCTACCCATGCCGCTACGTGATCCCACGGATCTCCTAAAAAGCTGTCGGACTTCAACAATTTCATCAGGCAATTTATAGCTATTTTGATCTTGTTTTAGTTCTAAGAAAAAATAACTTTCTTCTACAGCGTTTGGACTACGCTGTCTAAATCTTGTTAATGCACGATTTAGTGCAGTATCGTAGTGTATAGGATCAAGTTCAACGTCAATCATACCGTCGCCTAGCATAGCGCGGCAATAATTATAGACGTTTTGACGTTCTTCTTTGGATGAACTAGCAGTTAACATAAATGGTATCTCCGTATATATTTATCGCTAAATATTGTACTATGCCTCGACTAAGCCTTTATCGTCCTGAAAAAGGACAAGATTATAAATTTATTGATCGCTCAATTTCTGAGATGTTTCAGATTGGCGGAACTGACCTTTACTTGCACAAATACTTAGGTCCAAAAAATACCCCAGTTGAGGATGCTACTGCTGATCAGCCTCATTATGCAAACGTAGGGGTTGCAAATATTCAAGATTTACTGTTACTTGAAAATCGTGATAGAAAATACGATTCAAGTATCTATAGAATAAGAGGCGTTTATAACGTACAAAACTTAGATTTTAATTTAAGTCAATTTGGATTATTCATTGATAATGATACATTATTCATGTCAATACACATTAACGATTTTATAAAGACCATAGGAAGAAAACCTATTAGCGGGGATGTCGTTGAATTGCCTCATCTTAGAGACGAATTTGCATTAAATGACTTTGATGTAAGTCTACCTCGATATTATGTTGTAGAAGATGTAGCTAGAGAATCTAGTGGCTTTTCAATGACATGGTATCCGCATTTATACAGATTAAAGTTAAAGAAGATAGTTGACTCTCAGCAGTTTTCTGATATTTTAAATTCTCCTACTGATACTGATGCTAACTTTGAAGGAGATTTAGATCCAACAGTTACTTATAAGCCTGGTCAAATCGTAAGGTATCAGGGGTCGTTGTATACTGTGGTTGCAGAAACAACTGGCAACTTACCACCTGATACCAATTATTTTACGTTATACTCTGGCACAACATTACAAAATATCTTAAGTACTCGTGCTAAAGAATTAGAAATCAACGCTGCGGTTATTGAACAAGCAGAAGCAGATGCTCCGTTAAGCGGATATGAGACTCAACAATTCTATACACTCACTGTTGATGATCAAGGTAAGCCAGCATTGGAGACAGTAGATAGTACGCAATTAGATGTAAGCGATGCTATTAGTAATCCCGATGCTAGTTCAATAACTAAACGACCAGAAAGAGAAGGATATACTGGTTATCTATTAGGCGACGGTATTCCTCCTAATGGTCATGCTTTTGGCCACGGTATTAAATTTCCTAGTGCTCCAAGTAAAGAGGATTATTTCTTAAGAACAGATTTTATGCCTAATCGGTTGTTTAGATATGATGGATCTAGATGGGTGAAGTTCGAAGATAATGTTAGAATGACTATGACTAATACTAACAATCGAACAACACAAAAAACAGGATTTATTAATAACACTAAGGTAAGCCAAATAGCCGGAGATGATATACCTGAAAGACAGGCATTAAGTAAGACATTAAAACCTAGGGCAGACTTCTAATATGTTGCATTTTTACGACGGACAAATAAGACGATACTTAACACAGGTTATTAGATTACTTTCTAATTTTACTGTAAAATACAGCGACGGTACTTTAGTTCAAGTTCCCGTAATGTACGGAGATCCTGATAGACAAGTAGCTACTATCATGCGTCAAAACAGTGAAAATGTAGTAAATTCTGCTCCAAGGATCGCTGTTTATATCACTGCACTAGAACTAGATAGAAATAGATTAGCAGATGCTACTTATGTAGGCAAAATGCACATTAGAGAAAGAGATGTAGAAGATGGTGTTTACACTAGTACTCAAGGAAGAAATTACACTGTAGAGCGATTAATGCCTACTCCTTATAAACTTAGTTTCAAAGCAGACATATGGAGTGCTAACACTGATCAAAAACTGCAAATTATGGAACAGATTTTAATGCTGTTCAATCCTAGTCTAGAAATACAGACCACAGACAACTATATTGACTGGACTAGTTTAAGCGTAGTTGATTTGAATAATATTACATTTTCAAATCGTTCAATACCGGTTGGTGCAGAATCTAATATAGATATTGCTACACTAGAATTATCTACTCCAATCTTTATAAGCCCACCATCTAAAGTAAAGCGGCTTGGTGTTATTACTAATATTGTTATGAATGTAACTGGGGGATTCACTGATGTTGGCGGCGATTATATTGATGGGCTAGGTACAGACCTCAATCAGCCTGCTCCAGCATTTGGAGATATATTGTTTAAAGTATTTTATGCTCCTAGTCAATTTGGTATAGTAGTGTTTAATGGTGAAGCTAAAATATTAGATCAGTCTGAGGCTATTACAGCTACAAATACTCAGGTTGAAATTCCATTAAAACTAGGCGAGGATATTAACTGGAGAAAATTATTAGATCAATATCCAGGAAAATATCGAGCAGATGTTAGTACTATTGTTTTAGTTCAAGATGATGGTAACGAAGTACGGGGAACTATTGCAGTTAATCCGCTTGACGAAAGTGTTTTAAGTATTAATTGGGATACTGATACGTTTAATACTAACACTAGAATTGATTCTAACGGATTTATTGAAGGTATAGACACTGAATTTAATTCGAGTATATCAAGAGGAACATTTGATGCAATTGTTGACCCTACAAGATCAGGGCCAAACAATCCTATATCTGGTACAAGATACTTGATACTAGAGAACATAGGATCTATAGACAACGAAGACGGTCCTGATGCATGGAAAAATTTAGACAATACCGATTTTATAGCTGAAGAAAATGATATAATTGAATGGGACGGTGAACACTGGCACATTGTTTTTTCGGCGGCAGCAAGCTCAGATTACATTGTATACCAAACTAATCTTTTTGCCAACGGCCCAGGCGTTCAATACAAATGGAATGGCATAAGTTGGGTCAAATCATTTGAAGGCGAGTATACTGCGGGTAAATGGAGATTAGAGCTGTGACAGAAAAAATAGTTTGCTCAGGAGCACTATTTTATGCTAAATCTACTAAAAGATTTTTACTGATACAAAAGGCCACAGGAAAGCATCGTGGAATATGGGGATTAGTAGGCGGTACAACTACTCAGGACGAGTCTGCTTGGCAGGGACTTCAAAGAGAAATTCAAGAAGAAATTGGTTTTTTGCCTAGTATACTTAAAACTATTCCTTTGGAAAAATTTGTAAGTAACGATAATCTTTTTAATTTTTACACATATCTTTGTGTAATTGAAGACGAATTTATTCCTGATCTCAGCAGTGAACATATGGCCTGGGCGTGGACCAACTTAGACCACACTCCGAAGCCTTTACATCAAGGACTAAGGAATAGTCTTGCTAATAAAACTCTAAGAATTAAATTAGAGGCAGTGTTTGATATTATGGATTTATTGTAATTCAGAATCTATCAACGGCCAAGGTTGTACAGCTTCAATATCTTTATAACTAAGCCACATCCAATATCTTCTTTTTAAATTAAAACACCAAGTACCACAATCGTCTTGATTTTCTTCTGGCATTGAACCTACAGTTTCTTCTTCATTCAACGTCAATACTGATGCTTTAGAAATATCTTGATCTAAATTTTCTTTAAATTCTACTAGAAGTGCCCCTTCTTTTAATGCTGCTGGCATAAAAGATTTAAGCACTTCTAATTCGTTGTCTAAACTAAAATTATCAAACATATTAAGCCTGCGCTTCTGTCCATGATAAACGAGCAAATACGTTAGCAACCTGTTCAAAAGTTACGTTACCCCCGGTTGTTCCTGTATTTGGTTTACTTAGATTAACTGTAAAGCTTGCGGCATTGATATTTAAGTTTACAATTTTTGCGTTAGATGACACGCTAGCTGCTGTTGCACCAGAGTTAACTACTAATCCTGGCTCCAAGTCCGTACCGTCACCAACAACTAGAGCAAACGACCCGCTTACCGGGTTACTAGATGTTGATGTAGTAACGCTGGTTCCTAGATTAGTAACGAATATAGTTAAGACCTCAGGACCATCCGGAAACACACCGTCACCTGAAATAATACTAGTACCTAAGTCTTTAACTTTAGTTAAATCTACTGTTGAAGCTGCGTAAGAATCAGGATTTGTTGATTCAGTGTAATACGCAAACACTAGATCGCCGCCTGTTACAACATCGCTAGTTCCATGATATATAACTTGGCTAAGGCTGTTTGAACCAACTGGGTCAACTAACCAGGACTCGTTCCTAAACACCGGACTAAAACAATTCAACTTAACTTGAACTAGCAGCGGAGCATTAGCGTAGATACCTAATGAATTTAATTTCAATTGCATTCTATTAAGTAAATTTCTTACACCGTAGGGTCTTGGAGTTCCACTATCTACACTAGGTGCTGTTCTAATACTCATGATTGGGGTAGCAACACCGGGACTAACTGTACTTGCACTTTGCTTAGGGGTAGTAAAAATATAAGAAGCATCATCATCAAATCTACCATCCATAATAACTGAAACACCCCAATGACTTAGTGCGGGAGCGCACTGTTGAGTTGTTAGCAGTACCGTGGCCTGTCCAGTTGATGATGCCAGTGTACCAGTATGCAGTGCTGCTGCGCTGCCTCCGGCAACTCCTCTTGTTAAACCAGTAAGAGATGTATTAGTTTTACCAGTATAATCAATATATTCTTGATCTACTAGCACCCGCCCTGCTGAAGGAAAATCTGATGTACTGTTTACAGTCATAGAAGATGCGCCAGATAACAGATCTGCTGTTAGATAAGTTTTTGGTGGAAGTGTGCTCACTTCAAATCTTCCAGGTACGTTACCTGATCTCATATAAGCTTCTGTTAAGAAGTTATTGTGTAAAAACTTATGACAGTAGTAAACCTCACCAGTCTTTGCTCTCATACCAAATCTAATATACCCAGCACCGTACCACTGATAGTCAATGTAGATCATCTGTATTTTATTTAGATTTATCACATATCCGCTTGGTCCAGTACCGTCTACTCTATCAATATTCCATAGGCTAGTAGGTACTCTTGCATCAATTGTTTTACTATACCTAACGTTAGTTTCTTGACTATATACTCGAGCGCCTTCAATACCAATAGTTGCTCCGGCAGAGCTACTTATGGCTGGTTTATTCATAACTACCGTACCAGCCGTAATACTATTAATAGTAATTACTAGTCCGCTACCAGTGCCGCCAATGTCGCTTGACAATGCTGTTACTGTGGTGCCAGTTGCATAACTAGATCCAGATAAGGTTATATTAACACTGTCAACTGCTCCTGAGCTATTTGTTCTAATAGTTGCTCTAGCTCCGCTACCTGTAGCTGTAACATTTCTTAACAATACGTTATTGTAACGCTGGTTATTTCTATATCCTGAACCAGCGTTAGATATAGTAATGCCTGCAGTACCAGTAGTGATGCCGCCGCCGGTGATTGCTTGAACATAAGTTCCTGCATCAAGATTACCGTTTTGTAGTATTTGTCCTACAATACTACCTAATGTTCCTGAAGCAAGAGGGGTTACACTAGTAACTTGGTTAGAACCAGCACTTAGTGTTCCTGTTAATGTAGTATAGTTAGAAACTAGTCCAGTTACTGGGCTGTTGGCTGCTGCGTTTACAGTAAACGAAGTTGTGGTTGGTGTAGTAACTACTGTAGCTTCACCGTTAATTGTTGGTAATGCAGAATTATAGATAAACACTCGATTACTTGCGCTTAATTTATGTGCTGCTCTAGTATTAACTGTGGTTGTTGCTGAACCGGAAACAGCAGTAATTCCAGCACTGGATAATAATTGTCCTGTTGCGCCACTAACAGCTGCCGGAGTTGGTGCTCGGTATGCTGGACTAATATCCATAGCGGTTGCACTTACGATTCTACTGACTTGATAACTAGCTCCTTTGATTACGATGTAATCTCCTACTCGCAAGTCTTCATTAAACAAAGTTCCAGTACCATCAACACGAGCCGAACCTGTTAATACTGTTAATGTACCTCTAAGTTGTGTAGTTGAATTTCTTCTAACAGCATAAAGAGTGTTATTTGATCCTGAATATTCAAAAAAGAAGCCGTTTTGTTCATCAAATAGACCTGTTCTTGTGGTTAATCCTGCTGCCTGTACCACTGTTACTTTTTCAGTTACTCTAGGTTGTGTATCGGTTGGAGTACCGCCGGTCATTACATAGGTAAAAGTTTTACTACCAGTAACTGAAGCAACTGGCCATTCTCCTGTGTAATAATCTACACCTGAACTTACTGTTATACCTTCTACTTTGATAGTAGCACCAATATTTAAACCGTGGTCTACTTCTGTAGTCACTGTGGCTACGTTTCCTGAGGCTGTTATATTAGAAACATCAAATGCTGGCTTGAACAAACAGGCTGTAGAAAATTGTATACCTTTACCAGATTGATAACGGAAATATCTACGAGTTTGTCTAATTGCTTGTTGCCCAATTACGTTGTTTGATGTTCTTATTTGAACACCGCCGTCTGAGAATCTATGATTAATGTTTGCATCTGGTCTAGCATATACCTGTGTTCCTAATGGAAACGCCTGCACAGCTCCCTGACTGATAACTCCTGAAGTAATAGTGTTTGCCGTTGTAATAGTAAATGACGTAGCAGTAGGAATAGTTTGAACTGTAAATGGACCGTTGGCTTCTTCATTAGTGCATCCAGTGATAAAAACTGGACTTGATACATATAAATTATGAGGGCCAAGAGTGTTAACTGTTACGGTGGTTGTACCGTTAGCAGTAATTCCGCCAACTGCTGCACTAGACTGACGAATCAATGGTATAGCTGAGCCTGCTAATAATTCTCCGTAAAATCTACCAATATAAACAGTAGTAAATGCATTACTGAAATTTGACGATGCAGTTAAAGTTCCTCTAGATTCATAACTGACAATCTTAGCATCTTGATCGACTGACTGAACTAAAAAACTACCGTCTGCTAGAGTTTCGTTTCCAGATTCTTGCACGTTAATTGGCTGTCCAATATTGACATTTAATCCTGTAAGACTGATATCGGCTGTAGTTTTGAAATGTACGTTTGTACCATTTGCACTGGTAATACCTACCCTTGTAGTACTTTGATACTTTGATCCTGCTGTAACTGTAGCAGTAGCAGTATAAGTAAAACTAGTAACGCTGGCGCCGCCTGAAAGTACAGTAAATACACCGTTAGCTGCTGTTGCTGACGTATTAAAAATGTAGACTGTAGAGCCTGTTGGAACATTTCTAGCACTGGCAATTGATACTGTGACTGTGGTTGTACCAGCGCCAACAAGTCCAGTTGGGTTAATTAATTCACCGGCTCCCATATCTGAAACAATTAATGGGCTATCTGATGTTCTTACATAATAAGCTGGAGTGTTGTTATTAAGACCTAAGAACTCCCATTTAATTGCCTGAATACCATATTCAAAGTCAGTATCAATAATAGACTGTGGAGTACTGACACGTAGTTTTTGTACCGGATCTTGAAACGTTTCAGATGGAGATGTTGATAATGTTGCAGCTTCTACAAAAATTTGTAGAGCATCGCTGCTACTTTGACCAGTAGTACTGACATCTAATGTTAGTGTAGTTGCACCTTCATCAGTTAACGAGGTATCTGTACCACTAAAGCTTATTACACCGCCTTTAGTTGGGTCGCTAAAATTGTATAGGATTGTACCGGTTACTGAATTGGTAATTAATAACAGATCACCTAAGTACACTCTACCGGGAAGCTTAACAGTACCTGAACCGGCTCCGCCTGGAGTAAACACATAATTATAAATTCTTGTTCTTGCCATTTTTTATCCTTTATACTCCAAAAACTACACTATAAGTTAAACTCTGCGTCTGAATATATTCATTAAATTGGGTGGTGCTAGCAGTGTTTAGTGCCTGCCACGCCCCTTTAGTGCTGTTATATTGATATATAATACCGTTACTGGTATATTGTTGTCCATTTGTAGGTGTTGTTGGGAATGCCATTTTTTTAATTCTCCGTTATTTATTGATATAAGTTACGCATATGTAGAGTTTAGAGTGTACCATTGTGTGGTAGACACTGAAACAAAGTCAAGTTTAACGCCTGCTTCAAGTGGGAACGCAATATTAGTTCCTTGTACGTCAATTTGTGCGCCCACAGCAGGAAACAGACTTAAATTAACTGCGGTATTATTAACGATAGTAAATCTAGCACCAGCTGCTGATGATGGTAATCTAATAGCATCATTAACTGCTGCGGTTGCGCTAGTAACTACGTTAATATTAGACGTTAAACCGGTTGCTGATCCTTGAGTAGTACTGTTCGCAGCTACACCTAAACTAACTGAAACTGTAGTAATACTGGCCGCAAAAGTAACATTACCAGCAGAGTCAATCCTGAATCTTTCAGTTAACACACCGTCTTGTGCAGTTTTTATCACAAAACTTGCATCTGCTGTTGATCCAGTAAAAGATGTTTGTTCTGTCAATATTTCAATACTTGCAGCATTAACAGCAGTACCTCCACCATTTGCTATTTGAAATAATATTCCAGTGCCGTGACCAACTGCGCTAATACCTCTATTTTGAATAGTAATTGGATAATTTAAACTGTTATCATCAAATCTTAAAGTTAATCTTCCTATGCTATCAGCAGTCAGTGTTCTTGTAGCAACTCCGGTGCCAACTTGAAAATTAGTTGTAGCCGTTACAGAAGCTGCTGTAACTCCGCCGGACAAAGTAAGTGTATTAGTCCACTGCGGTGCTGTGCCTGTGCTTTGCAAAACTGTATTTGCGCCGCCAATGCCTAAAAATGTGCTGGTACTTGATGCAGTATTATAAGGTAGGCTGCCTGCAGCGCCACCTTGTACATTGGTAGCAGAAGTAGCATTACCACTTAATGCTGCACTAATGGTTCCTGCTGCAAAGTTACCCGAAGCATCTCTTAACACTAATGCACTTGCTATGTTACTGCTGCTAGCTCCGGCAGCTCCCCCAGTTTCTACCCAAAAACTACTTGTGCCGTCATTAAATCTTTGATATATTTTTTCATCAGAACTATCAAACCATATTTGTCCAACATCTGGTGTAGTAGGCGTGCTTGTTGATGTAGTTACAAAATTTTTGCCGTCAAATTGTTTAAACCAGGCAGTGCTGTTATACACTTCATAAGAAGTTTTATCAGTGTTGTATCTTATTAGACCGTTAGCGCCTGTTGGTTGATTGGCGTTAGTACCAACCGGTAGTTTTACTGCACCGGTTGATCCTAAAACAATTTGATTAGTAGAAGATGCAAAAAGATTAATTGTACCAGTAGTTACATCTGTGGTAAGATTTGCAGTGCCTGATGTTGTACTGGCAATTTTTAAAATGTTGCCAGTAATTGCGCCGCCTACTGTAGTCGTAGTAGCACTGCCTGTGCTGGTTCCTAAATTAATAGTAGTGCCGTTAGTTTGAAAATCTGTACCTACAAATAATTTTTTTGTTATTGCGGCGCCACCTGGGGAATATACCGCGGCTGCTGTATCTGACGCACTTGTAGAATCTGTTGAAGACAGAACCTGAAGTTTTTCGTTGACCACAAGGCCATTTTTGACTCTAAAATCTGCTGTTGCCATCGGTTTCCCTTTCCACCGTTATTCTATTTATTATAAGTTTACTAGTGTTCTATTTGGTCTCACTTTAACTGTATTACCTGTAGTTGCTTGTCCTAGTAATCTTACATTACCGCCACTGATGTCGCAGGTAAATGTAATTAATTCGTTTGATCCTGTTTTTACCACTGCATATTCTGTTAGAGTAGCAGTTGTTCCGTCGTGTATGACTAATAACTCGCTAGTTTGATAAGTGCCGTTATCGGTTCCTGCAGTACAAGTTATTGATACAATATATTTTACCACACGATAAGTTGCCACGGCCCATGTATCTACTACAGTTGTGCTTGCATTGGTTATACCTGTAACCTCGGGGCTTGTACCAATGCTTGCTCCACTGATTGTTAAATTACCGTTAATATTAACATTAGAGGTAGCACCGCTAACAGATGTTCCAATATTAATTTCTGTTGTAGAACCGCTAACGCCGCCTGTTCCAATGTTTATAGTTTTTGTTGCACCGCTAACAGTGGCAGCAGTATCTAAATTTGTAGTATGTGTGGTAGTAGCGGTATTACCAATATTAAATGTTGATGCTGATGTTGTAAGATCGCCGCCGTTGATTGCAACATCGGTTGCAAAGGTTGCTGTTGTACTGCTGATTGTTAGTCGAGCAGTACCAGTAGGATGTTGTGTAAACCCTGTGACTCCGCCAGTACCAACTTTAACAACAAAATTTCCGCTAGTGCCCGAGCCGGTTGCTAGTCCTGGTTGTATTACTAGATCAGATGCTGTGACGTTAACACCCATGGCGTCGCAACCTCTGATTGTTGCACCAAATGCAGGCGCTGCTGCTCCCGATGCTCCTACTACTAATCTACTAGTCCTTAATACAATTGAATTTATTCTAACAATAGTTCCAAGTTGTGTTACTGCCGATGCAGTAACAACATTACTTGTATTAATTACAAAACTGTTTGCTGCTGCAGATGCACCGTATACTGGCCATGTTCCGTCTAAATTAGTAAGAGTAGAACCTGCAATCGTAACATAATCGCCCTCGCTTATACCAACACTAACAGGAGTTTCTTGGAATGTAACTGTTACCGCTGACAGTATTGAACTGGTAATGGTTGCACTTAGATAAACTTCCCCGGCGGATCCAAATCCAGTAACAGTTGTACTTGCTGGTATAGTACCTGCTGCTACTGTTACTACCTGTCCAACTCGTATGCTAGTGGTATCCGCAAAAAATAAAATTGCAGTTCCGTTGCCTGAAGTTGCGCTAGTGGCTTTTGTAAATGTTGCTAAGTTAACTGATACATATACACTAGTTGCTGCCGTATAGCTGACCACATCTGATGCTAAATCAATACTTGTACTTGACTCGCCGATAAAGGTCGAACCTGCAGCCGATCCAACACTAACAGTCCGAGCATTGGTATCAAATATTGATGCTTTTGATACTGAGCCAACTGTTATAGAGTTGCTATTTACTGTTAGTCCTTTTGCTAGCGTTAAGTTTGGACTCCACTGGGGTGCGGTACCAGAACTATCAAGCACTGTTCCAGTAGCACCAATGGCTAACTTACTTAGAACATTAGTTGCGCTAGAATAAATTATATCGCCAGTTGCATAACTGGTTAGAGCAGTACCACCTTTAGATGTAGGAACTGCACTGGTTAAATTACCCGGATCCAAGAAATAACTGCTGTCGTAGGTGTCTAATGTGCCAGCGTCAATAACACCTGCCTTGATGAATACCTTACCAACAGTTCCAACGGTACCAACATTAAATTGATCTGTATTAAAACTAGCCACACCTTCGTTTGAATAGTTTCCGCTGGCTAAGGCAAGGTCAACTCTGTTTACATCTAATGTAACTGTTCCAGTATAAGGACCAGATCCAGTGCCAGTGACTGTTAAAGGACTGTTTAATGCTTTATCTACGCTTTGTACAACTGGGGCCCAAGAACTATCGCCTCTTAAGAATGTTGAGCTATTAGCAGTTCCTGCTGATGCTAGCCTAGAAGTACTTACTACTCCGCTTACAATATTACTTGCATCAATAGTACTTGCTGATAAACTATTCCAGTTTCCTGCTGTTCTAGAACTAGTATTAACAATTGCAACCACTTGAACATTTTGTGTGATTATGTGTGCAGTGCTGCTGCCTTGCGCAGTTATATTTAGAGGATTAGTTACTAATCCACCGGTACTAATTAAAGCATCGGATCTTAAAGTATGAATAGTAAAGCTGTTTGTAGTTATACTACCTACAAAATAATAAGTATCAGAACTAATTGCAACACCATCAATACTAAAAAGACTAGCACCAGTAATTTGAATAGCATTGCCTGTGCTTAACCCGTGTGATGATATTACAATTGTGTTGCTTACTGTATCAATCACATATCGAGTAAGACTGTGTGTACCGCTACTAGATGATGTAAACGTAATCTGTGTTGATAAATTATAATCTGAGTATAATTCTAAATTATCTGCATCTAATCTTTTTGCGTATACAACGGTATTGTTTGTTAATCCGCCAATAGCGACATTAGGAGCACTTATATATCTTAATGGATCCCCATTATTGAATCCGTGTCCAGTTTTTGTAATTTTGCTAGTAGCATATGTTACATCGCCACCTGTACCTATATCCGCTGCGTTGAAAGAAATTGCTAAAGAGCCGGTTAATGTAATAGTGTTTACAGTTGCATTGTTATCTGCAACAAAGTCTGGACTTCCTGAGCTTGCAATAAACGTTTGGCCGCCAATTAAGTCAACATATGCTCTTTTTTCAATTTGAGATATTGTAATACTAAATGCTGTTCCGCCGCTTCTTCCGCCAATATCTGCATCAGCCGCTGACAGTGTATCACCAACAATATATCCGCTACCGCTTCTGACTATATCAACACTAGTAACTGCGCCACCGGCAGATACAGTAATATCGGCTTTTGCTCCGGTTCCTGCTCCGCTAGTAGTTAATGATACACTTCTATAAATTCCGGCAGTTAAATATCCTGAACCTGCTGTTAAGCCTGCATTGTTAACTGTTGCAACTGCGCCTGGTCTATATTCAGTTAGTACGCCCTGTGCTCCAGTTGATGCACTAGTAATAACGCTTCGAACAGTTCCTGTGGCTGCGGTTGTTGTTACTACACTTCCTGCATTAGTGTAGGTAAATGTTGTTGGATCAACGACTGTAATTTCCGCAACACTGTCAAATGTTGAATCACTACATACAATCTTTACAAAACTATCGTTAGCTAAATTATGATTTGTAGCAGTAACAATGGTAGCTACATTACTACCATTTCTAGCAACGGTGCTAATAGATACGTTAGTAAAATTATAAGTGCCCGATGTATTAAGTTTTAAGAACTGACTTTCTAAGCTATAGGCTAAGAAATAATTGTCAACCGTTGCACTTGTTGATCCCACAACGGTAGGATTAACCGCAGTGTTAGTATCTGACGGAGTTGCATCCCCGTTAATAGTTAAATTGTTTACAGCATTAAATGTTGCATTAAAAGTATCTCTTGTACTTGCAACTACAATGCTAGTCGAACTAGTTACTGACCCTTTTAAATATCCTGTTGCTCCAGTAACTGCCTGTGTAATTACTGCACCATCAGATGCTGTTATTGCAGAACTTAGAGTTAAATTTCTTTGTTCGTATTCTTCGCTAGTAATATCACCGTTTAACAAATCTGACGGAGGAACATCTTCCCACTGATTTACTCTTTCTCCGTAACCAAGCACGGTTGTACTTACAAATGTTCGTGTAGCTGGTAATAAATCGCTGTTGATCAATCCGTTAGCATTTAATTGAATTAATGCTCCCGGAATTGCATTTGTGCTTACGCTTTGGTCAATAAACGGACCTAGTCTATTGTTCATGAACGATCTAGCAGCTAACTGAGTATTAAGTCTACTGTCGCTAGCACCGCCTGGATCATTGTCGCCTAAATCAGGATCTGTTGAAATCGCTGTAATAATAACATTTGATAAACTTAATCTTAAAGTATCTAAAGTACCTACAGTAACTTTATTATTAAATGTAATATTACCTGTTCTGTTAAACGCTGTAATAAAATCACCAACTTTAAAGTCGCCTAGTTCGTTAGTACCTGAAGTATAAACTCGTCCAGGTAATTCTCGAACTTGTTCATATTCTGCTCTGCCTTCACCGCCGTTTTGTGGTAACGCATTATAGTCTGTTCCTGAACCAGCGTATTCCCAGGTGTGTCCTGAACTATTAACAATACTTGGTCTATGGAACCAGATTTGATTTTCTGGTAAATTGCTTAGATTAGTTAATACTCCGCCAACTTGTGTACAATTAATTGAAAATCTTGCACTACCTAAATCAGTTTTTGACACAACTGACGATACCCCAATAGAAGTCACTGGAGTAGGGTTAGTATGATCAGCGTCAATTGTACTAGATCCTGTGAATAATTTTCTTACAGTACTAGAGCCGATGATAACATTATTAATAGAAACTACCAGTTCATAGGTCAAAGGATCATAACTATAAACATATGCACTGTTTGGATCGGCTCCGGTTACTCCGGTAATTGCTCTTCCTGGAACAAAATTATACACTCCAGCTGCTAGTGTAAGTGTTTGATAAGTGGTATGATCTTCAATGATATCATTTACGAAGAACTCTTCAACACCTGTAATAAAGTATTGGGTTCCTGATCCTACTGCTAGAACATTAACTTCAAATGCTAAACTTTCATCATAAAATAATTTAAATGTATTAGCAGTCAAATACCCTATATAATATGTTTGTTCGTCGTCAAGCCCACTAATTATAGTTCCGCCATTGGCGTCGTATACTACTGCATCAGTGTTTAAAAATCCGTGACTGTTAATTGTAAAAATATTTGTTACAGTATCTACAGCAGTAGCAGAATTAAATGACACTGTAGTAGTTGCTGGTGCAAAACTGCTGGTAATGTCAACATTTGAGCCGTCTCTGACTCTGATTACAAATTGTTCAATTGGAGGACCTGCTCGTCCTAACCCGATTATTTCTAAAGTCTGAAAACCGTCAACTGTACCTGTAGCAACTGCTATCGACTTATCAAAATCAAATGCACTAGGACTGTAACCGCTAGATCTTAAGGCATATAGACCAAAGTTAGTAGCAGAGTTAGTGATCGAAACATAGCCGCCGCTTTGACAGTAAACACCGTTAAGTAAGAAAATTTGGAAACAGCTAACAATCTGAGAGTATGCATCGTTAATAACTCGCCAACCTGTACCGCCAAAACTTAACATGGTAAACGCATTAGCAACCATGGATTTACCTTGACTTGGTGCCGGACCGCTTACGGGATTTTCAACTTCTAACTGGGTCGGTGAAGTGTTAGGATCTATAACTTTACTACCGTCAATCAATACACCATTACCGCCTAAGAAACTGATAATAGAACAGTTCTGAATGTATGGAGAAGTTGTAATAACTGGTTTTGTGCTTGGTAGATATGTGTAACCTACTCTGCTAGTACCTGCATCGGTGTAATCGTCAAACGATACTGTATAGTCCCATGTAAATTGCGGAACAAAGCTGGCATCAACTGCATCTCTAAATGTCATTTCTGCAAAATAACAACCGTTACGCACACGTAACATATCTTTATTTGCATTCAGTGGTCTAATAATACAACTTCTTAGACCGTCACCTTTAACAACAACATTGTCTGGTACAATAATTGGGTTGTCTTCAGAATAGTCGCCGGCTGCTACTGAAACAATTACTCTAGTACCGTTAACTGCTCCCCCCGACGTGTAAACAAGTGCCGAAGCTAGTTGTAGCGCACGTTTAACAGTTTTAACCGGAGCACTAACTCCGTCATTTAAATCGTTACCTTTAGCATCTGACACATAAATTCTATTACCGCCAAATGTATCTACATCTCTAAAACTAAGATTACCTGATCCATCAGTTCCTAATACTTGTCCAATAGATCCTGTTGCTGTAGGTAATGTTAAGGTGTAATCTGCAATAAGAGTGTCAGGTGCTTTGATGCCTATATAATTGGAGCCATTGGCAGTAAGTTCACTTAATTTTATACTGTTGGCATTTTCGACTACAATGTCGCCGTGCGATTGGACTTCTGTTGGGGTTATGATAAGTTGATCAGCGCCGTCAATTGTAGCCTTAATATTGCTTGTTGTAACACCATCATCGTAAGCTTCTATTTTTGTGTCGCCTTGGAATGATCGTTTTGTAATATCACTAACAGTTGTATCTTCTTTTTTAATGAAAACTTTACCGTCAGCCGTATTAATTACAAATTCTCCAGTGTCAAGTTGCACGCCTGTGGGAGCTACACCAGATGTTGTTGACCGTTTGTGTCTAATACGAGTTGACATTAAATTGTTCCTCCGTCAATGACGTCTGTCCATGTTGGTATGTTTGAACCGTCAGTGGTTAAAATTCCATAACTTGTTGTGGCATTTGATCCTGGATTACTAGCGGCAGTAACTTGTAATGCGCCAGTAGTGTTTCCAAATATTATACCGTTCGCTGTAAATGTTCCAGCGCCAGTGCCTCCATATTGCACTGCTAAATCTGTTCCTAAACTTAATTCGGTTGCATATACATTACCGGTCAGTCCGTCAATAATTGTAGTTGAATCGTCAGCAAATACTGAACCTATTAAGTCTCCAATCAGTCCGCCAGTTGCAGATATTGTCCCAGATAAAGTTAATGATGATGCTTGAATAGTGTTTGCAACTAGTAAACCGCCATTTACTGTTACTGTTGAAGTTGGATTTAGCTCAATATTGCCGTCAGACGTAACTACTAGTCTGTTAGCAGTTATTAAATTACCACTTAAACTTTGTCTTAATAGTGTACCTGCCATAATTAAATATCCACATAACTCACTGTCGCTGCTACTACGCTAGGTGTTGAACAACTAGCTTGAATAGAACTGTTGGTTGATAAAATCATTCTTTCTGCTGAAAACACAAATGTATCGTTTGGATCAATTGGTACAGCACTCAATACTATATTAGTTGCACTAGGTGATGCTGATGGCTCGCAAACATATAAGTCTACGGTTACACCTGCACCACTATTATTACATAAAAATACTGTAGTCACTGCAATACTAGTACCTGCTGCAATTGTAGGAATTATGTTTTGATTACTTCCAGTTAAAAGTGTGTTTTTAATTGCCATTTGAATTCCTTATAAAATTAATGAGTACAACAAAGATTTTGTTTTACTGATTAATTCATCTGTTGTTCCGCCTTCGTTAATAAAATATAATCCTGTGCCGCCGTTGCCTTCTCCTGCTTTTGCGTAAATCTTTTTGTAGCCAGCTCTTAGTGCAGGGTCAGATGCTTGATTTTCTAAATTCATATAAGCATCAAAATCAATATTATTTGTAGTTGCTGTAATAATTAAATTACCTGTAGTAGTTGTAACAGTACTGCTAGATAAATTTAAATTGTTTACATTAAGACCAGTTGAGTTAATAAAGGCTTTCTGTACTCCGTGTACTAGAAAATCAACTTTATTTGCTAAAGATACTGCGCCAGTATCTGTTACTTGAACTGATGTAATTAACGGATTGCTTCCTGATTTTATTCTATCACTAGTAGTATTAGTTACATAAGATTGTACATAATCTACTAATGCTTTCATGTTTGGAACTATATCATCGCCTTTACTTGTATACGGAATCGCACTATAGTTAATAACTTGTTGTTCGTAGTTAACTGTATTTTTAACTGTTATAACTCCAGTACCGTTACCTATAAGATTTAGATCTTGATTGGTTCCTGTTTTAATGCTGTTAGTTTTAATACCTAATAAAGATCCGTCAGCTTCCTCAAAAACCCATGTACCAAAAGTAGTTAGAGCAGTTGAAGGATCGTAATGAGATTCTGTTTCTTTAAACAATAATCTTGCATCGCTGTACGCACCACGTTGAATATTAACACCGGCAGAGTTCCCGTTTTGAGAAACTCCGTTACCTTGTTCGCCGGCATTAATTTCAATAACATTGTCAGTGACAGTTAGATTAGTTGACTGAACTGTAGTCGTTGATCCGGTAACTAATAGATCGCCGTTTACGGTAATAAGCCCATTTCCGTCCGACGTATCTAAAAATATACTACTACCATTATCAACGACTATTTTGTAGTCGCCGCCAGTTACTCTAACTATCTTTGACATGTTTATTTCCTAATTATACTGCGGTTAATGTTAACTGTGTCGATGTTGAATCGTCGTCAACAGTCCATGTATAACGATTGTCACTCCAGTCGTATGCATAGTGCGCTGTTAGTCTTTTAACTCTAACAGATCCTGCGCCAACTACGGCACCAATAATATTCATTTGTCCAGCAGTTAATGAACCAGTTGCTACGTCAACATTAGTACAGACAAATGCTGTACCAGCAGTTATTTCTGCTTCAATTGTAGTAACGGCTGAGTTAGAACCTGTGGTATTGTTTTTACAAGCAAATTTATTACGACTTGTCTGCTTTAGAATATTTCTATCCTGTCTAATAGCAGTTCCATCGTGGAAGTTACATTTGATTGATTGATCTGGATTTTCGTTGCTTAAAGACCCGAAGTGTCTTTTGTTAAGAGGGCGTCCCATTTGTTTTCTCCTTTATGTTGACGTTCTAAGTCTACGCGGCGGGCTACCGCATAAGTCTCATTGCTGAGTTCTATAATAGACATAGTATTTATCCGTGCGGAGATTTCTACGAATCGTGGTATATTTTAATAGCTATAAAATCTATTAGACCTAGCTCACTGTGGGGGTAAAATAAATGAGGTTGTAGTTCTATTACTACACCAAACGATGGATCTTGGATTTCTTCGGCTGTCCAAACTCTGCCCCATAGATCGTTATTTGATCCGTAAGTTTGATCATTTTCAGCTTTAAGATTAAACTTGTTTTCCTCTATGATTTGATCTTGATAACATAAAGATATAAGTTTATCTTGTATTCTTGAAAGACGTTGTGTAACTAGTTGAACTTCTATTCCTAAAATAGTACCTAAATTTTCAAAATTAAATTCTGTTGCCCAGACTTGTGCTGCAGAATTTCTAAAACTTACATTAGTGACTCCAGAAATATAGTATAATTCTTTATCAGTAAGTGCAAACCCATCAGGTCTTTTTATTGCATCTAAGTTTGTCCAATTTACATTGTCGTCGCCGGTTGGCATTTGAAAAATAGTTTGTGGGGTTTTTCTAATTTCAGTAAGCATAAAAATATTTACCTAAAAAAAAGGACTCCGAAGAGCCCTTTTTAAAATTAAAAACTTTTGTAAAGTTTTTAGATTAGCTAAACTTAACGTTAGCTGTAGTGATGTTAACAAGACCTAGGTAGTCAGCTGCGTTACCTAAAGAACTTGCTGTGTTGCTTAATTCAACATATCCATAACGAGTCATAAAGCTTACGACTGGTTCGAATGTTGCTGGATCTAGAACAACACCACTGCTCATTAATGGAATATATGGGCAGTAGAATGCAGCAGCATCACTTTCGCTTGTACCTTTGTAACCAACTAGAACGTTATCAGTAGTTGCATAGCTGTTTACATAGATCTTCATTGCACTGTTCAATGTACCAACAAACTTAGTGTTTGTAGGTGCTTCGAATGTACCTTCTGTTGTTCTTGCGAACGCAGAAGTTGTAGCACTTTGAAGGATTGTTAATGCTGTTGGGCTAACAACTGCCCAGTTACCAGCACCGCGACGTGTACGCTGAGCGATCAAGTTAGCAACACGATTGATTTGAACAGCTAATGCAGCGTGTTCGTCACCAACGAATGTAGCTGTACCTGATACAGCAGCTTGGTTGTATGTTTCAACAGCTGAACCAGCAAGAGTTGTTAGACTAGCTAGAACTTCTTGATCGATTTCAGCGGTAATTTCTTGTGCTAAAGCAGCCATGATTTCTGCTTCGATGTCAATGCCTTGTTGAGCTTGTGCATCTTGAGCAGCTTCAAAAGTCCAACGAGCACTTAACTTACGAGTTTTTGCCTCGACAGTTTGCTTTAGGATTTGGATGCTTAGTTTGTTTCCAGCAGCACCTTCTAGAGTTGCTGTTGATGCACCTTTACCGGTACTTTCGTTACCGGAATATGCTTCAGCAATCTTGAATGGGCTTAATGCTTCTTCACCAGCAACAACACCAGCACCTGCTGAAGTTGTAGCATAGCGAACACGTAAAGTGTGAATTTGACCAACAGGTCCAGTCATTGGTTGTACACCAACTAGTTCGTTAGCAATAACTGTTGGCATTACTCGGCGGATAACCGGTAGAATAACGCGATTCAGTGTTGCAACGTTTCCAGCAGAAGTAGCACCAGCAGAAGGACTCTCCATCAAATACTTACGAGTATTCTCAAGAGTGATTGACATTGTTGATCTACGAGTGCCGGAAAGACCTTCTAAAAGGGCCTCTCTTGTTTCATTCCAACGGCCGTGTAGTAGTTCTGACATTTAATTTCTCCTTAAATTTTTAATCCAGCGAGACGTCGTATATCTACAATATTTGAGTCGTTCTCGCTACTACCGAATTGATTTTCGTTTTTGTTACCTGTAACTTCTTTTGCCTCGACAAGTGCCTGTTTCTTCTGTGGAGCATTGCCAGCTATTACGGCTGGTAGGTACTTATTAAAACTATCATGTAGTTTTGATGTCTGTACGCTTTCTAACAATTCAACCATGATTTCTTTATGGTCTGCACTTAGCGGACTTAATAATTCGTTCATTGCTGATTGACGTTCTTTGCTCTCCATAAGAGCTTTAATTTCTGCATTTTTACCTTCGACAATTTTTTGTGCTTCTGCTGCTCTTGCTTTAGCTTCAGCAACTTCTAAATCTTTTTTGTCTACGATTTTTAGCAGTTTTGATGTTTCTGATTTTTCGCTTAGGTAACTTGTTTGGTATTCGCTAGCGAATGCTTCAAACACTTTACGTCCAAAATCATTTTTACGAGCAACATCGATATCTTCTTTCAGTTGTTTTAGTTCTTGAGTTAGACCTTTTTCAACTGTAGCTTCAACTAATTTTGCTGCTCTCTTAATAAATGCCTCTTTAATCTTTTCAAATTGCTCACGACCTTCGCGTACTACTCGTACTTTAGTCTCTGCTAGGTCTTGTTTGTCTGCGTAAAATTCTGCAATTTCTTGAGCCAAAGCTTCGACAACAAAGCTTTCAAGTTTCATAAACTTGTCAGCCATTTGAACTTGATCTTCATGCAATTCACGAACTTCAGCTGCTAGTTGACGAGCAATAAACTCTTTCACTTTTTCAGCATCTTTTTTCATTTTAACTGCATACTTGGCTTTTGCTTCTGCTAAGCCTCTGCGATCATCTTCAAACTCTGCGATTTCTTCTGCTAGTCTATCAGTTAACATACGGTCAATGGCTTCCACCATAACTTCTTTGTCATGCTCATAGCGTTGTGCAAATTCTTCGCGTAGTTGTTGGGTTACTTGTTCGCGATTCTCTGTAAGTCTCGCATCCCAAGCAGCCTCAATCTCTGCTTTGATCTCTTCCGAAATCACATTGTTTTCCATCAGGGTTTTTAGTGCTTCCAACATGTGATTCTCCTTTTATTGGAGTTTGCTTATTATACCTAATAAGCTCTCTTTGAGATACTGCTGCGCTCTAGGGTCACCTTGCACCTCTTTAGCAACACGTATGCTGCGATACCCTCCTCGGGTATTCATCAAATGTTCATAAATTGGTGTAGGGTAAGCGCCTGGAGCACTTGGTTGAGCCACCACATCAACTGTGATGATCTCAAAATCTGACACTTCACCGGAACCGTCTTCTTTGACGTTTCCGGATCCGCGACTCGATACTCCTAATTTGACTCCACTCTCCAACATGGTCTTAACTAATTGGCCCATTGGGGTAGGTAGAATCTTTAATTTTCCATAACCATTTGGACCGTCCATCCACATCTCAGTAATCATGTGGCTAACTCTGTCCAAATTTACTTTCAAATCGTCAGGATGATCAACTTCACCTAAAACCGAATATCCACCGCCGATTTGATCATTGAGGGTCTTGACAGCCTTGCCGATCTCGTTTACAGGATAAACTCGTTGATTTTGATTTCTAATTCCGCCCTGAATGCAAATACCTTTCATGTAAAGATTTTTGCCATCGTGCGGATCAGACTCAACGATAATCTTCGCCTGATCAAACGATAAATTTTCTCTTAGGTATGATGTTATTGTCATCTAACGATCCTATTAACGGCGGCCAATAATACTTTTTGTATTTGTTCCGCCTACTTCACCTGCGCCCTTTTTTTCTGCGCCGTGACCTTTGGTATTGTTCCACTTGGTAGCACTTTTGCTGCCTGGAGTGTTAACATTACCTGCATTGTTTTCTTTGGTTGAAGGATTTAATAGTCCACCTTTGGTGCTTGCACTTTCAGGTTCTACTCCGCCTTTTGTAATATTAGCAGTTGTTCCGCCCATATTATTTTTACCAGCTACAATGCTTTTTGTGTTGTCAGCTTTTTCGCCTGCGCCTTTCTTTTCAGCGCCATGTCCTGCTGGTACTTTTTCTACGTACTCACGCATAAACATATCATCTTCCATTTTTGAATCTTCTTCGTCGTCCATGCCCATATCCATGTCGTCGTCGCCCATGTCGTCACCGCCCATGTCGTCACCCATGTCGTCATCGGACATTAGTTTTTCAAATTCTGCTTTTAGATCTTCTAGAGCATCTTCTAAATCTTGTACGCGATCTTCTACATCGCCTTCGCCGTCCATGTCGTCGCCTGCTTCAATATCGCCCATGAAATCATCTGTAGCATCCATTGAATCATCATCTTCGTCGTCCATGCTCATTTCCATGTCGTCGCCTGCTTCGTCAAACGCAAAATTTTCTTCCATTTCTTCGTCGTCTTCGTCGCCAGTAGACTCGTCTACTTCTTCGTCGTCTTCATCTTTAGCTTCTTCAATATCGTCAAAGTCTTCTGCTAAAAGATTTTCATAGATTTCGCGAGATTTTTCTACTACAATAGTGTGAAAAATTTCTTTGGCTTTTTCTTGGTCTTCGTTAATTAGGTATTCAAGCATCTGCTCGAATTTAGCGCGATCAGTCATATTAGGTCTCCTGTAAGTTAAAAGGCTGTCGATTTATTTACGTGATATTTCAAAAAATAGTACTATAATGGTGTAAAAATTAAGTTTTTTAATTCCATACTTGCATTAGTCTTCGAAATTCAGAATACTGCATGTGTTTAAAATTTTTAAACTTCCACAATGGATCGTGATATTTTTCTAAAACTAGTCTATAAAACTTTGTATGTGGATGTTTTTTTATAACATTTTCTGTTTGTCTAAGCCAATTTCCATAGTATGTAGCATGATCTGTAGAGCGTTTATAATTTTCTGTATCTGCATATACATTATTAAAATGAGTTTCGGTTCCTGTAAAATCAAACCCTAAAATAAACACTTCATCTGCTCCGTGAGTACAGGCCAATTGCAGTGCAGTTGGTCCAGAACTCCATCCTAGACTAGGTTTAAAAAAGTTCAATCCTTGAATATCTTTAAATCGAGCACTGTTATTTGTCCAAACTTGATTGTTTAGTTGGTACCCTGTTTTAGAAATTTCTAATATCATTTTAACATCTACAGCTATTAGATAATCCGGGTTAAAGGTTCTATATAGGGCGTTGCACCCGTAAATTGTCCCGTGGGGTCTAAGTTCTTCTGGTTGAATGCAGAGGCGGCTGCGCCCGTTTCCAAGTACAAAACTTCTCATTTATTTGTTATGCAGGTGGTGCTTCAGGAACTTTGTACATGTCAGTAATGAATTCAAGCTCTTCTTCCTGTTCTAATATATGCTGTTCAGAGCTTTTTCTTAATTCATTAATTTGTTTTAGTGTTAATCTTGTTTTTCTTGTGTCTTGTCGCGAGAGTACGCTTTCATCCTTAGAAGGATCATATCTCATGTCATTACCAAGACCTTTGATGTCTGGATCAATATAAAATAATTCTCGCAATATCATAATAATATTTATGCTGCCGGTGGAGCTGCTGGTGCTGCTGGTGCTGCACCAGCGCCCGGAACTGCTGCTGCTGGTGTTGCTTCTGCAGGTGCCATTTCAGGTGGAACCGGTTGATCTGCTAGTGCGCCCATGTCTGCGCTTAGGCCGGCTTGACTTACTCCTGCGCCCCGCATTTCTGCCGAACTGTCAGTAGGTATAGGATTAGCTTTACCGTTTTCTTCAGCCCATAAACGTTCGTTTTCTGCAATTTCTTCTTCGTTCATTCCTAAGAATCGTTTTAATGCAAAACGTTTTGACATAAACGGTACTTGCGATAACTGAGCAAATGTACTAATTCGTTGTGTATCCAATTCTGCTTGTCGATAGCTGGCAAAATTTTGTGGAGGCTGAAACTTTAATTCAAATAATGCAGAATCAATATTAACACCTCTCTTATGTAGGTATCGTTTAAATTCTTGATCAAACATATCTTGAACTAGACTCTGTAGTCGTTCGCAATATCTATTAAATCTAAGTTCCTGTATGTAAGCAGTTCCCACACGACCATCATTATACTGTGCTTGACTGTCGTCTGCACCAGTAGGTAGATAGCTACTTGGAATACGTAAGCCGCGGAATAGTTTATTAGTAAAATATTTTAAATCGTCAATTTCGCCCAAGTTAGTGCCGCCAGGTAACGTTTCTACTTTTGAACCTCTACCTTCAGCAGTCTGAGGGAAAAAGAAGTCTTCATTGATGCTTAATGGATTATATGCCGAGTCTACAACATTTGTGCCGCCGCCAGTTTGACTAGGAATTCTTCGTTGATGGATTTCGTTCTTTACTCTTTCAACAAATCCCATGGCCAAGTGACTGGGCATGTTACCTACATCAATATAAAAAACTCTACGCTCTGGAGCACGTTGCACTCGATAGATAATAATAGCGTCTTCAAGTAATTCTTTTTGTTTATAAACTTTAAAAATATTTTCTAATAAACTATTACCAAAAGGAAAGTTATTGTCTAAACCTTCACTAAGACTTAGATGCACTACATGTGTTGCATCAATTGCAAATTCGTTGTCGTTATTAAAAAATCGTGTACCTGAGCTTTGTGGGTAAGATCCTACCATGCCTCGAACGGCTGCGCCACCTGCTACGTATGCTGTTCCTCTATTGTTAGTACTAGTTGTATTTGGACTTATTTGTGTTGTAACTAAGTTTTGAAAATTAATATTCAAATCTTTAACTACATACTGCTCGGGCTTTTTGCCTTCGCTTTCGTTGACTATAACTTTAACAACTTTCCCAGCATCTACATAGTGCCATTTGCCGTCTTCTGGATCTCTAACAAAGAATACATCTCCAAATTTAAAAAGATTTCGCATGATTCTAAAAATTCTAGTCTCAAATTTTTGCATTTTTGACCAGTGTTGCAGGTATTCTTTTAGAATCCTAACTTCAGTGTTAGTGGCTTTATTCTTATAATATATAAAAAACGGTGTATGATTAGACTTGTCTTTTTGGCTACAGAAATCTGCTAGAATATCTAAGGCTGCGTTGACCTCTGAATCCATATCCATAGTATCGTATTGAAGATAACGCTCAATACGATTAGGAGCGCCAACGTATACATCTGGAAGGTACGAACTGTAATTAGTTTTAGCTGGACCTGCACGATTAGACGACAGCGTCAAAGGGCTGTAGGTTCCTTGTTGAGATCCGGCCGGTACCGGTGTAAAGTATTTTTTCCAACTCATATATTATCTAGCGTAAATGTTGCCATTTAGTCCTTTGGTTGCTTTAATCTGTCGCTTAGTATTGTCGACCATGTTATTAGTACTTGAAAGCATCTGTGCCATTAGCATATTTAAGCTTTGTAGTGATGTATTGAGGTCGTTAAGAGTAGCAGTTCCAGAATTTATTGCAGTTGTTTCTGATGGCGTATCTGCCTTTTTGGTAGGCTGAGGCACTTCGGCCATATTCATTTTACTAATACCCTTGGCAAGATTAGCCAATTGATTTTCAGTCATAACAGTTTCTTTACCGTGCAGCATTGCCATAGTACCTGAGCCAAAATCTTCTATAAGTTTACCTACACTGCCTACAGATCCGTTTTGTCTTTGAGGCATTCCTGGCATACTTAATACTCGAACGTTTAATCCTTGATTGCCAGTTGCTAGTCTCATAAGTGACGACACTGTATCTCCGCCACCTTCTGCTTCCTCAGCAGCCGCTTCTTCTTTCTTTCTTCGTCTATTTTGAACGTCTTCTAATCTACTTTCTCCAGGAGTCTGTCGAGCTTTTCTTTGCTCTTCGGCAGTCCGTCTGTTACTTTCAGATAGAGCAGCGTCAACAAGTTGTTTAGTTGCACCAGGACCTTGTGCTAATATGTTTTGAAGATACTTATTAGTATCCATATTTTGAGCCTTGGCTTGTTTTTCCATTGTAGCCATTAATGCATCTTTACTTTTATCATTTTTCAAGAACGCCAGTAAGCCTCTCATCTCTGCAGAGTCAGCAGTTAGTCCTGTACCTCGTTCTTTTGACTCAGCTAGCCCCTTTTGTATTGCGTCTATCATTGATTTACTGTCTGGTCTTTGATCAGAAATCATACCTAACAAGTTTGTAAGTGCTTTATCAGTTTTTTGTTCGGCTTCTGCTCGTATTTTATTATCTTTACCTTTTGCAGCATCTAGAGTCTTGTAATAATCGTCAAATGCTTTGCCAATAACTTTGTTATTCTGTAATTGTCCGTAAGTTGCTTTTTGTACGCCTGCAGAAAGATCGTTTAGATTGTTGGTTACAGCTTTTGTTGTCCTAGTTACACCGTCGCCGTTTGACTTTTGCTCTTTAGCAGTATCTGCATTAATCTTTTCTAAAACTTTTCTTTGACCTTCTCGAGTGTTAAGATCAACTTTAAGTTCTTTAGCAGTAGCTGCCATCCGATCAGAAAACGCTGCTACATTCTGATTAGATTCTATAGCAGACTGATTTCCTTGCGATGCTAGAGTCATCATAGCTTCTGATCTTTGATTCGCAGCGTAGGCTATAGCAGCTTCTTGTGTCAGACGTTTAGCAGTAGCTTCGTCGCCGCGTTTAGCTGCATCAGCTGATGCTTTCATTAATCTTTGAGCTTCACCTCCGGCCATAGCGAACTTTTCTGCCATGTCTTTAGAAGGACGACCCATAGCAAACATCTGTTCTTGTAGTTTAGCAAAGTCTGGTCCTGCTATTTTACTGGCTGCGGTCATAGAATCAAATGCTGTTTTTACACCTTCGCCACCTTTTCTTAAGGCAAGGTCAACTGCTGCTCTTACTTGTCCGTTTTCTTTTTGTTTTCTTAACTCGTCTTCTTGTTCTTTACGACTTTTGCCTGTTATCTTGGCAATAGCATCCATCTCAAACGCTAATGATTCTGCTTGTTTTATAGCATTAGCTGTTGCTTCAGCGTCATTTAAATTTAAGCGTTTTTGTTGACTAATTGTGTAGCTTAGGATACTGTTCAAATCTGTAGAGGTATATCCCATTTTGGTCAAATTATCAATTAGACCGCTTTTGTCAAACATCTCCTCACTAGCTTTAGCAAATAACTTTGCTCCTTCATTAACACCACCTGGTAGTTTTGCAAATGCTGTACTGTTCTTAGCAATTACCTCACTAAACTCTCTAAGAGGTAATCTTGTACCTGCACTGGCCATTCTTAATTCTACTAGACTATTTCCAAAAGAAGCACCGGTGTTACTGAGTCCGTCTAATGTGGTTATAGTGTCTTCAAGCGAAGTAACAATGTTACCGCCCACTTTTGCTATACCGCCAAGTGCTTTACCTATGTGGCTGTCTGATGCTATAAGATTTTGACTGACAATGTTAAATCCATCAGATACTTTAACGCCGCCCTGCAGCATTTTGCCAAATCCTTCAGACGCAATACCAGTAGCTGCTTTACCTAATCCTAGTAATTCACCGCCTACTGCATCTATTGTTTTGGTCCACTGCGAAGGAGGTTTTCCGCCTGGAACAGACGGAGCCGAAGGCATTGACGGCCCGCCATCTTTCATAGCACGTTTAAATGCTTCGCTTATAATGTCTATGTCGCCGCGGTCTAAAGGCATTTATTTTTTCCTAAAATATGAGTATATAAATACTCGTATTATATTTATCTGGAGTAAAAAATGAGTAATCCGCTACAAAAATACTTTAGACAACCTAAAGTATTTGTGTCACTGCCCAGCAGAGGCATGTATTATCCTAATGGTTCGTTTATCGGCGATTCTAATAATGTACCAATTATGGGCATGACAGGCATGGATGAAGTATTAGCCAAAACCCCTGATGCGCTGTTGAACGGTGAGGCTACTGTAAAAATTATAGAAAGCTGTTGTCCTTATATTAAAAGTGCTTGGAATGTTCCTAGTCTTGATCTAGAATTATTATTAGTGGCCATTAGAATTGCAACCTATGGGGACAAAATGACTATAGATCATACCTGTAGTGAATGCCAGCATGAAAATAGTTACGAAGCTGATTTGAAAACAATAATTGATCATTTAGGCGCCATTAAAGCAGAAAATACTCTAATAATTGACCCTATAAAAATTAATATTAGACCTTTAAATTACAAACAAATCACCGAAATTAATCTAAGAAATTTTGCAATTCGTAGGCAATTATATCAAGCACTAGAACTTCAAGATCAAGAAGAACAGCAAAAAATTGTTGATACAGTCTACGAAGAAATGGCTGCAATCAAAGCTGAATCTATAATTGCTCGTATAGAAAGTGTAGAAACATTAGAAAATGTTGTTGATAATGTTGAACACATTACTGAATGGATTAGAAATTCAGATAGAGAACTGTTTGCCAAGGTCACTGAATTCTTTGATCGAGCACAGGCAGCATTAGAGATTCCTAAATTTCCTGCTAAGTGTTCTAATTGCGGACATCAAGTAGATCTTGAAATCACATTGGATCAAGCAAATTTTTTCGATCAAGCTTGATCACTAAATCAAACTCTGACATTGAAAAACTGATCAGCCGCTTTGAAAATCAAATCAAGCAGATAAAACACGAAATTTTTAGAATAAGTTGGTATATGCGGGGAGGTGTCAGCAGCACTGACCTGTTCTATCTCTACAGTTATGAAGATAGAGAAATACTGGCCAACATCATTGATGAAAATCTCAAAGCCAGCCAAGAAGCTGGTCTTCCTTTAATTTAAAGACCAGCAGCCTGTAGAGCTTTTTTCAGTTCTGGATCTGTTGCAAACTGACTGTAGGAACCTGGTTCTCCGGGTTTAGCAGGATCTGGTTTAGGACCATTAGGTTTCCATTTACCATCAGCTGGCTGTGTTCCCTGTCCTTGATCTGGTTTTGCAGGATCTCCAGGCTTGTTAGGCTTTGCATCACTCTTAGTCCATGTACTGAATAGTGATTTGACTTTGTCAATTGGTGCAGTTGCTAGGAAGCCAATTGCATCGCTGGCTTTAATATCTCCAATGATTGGATAGGTAATAATCTCTGCTATAGTTTTCTTGCCTTCATCACTGGTGGCCCAAGTCATAAAATAAGTCATAGCAATTTCAGAAGCAATTAATAATCCAATTCCGAGACCGCCAGTGGCAGCAGTTTCTACTAGACCAAACGCACGAACTAGCCATCTTAAATAGCTCTGCCCAGCTTATTGTATGCAGGCTCGTTCCTACGTTCTTGAATTAGATCAATTAGATAATTTTTACCTGACTGTATTTTTCTCTGTATTTTTCTACCTCGCTCTACCTTACTGCGACGTTCTGCTCTTTTATCAGGATCAGGACCTGAAGGTGTTGGTGCAGGCGCACTAGGACTTGGTGTAGGTGTAGCTGGTGGTGTTAGTGGAGTAGGCACCACAATAGGGCTTCCAGGACTAGCGGGTACATAACTAGTAGGACCAGCTTCAGCGATAAGATCAGAAATTCTCATGATATTTTATTTATTTAGAATGATTTAAGATGAACTGCGTTCATCTGCTCTTCGCTAACGCTCGAGCTTTTCTTTATTTAATGATATAATTAGAAGTTATCACGTATGTGATAACTGTTTAAAATTCATGTAGATTGTTTAGGTCAAACGGAACCTCCTACAGGTTCCAATTTTCATGTGAGTTGCCCCAGCCATACGTGGAAGTAGGTGTTTTTACCGTGTACTAATGGGCTCTGACCTTTCCCAACCTACGTCGATACGCTTAAAAAGCGCCTTAGACCTCGTTCCTAGTGTCTAAGTTTTTATAGCACGGTTTTTCGTATGCTAACATTCATACTATATCAATGCGTTGGGCATATGGTTCGAACCCTCTGACTCGCTTCCAATTTTTCAGGATAGTGGATTAACTCCACGGGAGTGCATCAATATGTTACGTGTCCGATTTCTTACGTCGGTTTTTCCACAGCGGTATTACAAACTGGCCCGCTAACCTTAAGTGTTAGATGATTTTAAATTGTGTTCTAGAAGAGCCTGTCTAAGCGATGGTGAACTGCCTACACGTACATTGATTATGCCATTATAGTAGTCGTCAGTTTCGAGAACTCTACGATCAAATTGTTCTCTTGCTTCAATATAACTACATTCTGACTTGCTTTTACAGTAAAAGAGAATTTCTCTGAGAAAGCGATCAGGACCTAATGTTGTAACATCTTGATTGAGCCTGTCGTTTGAGCCATAGTATTTTTGCCAATCGGAGTCTATTTTTGACTTAATGCGTTTCTTTTTTTTAGTACCGTTTTTAAGTGTTACTGTTTTATAGCTAGTTTTACTGAATTTTGCCAGTTTTTTGCCTATATATTTTCTGCCTGTAGCTGTATTAGTGATAAGATACACGAATCCCACACAGTCTTCAGGCAATTCTGTAACAAGTTGATTTTGATAATACCATGACATCAACTTGTTTATGCCTCGTCGTCTTGTTTGTCCTGTAAAAGTGATTGTTTGTATTTTGGTGATTTAATTTTTGGTTTGTTTTTTCTTACTTCGCCTATTTCTACTCGTCTAATTGTAGCTAATCTTCTAATTTCAGATAGCAGTGCCCTAGCTTCAATGCCTGAAGTATGCGTCTGTTTAGTTTCCCAACGCTGATTCGCCTCAAAATATTTTATAAAGGTTCTAATTATTTGTTCGTGAATATCACTAGTCATTTAAAATCTCTAAATCTGAAGAATAAGATGTGAACCCGTTTTCTTTAATAACTTTTAAAACATTGTTTACACGCCCTACTAACTCATCCTTATGACTGATTAGATAGATGTTTTTATTACGTTCCCTAGCCATCTTCTTTAAGACGCCAAGAGCATTTTCAACACCTATTGCATCTAGACCGTTGTCAATAAGTTCATCAACAAATAACAGATTAATATTCTGATATAAGCTTTCCCATACATCTCGGAAGCTCCAACTTAGGCCTAGTATAAGTCTATTTCGTTCGCCTCTACTTAAATTATCAAAATCTAAATCTTGACCTAGTTGTGTAATTTCTACATTTAAGTCATTTAAGAATGTTACTTGATGCGGTAAGCCCATTTTGTCTAAGTAGAACGACAACCTGTTGTTTAGATAAGCTAAATTCTGATCTATAATTTTTTTACGAATAAAAGAATCTTTGTTAGTCAGTAATTTTAACAGAAACTCTTGGTGCTCTTTAAGATTATTCAAGACGTTTATTTGATCCCAAGTAATTTCTTGTAAGGCAGTATTTTTTAAATCTTCAATTTGTTCAGTATAGGGATCAGTCTCCTGTTGTCTTTTACCTAAAGATTCTATTAAACTTTCAAGATTGTTTTGATGTTTAAGTGCTTCTTCAATAGTATCGTAAAAAGTTGAAGGTCTGCCGTTAATATCACCTATCTCTTCAAGTTCTTTTACAGTCTGTGCATAATTGTTAGATACACTTTCTAAGTAAGTACACGCATCTTCTAGATTTTTTTCTGCTAAAATTTTCATTTCGTCATGCTTGTGATCTTGCAGCATTTGTTCGCATGATGGACATTTATGATCTTTAAGTTTTTCTACTTCTTTTTCATATTTTTTAACAGTCTTATCTGCCTGTATAATTGCAGTTTCTAGCGTAGCCTTTTCTTTGTTTAAACTTTTTATTTTTGCTGCCAGTTCGTCATAACTTTTTAATTTTGCATGTTGCTCTAGTTCTTTTTCTATATCAACTGACTGTAGTTCAACAATTTTTTCAGCTAGTTTAAGACAATCAATCTCTCTTTGATTATGCCAAGCTGACTTTCTAGTCTCTAACCCAGCAATGCTTTGTTCAATTTTTTCGTTTGACTTTTTTGCAGCTTCAATGTTTGCGTTTTCTTGCTGCACTTGTTCTTTAGTTTCTCGTATCTGCTCTTTTAGCGACTCTGCTTTTTCACTTAGAAGAGTTATACCTAATAGTTGCTCAATAATTGATCTCTGATCATTAGCTCGCATACTTAAAAACGGCTCAGTGTAGGTATTAAGAGCTACAATATGTTTAAACATATCGTGACTCATACCTAAAAGATCGTCTAAATCTTTTTGCGTTTCGCGCATATCTCCTTGAGCGTCGTCGGTTTCATCGCCTTCTTGTTCTACATCGTTGATATAAAACTTTAAGATATTAGGTTTACGTCCTCGTTCAATCCTATAATCTATTCCATCTTTTTCAAAAGACAGGGTAACTAACATATTCTTATTGTTAATTTTATTAATTAGATTGTCTTTTTTAATATTTGTCAATGCTTGACCAAATAATGCATAGCTTAAGGCGTTGACAATAGTAGTTTTACCAGTTCCGTTGCGACTGCCACCATCGTCGCCGCCCATGTCTAGATTTTCGCCTAGTACAAGTGTTAATTGCTCTCGTTCAAAATCTACAGCTTGGGTTTGATTACCCACACTCATAAAATTTTTAACAGTTAGATTTTTTATTTTAATCATAGATTATTGTAGATTGATAGTAAAACTTTTGAATCATATGTCTCGCTTTCTATGTTTACTAGTTGACTGGACACTATTTGATCTACTGATTCAAATGCTCGAATATCAATATTGGTATTGATTTCAATTTCTTTCTTTTCGGGAATTAGAGTAAGTTCTCTAATGTCATAATCGCCCATAAATTTTTCTTTAATAAAACTAGCTTCTTCGTAGCTGATGTCAATGTCTAAGCTAACACGAAGATGTGCTTTAGGTAGTATAATATCTTCTGCACGATCAATCAAGTCACTAAGCTTAGTAGTTCTAAATGTAGGTTGCCCTGGCCATGTATGGTATTCAGGTTGCTTACCCCATTCAAGTACCATCATTCCACGATCGTCGTCCCAGTTATCTGCGTAATTGTGCGGGAATGCATTGCCAATATAAATCATATTCTTTTGTTGCTGACGTTTATGAAAATGTCCGCTGAATCCTAATTCATAGTTTTGAAAATCGCTTAATTTAATGTCTCCGTGGTCCGGCATCTGCACCATGGCATTCATAAAAAACGTCGGCAATTCAAAGTGGCCAAAGATGTATTTGCCCCCTGACTTGCCAATAGTTTTCCATTCATCGCCTACTAACCACGGACACATTGTTACATCACCTATGGTTACTGGTTTGTGTACAACTGTAATACCAGGAATGTACTTTCCAAATTCTACACTATGTATATCCCGTTTATCTTTGTAATAAAGATCGTGATTACCAGGAAAAAAATAAAATTGATCAAAAGCTTGGCCCAGTTTTTCAAGGGCTCTAAGGCTATAATCCATCGTAGTGATATTAAGACTGTTGCGATTATGATGCCAATCGCCGAGAAAAATTCCAGTATCACAGCCTTCCTCCTTTGCTTTAGTAATATACCAGTCTACAAAATCTTCGCAGTCTTGATTGTGTATGCTGCTATTTGATTTTAACCCAAAATGTATGTCAGTGAAACACGCTGCTTTCTTAAACAGGTTAGTCATCGTACCCCTCGTTTCGCTTTGAAGCAGCAGCATACTCTGCCTGCCCCGTTCTAGTATAACTAGGATTCATTCCGTTTATTTCCAGTATGTCGTCTCTAATACTTTGATTTCTTTTTTCAATATTGATTATTCGAACGAAGCTATTAGTAACAGCAGCAGTGAAATAAGCAAAAGGATTATCTGACTTTGACTCATCGAATTGTAGTCCTATCTGTGTTAGTTGTAAAATAGCCTGTCCGCGCATTTCATCGTTGTATGTATAACCTCTAACATTACCTCGTGTGGCGTAACGTTCGCAAAGTTTAATATACATTCGGGCTAGGGTATTTGTTATTTGTCCATGATCCTTACTGAACTTTCCTTTTTCTAGATCGCCCTTCCAGTGGCTTTTTCCTACACACACTAGTATGTCGTTTTCGTCAAATTTCCAGTGTTGGAATGGAGGAAAGTTTACTTTGTCCCTGCCATCAGCAGTTGTTTTAGGATTCTTTTTTCTAGTGGCGTTTAATGGAATATGATCGTAAGTCATGATTCTAAAAACCAAATCAGTTTTCAGAATTTTTTTGTAATCAACTTCGCAGTCGGCTTGTTTTACTTTTTCCTTGGCAGCTTTACGTCGTTCATATTCTATTTGACCAAGTCTTTTCGCTTGGTTACGTTTAGCTTCTGCGATTGTTCGAATATTAATTTTGTCAACATGCGGTAAAATTATATCATATCTGTGATATTCTGGTTTAGAATAGCTGGAATATGTATTTTTTGATTTGTGTATTTCGTCTAATAAGTCTTTATTGTTAAGATAATTGATTTTTACGGTCATTATGAATCCTTTGTTGTAAAATTATAAACTATGCACTTAATTTTGTCAATAAATAATGGACAAGGAGAACGTCGAATGCCAACAAATTTTGATCCGGCATCAATTGCAAGAACTGCCGGTACAACTGCAAGAACTATTGGGTCCGGTATTTCTGCTGGACTCGGACTAGCTGCTAACTTAGGCGCAGCACTTAACAACATATCCGATCCACAAAAGCTACTATCAAGTCTTCGAAGTATAGGATTACCACCAGGTGGAAATATCCTAGGATCGTTTGGCGGAGCAAGTGCTAGCTTTAGTGATGGACAAGACTGGCGTGTTCGTCTTAGCCTACCGCCAGGTACATTTTTTGATAAAAGTCCGGTACTGAAACCGTTAATTGATGCTGGCGGGCTAATTTTTCCTTATACTCCTAGTATAACAATGTCCGGTGCTGCCAGTTACGGCGATCAATCTCCAGTGCATCAAAACTTTGGATTTTTTGCATATGAAAATTCAAAGGTTGATCAGATATCTATTCAAGGTACATTCTATTCCGAAGATGGCGTACAGGCAGCGTATTGGCTTGCTGTGGTACATTTTTTACGGAGTGCTACAAAAATGTTTTCAGGACAGAGTGAAAATGCTGGTAATCCTCCTGTAATTTTAAAGCTTAATGGCTATGGAGATTACGTATTTAAGAATATTCCTGTGGTGGTAAAAAGTTTTCAAATAGGATTACCTGCCGATGTTAACTACATTACTACAAAAGTAGGAGCCCCGGGCTCCCAAACAAGCTCAAGACCTTCGTTGTCAATTCCTGGACTACAAAATAATATAGTTGGCGGAGCCTTTGGAGCACCACCTCTTCCTTCTAGTTCTTCTTTAACTAATCAAGGTCCTCCGATGGGAACAACACATGTTCCTACTAAGAGTGAGATAACAATAACTCTACAACCTGTTTACAGTAGAGAAACTGTTAGACAATTTAGTTTACAAAAATTTGTTAACGGTGAATATGTTAATAACCCTGTAGGATTCGTATAATGGCCAAATATTCTACTACCAGTCCTTGGTTTACTACATCGTTTACTAATGGTTATTTAGATTTACTAGCAATACGTCCAGTAAGTGCCGAACCCGATGACTTTCTTTATACCATTGAAAGTCAATATACACACCGACCAGATTTATTAGCTTATGACCTATACGGCACTCCAAGATTGTGGTGGGTCTTTATACAAAGAAATTTAGATATTTTACAAGACCCTATATTTGATTTTACTCCAGGAAAACAAATTTATATACCTAAAGGGTCAAGTTTAAAAGCAGTGTTAGGAGTATAATATGCCACCAGGTTTTTTCCCTCCAGGCTATACAAGCCCTAATTACCCAGGTGCAACTACAGCATCAACTGGCAGTAATACTACAGTAGGCAATACAGGACTAGCAAAGAATCTGTCAGTTTCTGGAAATGTTAAAGATCTAGTATCAGCCGGCGGCAATGCATTAAAGCAGATAGCAGCTAATAATTTACCAGGGATTCCTTCCTTACCTAATGTTAAAATTTCAGAGTTAGCAGATGTTGGAAAGTTATCAGAATACAGCGCAGCAGAAAAAACTATAGTCCCTATAAATGAAACGCCACCGTTTCCTAACATTTTAGGTGTTTACTCTACAGTAAACTACATTTTTACCCTGTCGGTATTGACTGATGAAGAAATTAATTTTCCTGATGAAACATATCGAAAAGGAATATTTCGTCCAAACACTATCGTCCTTAGAAGCGGTAGCGGACTTCCGGATAACAGAATCCCTACAGCTATAACAACACAGAATAACCCTTCGGGAAAATTTGATTTCTTTATGGATAATTTGCGTATCGAAGGCGCAATGGGGTTTGATAAAACTACAGGAAATACAAATGCTACTGGATTAAGTTTTCAAATTACAGAAACTTATAGCATGGGATTGTTTATGCAGGCTATCCAAATTGCAGCTAAAAATGCCGGACATCAAAATTATCTTACAGCACCTTTTTTACTTAAAATTGAATTTGCAGGGCATGTAGACAGCGATAATACATCAGTTAATATACCAGGAACTACTCGATATATTCCTTTAAAATTAAGAGAAGTTGAGATGGCAGTTGATGCTAAAGGTGCAACATATGCAGTTGAAGCATACCCATGGAACGAACAAGGGTTCGCAGATTCTTACTCAATGCTACTGACAGAAGTTAACATTGCTGGAGCAACAGTACAAGAAATGTTGCAATCAGGACCAAAGAGTCTTCAAAAACAAATAAATGATAGAATTAGAGAAACTGCAAATAAAGACACACAAGCTCAGGTTTCTGTTCCTGATGAAGTTGTAATTTTATTTCCTACAGATTTAAAAACAACAGGCAACGTATCAACAACATCAACAACCTCTGCTACAACGAATCCTAATCAAGTAGGTGCTGCAACTACTATTGAAAACAAATTAGGAATTAGCAAGGGAGGGGATTCTGCATATTACACTCAATCCTCAGTAAACAAAATTGGATCAGCTCAGATGGCATTTGATAGTTCTCGAGCAGCTGATAAAGAATTTGCCAAAGATAATGCTGCATACAATGAATCAAGCGGATATTATAATCGAGCAGGAGTTGTAAGTCCAGTAAACACTTCTGATTTTAGATTTAAACAGGGTAGCAATATAACCAATGTAATCAATCAAGTTATTTTACAAAGCGATTATGCTAGACAAGCAACTAGTAATAATCAAATTACTAATGAAGGAATGATTCCTTGGTGGAGAATTGAAACACAAGTTTACAATAAATCAACTGATGCTAACTTAGGACAAACTGGAGAGAAACCTAAAATAATAGTATATAGGATAGTGCCGTATCTAGTACACTCGAGTAGATTTATGCCACCTAATACACCTCCTCCAGGGATTGATAAACTTAAAAAACAAGCAATTAAAGAATACAACTATGTGTTTACCGGTAAAAATCTAGATGTTTTAAGTTTTAACATGCACTTTAACGCAGGCTTTTATCAAAGTTATACTGCTGATTCTGGTATTCTTAATCAAGATGTTAAAAAACAAACACAAGAAAGCGGCGCAGTTGACGAAACAGTAGAAAGAGCACAAAATTCTACTGGGAATACAGTGATACCAGATAACTCAATGGGCACTCAACGAAGATACGATGCAATTAGTACTCGTACTGATAACGCCGGCGGTGGCGGAATTGAAACTGTAGAAACACGAATCGCCAGACAGTTCCATGATATTTTAACTGAAGGCGCAGACATGCTTGCTGTTGATATGGAAATTATCGGAGATCCGTACTATCTTGGTGATAGTGGAATGGGTAATTATACTGCACCAGAAACAAGCTTAATTAATATTAATGCAGACGGTACTATAGATTATCAAAGTGGCGAAGTAGATTTAGTTTTAAATTTTAGAACACCAGTTGATTTGAATGAAAATACCGGATTTTACGAATTTGGTCCGGATAAATTAGTAGCAGAGTACAGCGGACTTTATAAAGTTCAAACTATTGTTAGTAATTTTTCTAGGGGTAAATTTGTACAGCAATTAAGTATGACACGAAGAATGATACAAGAACTTAAAGATGAAGCTCCTGCTACACCTTCTCTTGCAGTTGCTTCGGATAATCCTCCCACATGGGAACAGACACAAGCTAATGTTCTTGCTGCTATTACTAAAACTAACCAAACTGGTGAGAAAAATGTAGTAGATAATAAAGGAACTGTAGTACCTGTAACACCGCCAGTTAGACAACCATTTACAATTTAAAATATGCCAGAGTTAACTAGATCATCGCAAGAATCATTACCAAATCCAGGACCGTTTCTGGCAAAAATTGTCAGCCACCTCGATACAGAGTACATGGGGACATTAGAAGTAGAACTATTACATCCTGTGGGAAACAGTGATTCAAGGGAAGGACAGGTATTCCAAGTCAAATATCTAAGTCCTTTTTATGGAGTCACTAGTGCAGATTTTTTAGGAAAAGATTCTGACAACGATACTTACGATGAAACTCAAAAAAGTTATGGCTGGTGGATGATTCCACCGGACATAGGAACTACAGTAATGGTTATATTTGCCAACGGTGATCCTAAAAAAGGATTCTGGATAGGCTGTGTTCAAGACAGATATATGAATTTTATGGTGCCAGGAATGGCATCAACAAGCTATAGTAAAGATGGCAAGAAACCTACAGTGCCGGTTGCAGAATATAACAAAGATATAAACGAAGCAGTTCAAGATCCAACTAAAATTAAAAAACCAGTACACACTTATCTGCAAGATGTTTTAGAAACTCAAGGGTTATTAGAAGATGATATTAGAGGTCTTACAACATCTAGTGCCCGCCGAGAAGTTCCTAGTGCAGTATTTGGAGTGTCAACCCCCGGACCAGTAGATAAGTCCGGAAAAAGAGGCAAAGTTGGAAAATTTGAACATAAGATTGCAGGAGCATTTGTCAGTAGATTAGGCGGGTCAACTTTAGTCATGGATGATGGCGACGATAAGTTTTTAAGAAAAAAAACTGCTAGTGAAGGCCCTCCTGAATATGCAAATGTAGAAGCAGATGAAACAGACGGCGACAAAAAAATTCCACATAATGAATTGATTAGAATTCGCACTCGAACTGGGCATCAAATACTATTACATAATAGTGAAGATTTAATCTACATTGGTAATGCTAGAGGAACCAGCTGGATTGAGTTATCAAGTGATGGAAAAATTGATATCTATGCTGAAGATAGTATAAGTGTACATACTGCACAGGATTTAAATTTCTTTGCAGAGCGTGATATTAATATGCAGGCCGGACGCAATTTTAATACTAAGGTTGCAGGTGAAATGCACACACATGTCAATAAAGATAGTGTATTAATTGTAGATGAGAATCAACGAATTTTAGTTAAAAAGAACGTTGAGTCTACAGTTAATGAAAATTTTAAACACACTACAAAAGGCAATGTTGATTGGAAAACTACAAAAAATAATGCATTTACTGCCGGAGCTTACACTTATATTAAGAGTGGAAGCCAACATATTGAAACAGCAAGCAAAATTCATATGAACGGACCATCTGCAACAGCCGCCGTTGAAGCTCAAGTTCCTAAAGAATTAAAAACACATCTGTTGCCTACTGATACTGGTAGTAAAGGAAACATGATTATGCGAAGAATGCCAACGCATGAACCATATCCTCAACACGAAAATTTAAATCCTACTGAAGTTAAACCTACAAAAACTGATAGAGATGTTGACGGTAGATACGAAGGACAATCAACATCTCTATCATCAGCAGCACCACAGTGGAAAAAACTAAGCATTGTTGATACATTTAGAAAAGGGAGTTAAATAGTTTATGGTTACTGGAAACAGATTATATGAAAATATAACTTTACCTGCTCCTAAGCAGGCTAACTTTATCCCTGGCGCACGGACATATCGTGGGTTCAGTACACTTTCTAGTGATACTAACTCATATACTCTCTATGATCTTAACTTGATTAAACAGGATATCATTAATCATTTCCATATCAGACAAGGTGAACGATTAGAGCAGCCCGAATTTGGTACTGTAATTTGGGATTTATTGTTTGAACCATTAACTGATCAAGTGAAAAACTTGATAACAAAAAATGTTGAAACTATCATTAACTATGATCCGCGTGTTAGAGCAGATCAAATAATTGTAACACAGTACGAAACAGGTATTCAAATTGAGTGTTCACTGACTTACTTGCCTTATAACATTTCCGAAGCCCTAAGATTTAAATTTGACCAGGATAACGGGCTTATCAATTAAACACCCAGATAATAAATTCCAATAAATATATCTGTTAATAGGAAACAGATATGTCAGCAACTGATAGACAAAATAGACTTTTAGTCGCAGAAGACTGGAAAAGAATATACCAAAGTTATAGAAACGCAGACTTTCAAAGTTACGATTTTGAAAATCTTCGTAGAACTATGATTAGCTATCTTCGAGAAAATTATCCAGAAGATTTCAATGATTATATTGAATCTAGCGAGTACCTTGCATTAATTGATCTAATAGCATTTTTGGGACAAAATGTTGCATTTAGGGTTGATTTAAATGCTAGAGAAAACTTTTTAGAACTTGCAGAACGCAGAGATAGTGTCCTACGTCTAGCTAGATTACTAAGCTACACGCCAAAAAGGAATATTCCTGCTAGCGGATTACTAAAGTTCACTAGCGTAAGCACTACACAAACAGTTGTTGATAGTAACGGACGAAATTTATCCGGACAAACTGTATTGTGGAATGATCCTGCTAATACTAATTGGTACGATCAATTTATTAAAATAATAAATGCAGCTATACCTGCAAGTAAACAGTTTGGAAATCCGGACGATAAAAAGACAGTATACGGAGTCCCAACTGAACAATATAGATTTCAGAGCGTAAATGCAGATGTTCCGGTTTACTCGTTTACAAAAACAGTAGACGGCCGTAACATGGATTTTGAAATAGTTAGCACTGTGTTTACTGGAGCTGACGAAATATACGAAGAGTCCCCTAGCGTCGCAAACAATCTTGCTTTCCTTTATAGAGAAGACGGAAAAGGCCCAGCAAGTAATTCAACTGGATTCTTTTTACATTTTAGACAAGGTACATTAAATCAAGGAACGTTTACAATTACTCAACCTTCAACTAACGAAGTAGTTGACCTTGACGCTGTTAATGTTAACAACAGCGACATGTGGCTTTATAAAATTGATAACAATGGATTTGAAACAGAGCAGTGGGCTAAAGTTCCTTCATTAGAGGGTAACAATATCATTTATAACAGTCTGCAAAAAAATATTAAAAATATTTTTACTGTTATTACACGATCAAGTGATCGCGTAAGTTTATCGTTTAGTGACGGTACATTTGGAAACTTACCGCTTGGCACATTTAGAGTATACTATAGAATTAGTAACGGATTAAATTATACAATTAATCCAAAAGATGTTAGAGGAATCACTATTGATATTCCTTACGTTTCTAATATTGGTCAAGTTGAAACACTGACAATTACAATGTCATTACAAACAAGTGTGGCGAATTCCGCAGCATCGGAAACAAATGCAGAAATTAAAAATAATGCACCGGCTACATATTACACACAAAATAGAATGATTACAGCTGAGGATTATAATATTAGTCCTTTATCAGTAAGTCAAAGTGTAGCAAAAATAAAATCAATCAATAGATCTAGCAGTGGCATAAGTCGATATTTTGATCTAGTTGATCCAACCGGGAAGTATAGTAAGACTAATTTATTTGCCGACGATGGGGCTGTGTATATTGAAAAATTTATTGACAATTTTAAATTCAGTTATTTGACTAGAACAGATATTGAGAGTGTCATTTATAATGAAATTTCATCTATCTTAGAAAAAAATACATTAAGAGATTTTTACTATTCAGAATTTCCAAATGTAGATACCGCACCGGTTGATGTTAAGTGGATAAACGTAACTTCTGATACTAATCAGTCTACCGGATATTTTACCGACCTATCTGAAATTATTCCTTTTAAAACAGGAGCATTTACAACTACTGAGTTAAAACATATAGAATTTGGAGCCTTATTAAAATTTGTAGTACCTAATTCTGCAACACAATATTTTGACACATCCGATAGCAATAAAATTGTTACTACTACTGAAAACACCAGCCTAATTCCTAATGCATCATCGGTGCTATGGACTAAGGTTGTTAGCGTATACGGTGACGGCACAAATAATAATACTGGTATTAAGCCAGATGGTGCTGGAACAGTACTATTGAACGATGTAATACCGTCAAACGCAGTGTTACAACAAATTATCCCTAGATGGCGCACTTCTCTTGAGACTACTGTAGTCAGTACAATGGTTGATTTAATTTATTCTAATAAACCATTTGGACTTCGATACGATGTTAATACAAAGACCTGGAAAATTATTTTTGAAGCCAATCTTAACCAAAGCACAACATTTAGTTTAGGCAAGGCTGGAGATATTGGAAATTCAAAATTAGATAACAGTTGGATATTTTTATTCACAACTGACACCGAGTACTATACTGTCCAATATAGACAACTAAGATACATCTTCGAAAGTGATAAACAGATACGTTTTTATTTTGATGCTTCGGATAAAGTATATGATGTGAAATCAAATACTACAATCAAGGATAAAATAAAAATTTTACGAATTAATACACGACCGTCGTTAACTATTCCCTATACATTAGATTTAGATTGGGAAATTTCTGAAGAGTTTAAAGGATTAGATGGTTACGTAGATACTAAAAAGATTCAAATTACATTTACTGACACTGATGAAGATAGTGTAGTAGATAACCCAGAATTATTTGAACAACTTATTAACAAAAGCAGTTCAAAGTACTATGTAGTACTTGAAAAATATTCAATCGCACAAGGGCAAGAAGATTATAGATATCTTTCAAATACGGGAGAAGTAATAATTCTACCCTCAGAAAGTTCTGTGATTAATTTTAATGACTACAACGACAGTCAGCATTTTTATTTTGTTGATACGGATGTAGTTAAAAAATTAAATCTATCCCAAGGAAAATTAAGTTTTAGTGATTCATATCGAGTATTTCAAGGAAGAGATAATTTAAATTTTCAGTATATTCATAATGCTGATTACGAATCTAGAATTGATCCAGGCCTTACTAATATTGTAGACATTTTTGTTTTAACTAAAAACTACGATAAAGAATATCGAAGATACCTACAAGGAAGTTTAACGACCGAACCACTACCACCAAGCAGCGATGAGTTGTTTAATTTATTATCTACAGATCTTAATAAAATAAAATCTATTAGCGATGAAATTATCTACCATCCTGTCAAATATAAAATTTTATTTGGAAATAAGGCATCTCCGGACCTTCAAGCAACCTTTAAAATTGTTAAAAATTCTGAAAAGGTAGTAAGTGATAATGATATTAAATCAAGAGCGTTATCTGCAATAAATCAATTTTTCTCTTTGGAAAATTGGGACTTCGGAGATAGTTTTTACTTTACAGAACTAGCAACATATGTGATGAATCAATTAGCACCAGATATTGTAAATTTTATTATTGTACCTAATAAATCAAATTTATTTTTTGGTAGCTTATATGAAATTCAAGCAGAAAGAGATCAAATATTTGTAAGCGGAGCATCTGTGGATAATATTGAAATTATTTCCGCAATTACTGCAACAAAAATTAAGAGCTCTGGTGAAATCTTTATACAATCAACAACACTAAATGAACAAAATATTCTTAGCAGCACGATTGGGAGTGTTTAATGGCATACGATAAAAATCAAAATGAGAACGGTGTCCCTATAAATTCAAACGAAAAAAGAAGATCGTCAAGTCTTCTTCCTAGATTTTATAGAACAGATGCTAACAAAAAATTTACCGAAGCCACTATAGATCAACTAACACAGCCTGGAAAAGTTAAAAAAGTAAATGGCTACATTGGAAGAAAAAACGCCAAAGCAGTCACGGCTAGCGATATTTTTATTGAAGCATCGGATATTGATAGATCTAATTATCAACTTGAACCTGCAGCAATTATTCAAGACTACTTAGGCAATGTATCATTTTTAAAAGATTATATAGATCACATTAATCATGTTAAGATCAACAACGGAATCGTTGATAACCATGAGAGATTAAACAAGCAAGAATTTTATTCTTGGGAACCTCATATCTGCTGGGACAAATTTGCTAATTTTCAACAGTATTTTTGGTTACCCTATGGCCCTCCTGTTATTTCTGTAGCAGGACAACAACTAGCAATAGAAAGCACTTATACTGTTGTTACTGTTGACGAGGGAGATAACCGGTCTTTTGTTTTCACACCAGACGGATTAAGTAAAAATCCTTCTTTAACATTATACAGAGGACAAACTTATAATTTTATAATTAATTCTCCAGGAGAACCATTCAGTATTAAAACTGAACGAACTATTGGCTCAACAGATCGTTACTTGCAGGGTGTAAGTCAAAATGCTGTAGAAGTAGGAGAAATTAAATTTTCAATTCCTGAGGACGCACCGGACTTTTTATTTTACACAAGTGAAAATAATATTGATACTTCGGGCATATTTAAAATACAAGACATTACAGAAAACACATTTTTAGATGTTGAAAAAGACATCCTAGGCAAAAAGACTTATACTATGTCTAATGGTGTTTCTTTTAGTAACGGAATGAAAATTAAATTTACTGGAACTGTATCTCCTGAAAAGTATTCTAATTCTATTTGGTATGTTGAGGGTGTAGGAAATAAAATTACATTAGTAAGCGAAAAAGATTTAGAAATCATCAGCACATATACTTCTGATAGTCAGGTGTTGTTCGATGACACTCCTTTTGATTTTTTACCTTTTAGTGATGCAAATAGTTTAGCTGCATCAAAAGATTATATTACTATCAATAGATCAAGTCCAGATAGAAATCCGTGGGCTAGATATAATCGATGGTTCCACGAAGATGTGATTAAAACTAGTTATGAATTAAATTCTTTAGCGCCAGATATTGATCAGAGCGGAAGAGCAAAAAGACCAATTATTGAATTTGATGCAGGTGTAAAATTATATAATTTTGGATCAGTTGCAAAGAAAAATGTAGATTTAGTAGATACATTTACTACTGACGTTTTTAGTACTATTGAAGGAAGTTTAGGTTATAATATTGATAATGTAGATCTAGTAAACGGCCAGAGAATTCTGTTCACAGCTGATACAGATATACGAGTTCAAGGGAAAATTTTTGAAGTTAAGTTTATCAACGTAAAGCCAGCCAATCGACAAGTTGAATTTAACGGAATTACAAATGTAGAAATTCCGACTAACCACCTTAATCTTGATATTGATCACGGATTAGTTAACGGAAGACGAGTAGAATATTTGTCAAACGGTAACACTGCAATTGGTGGACTAGTTAATCGCCAAGTTTATTATGTTTACGTAGTTGATAATAAAAGAATTAGACTATATTCAGATAAAAATCTAACACAAGTTGTTACCTTAACCTCGCAAAGTGAAGGAAATCACTTGCTTGATATAGTAACGGTAGCACAAGATCAAATTACTCTAATTGAAACTGACGATACTGTTCCTATTAACGGAGAAACAGTTCTTGTAAAGTTCGGCCAAGAAAATCAAGGATCAATGTATTATTATAATGGATCCATTTGGAACAAAGGCCAGCAAAAAATAACAGTAAATCAGTCTCCTTTATTTGATTTATTTGACGAGGATGGAAATAGCTTTGCAGACATTTCTGTTTACGACGGATCAAGTTTTGCAGGAAATAAGATTTTTTCATATAAAACTTCTTCACTTAGTGCCGACTCTGAATTAGGGTTCGGGTTATCTTATCAAAATATAGCAAATGTAGGAGACATATTATTTGAATTTAATCTATTAACAGATTATTTTCAATATAAAGAAAACTTTGTTACACTATCAAAAAATACAGATACTGGATTTTTAAAAATTATTCACGGATATAATCTTGAAGAATATTCTAATGGATGGTGTAAGAATTTAATTACTAATGCTCAACCTATTATTAGAATTTACGAAGGTACAGAATATAAGAATAACTTTCCTATTGACGTATACGATAATGCAAACGATTTATTAGATCTTGAAGTTAGAGTTTTAATTAACGGTAAAAGAATTCCAAAGACTGCGTTTACTGTAGAAACAGGAATAAACTACAAATACGTATCGCTTAATCAAAACAGTAGAATAACAATTACAGATTCAGATGTAATAACCTTAAAATGCTTTGCAAAACAAGCTAAGAATAAAAAAGGATATTACGAAATACCTTTAAGTTTACAAAATAATCCTTTAAACAATAATTTACAATACTTTACTTTAGGCGAAGTTATTGATCATGTATCTTCAATCTCTGAAAATATTCCAGGATTTGTAGGAAATTATATTGGACAAGGTAATCTTAGAGACTTAGGAGACACATCCTCGTACGGTACACGGTTCGTTCAGCACACATGTCCGTTAAATTTTAGCCTTTATCATCTTGGTTCAAAAACTGCTAATGTTCTAAAATCTGTTGAAGACGCTAAAGAAACGTATGCAACATTCAAAAGATTATTTTTAAGACTAGCCGAAGAATCAGGTTCTGGCAGCAATATTAGGGACCATGTTGATGAGATTTTATATCAAATAAATCAACAGACTCCTAAAACAAATCCTTATTATCTAAGCGATATGTTTGCCTATGGACCAAGTAAAAAAACTGAATATCCTGTGTTGGATTCTCGTGTAAAGATGTACCCAATTTCTGATGTATTTGATATGTCAGCATTATCAAATAAGTCAGTTTTAGTTTATCTAAATGGTGAACAACTACTTTACGGATTGAATTATACCTTTACTTCTTCAGGATATTTAGAAATCATCTTAGACATCAACGAGGATGACTTGATTGAAGTATATGAGTACGAGTCAACTGACGGAACTTTCGTACCTCCTACACCAACAAAATTAGGCATCTGGCCAAAGTTTGTTCCTGAAATTTTTCAAGATACAACTTATATTGAACCTACAGATGTTATACAAGGACACGACGGAAGTATTACTATTGCATTTGGTGATTATAGAGATGAATTGCTTCTAGAGTTAGAAAAAAGAATTTATAATAATATAAAAATCTCTTACAATCCAGAAATTTTTAACATTGAAGATACTATCCCAGGTTACTTTAGAAATACAGACTATGATTTAGATGAATACAATCAAGTCCTATCAAAATATTTTTATTACTGGTCAAGCCAAATAGATCAAGATTACACTAGATTACCAACGTATGACAGAACTAACGGCTTTACTTTCAATTATAGAGGAAACATTGCACCTGACGGAAGACCCGTGCCAGCACACTGGAGAGCAATTTATAAATGGCTCCTTGATACAGACAGACCGCATTCACATCCTTGGGAGGTTTTAGGATTTACTATTAAACCTGTATGGTGGGAATCAGTATATGGACCAGCGCCATACACTGCTAATAATAGAATTCTTTGGCAAGATTTAAATGACGGTGCAGTTCGAGAGCCAGGAAAACCAGTAACTAGAAAGTTGCACTACAAGCGGCCAGGACTGATAGATATGATTCCTGTTGACCATCAAGGAAGATTAATAAGTCCGTACGAAACCGGAATGGTCACTGGCGTAATAAATCCAAGCCCAGCCGGATATTTAGAATTTGGAGATCAAGGTCCAGTTGAGACAGCATGGAGAAGATCAAGTCTTTATCCGTTTGCTGCGCTTCTAGCCTTCTTAACCTTATCTCCTAACAAAACATTAGGAACTTGCTTTGATAGAAGTAGAATTGTAAAAAATAAAGCCAATCAGTTAGTATACAAAGACACCAATCTTCGTATAAGACTTCAGGATATAATTTTACCTTCGAATGTTAATGATGCTACTCGAGAATATTCCAGCGGATTAATAAATTATATCTCTGATCATATTTTTACTATCAACAATTATAATATTTCTAGTTATAAGAGTGACTTGTCGTCTTTAACAAATAGAATAGTCAGCAAACTTGGCGGATTTACCAGTAAGGAAAAATTTAGATTAATTCTTGATTCTAAATCTCCAACTTCTAAAAATAATGTATTTGTTCCGCAGGAGAATTATAACATTGTTCTTAACACTAGCTCTCCAATTAGAAAAATTTCTTATAGTGGAGTTATTATTGTTAAAGTGTCTGACGGATTTAATATTGCAGGGTATAATCAAGACGAACCGTATTTTAGTTACTATTCTAAATTACAAGACGGTCCTACTATTAGAATTGGCGGAATAAGCGAATCATTTACAGATTTTGATACTAACCAAACTTATGTAGCTGGAAAAGTAATTAGATACAACGGAAGATATTATAGAGTAAAAACTAATCACATAAGCGGAGATACTTTTGATAAAGATCTTTATGTCTTATTACCAAGTCTCCCAGAAACAGGCGGAGTAGTTGCCACTCTTGGTAAAGTTTGGGAAAAACGTAAAGTATTAAAATTAAGTTACGGAACTACACTTAGTACAATACAAGAAGTGGTAAGTTTTTTAGAAGGATACGGTATCTATTTAGAAGACCAAGGATTTGTATTTGACGACTTTAATACTAACACTGAAAGTATTTCTAATTGGAACACCAGCTTAAAAGAATTTATGTTCTGGGCTACTCAGAAATGGAAAACTGGAGCAGTTATCTCTCTAAGTCCTGCAGCAGAAAAAATTACTCTTAATACTGAGTTTTCAGTAGTTAATGATATTAAAGATAGTTTTTACGGATATAACATTTTAAGAGTTGACGGGCAAAAATTAGATCCTGATCTAACAAGCATTTATAGAACAGATAACAATTATTCAGTAAGTCCTGCAAACACTAGCCACGGAATTTATTCAGCTACTTTTTATCTAATACAAAAAGAACATGTAGTTGTTATAGATAATAGAACAATGTTTAATGATGTTATCTATGATTTAGAACCAGGGTATCGTCAAGAAAGAATTAAAATAAACGGCTACCTTACTCAAAGCTGGACAGGCGGATTTAGTATTCCAGGATTTATCTATGATGAAGCAGTAATTAAAGATTGGGAGCCTTGGACAGATTACTCGTTAGGAACAATTGTAAAGTTTAAAGAATTTTATTATAGTGCAAACAAATTTATTCCCGGAGTAGAACTGTTTAATAGTAATGAGTGGAAGCTACTATTAGAAAAACCTACACCTAGGTTAATTCCTAACTGGGATTATAAAGCAGAACAGTTTACTGATTTCTATGATTTAGACACAGATAATTTTGATGCAGGCCAACAAAAAGTAGCGCAACATTTAATTGGATATCAAAATAGACAGTACCTTGAAAATATTATTCGAGACGACGTAAGTCAGTATAAGTTTTATCAAGGTATGATTATTGAGAAGGGCACAAAGAATGTTTTAAACAAACTGTTTGACGTTTTAAGTGCAAACGACCAAGATAGTCTTGTGTTTGATGAAGAATGGGCTGTTAGAGTAGGAGAATACGGTGCAAGTGCAGCGTTTGATGAAATTGAAATTAAACTAAAAGAAGATAATTTTAAAATTAATCCACAGCCAATTGAATTTGTTAATTCTATTGATTCTAATATTGTTGACTCTGTTTACAGACAAGTGCCAACAGACCTTGTTGTTAGAACAGTTAATTATTCTAGTAATCCTTGGCCAATAAGATCTCATAAAACAAGATTTTTAAGAACTCCAGGGTATGTAAGATACGACGACGTAACACTTAGTGTTGATTCTTTACTTGACCTTTTAGATCAAAATCCAAATGAATTTTCAATAGGAGATTACATTTGGTGCGCCTTTGAAACATTAAATGCAGGCGGCGATTATTGGAATGTTTATAGAATTACTCGAGCACCATTTACTATTATAGGTGCAACATATGACAACGGAATCTTAACATTTGAATGTGATATAACTCCTAATTTATCTATTGGGGATGTATTTGGATTACAATCGTCAGGCGACGCTGACGGATTTTATACAGTGTCTGATCTAATAGACGATACTATAGTTGTAGAAAAAGAAATTCCAAACTTTCAAGGATTATCAGGCGCAACTAGAGAATTGATTTTTGTTAGTCAGAGACTTGAAAGTATTGATTTAGCTAATGAAATTTTATCTACAAATATTAAAGCCGGAGAACTGATATGGGCAGATTCAAATGAACAGTCTAACAACTGGGCAGTTTGGAAAAATTCTCCAGTATATGCTAAAGTAGAATTAAAAAATGATGAGCCAAGAACCGAAGAAAAATTTGGTATTGCCCTAGCTACAAACAAGCTTGGAACTACTTTGGCTGTAGGAACAGAACAAAATAAAGTATTAATATACAATGTATTCAATGGAACTTGGGGAAGACTACAAGAACTTACTGTGTCAGCCTTAGGTCCTATAGCAGATTTTACAAATAGCGGCTTTGGAACTAAATTGGCAATGTCAGAAGATGCAGAGTGGTTAGCTATTGCTGCTCCTCGTGCTTCTAACATTAAAACAACTTACCGCGGCAATTATAATTCAACAGCAAATTATAATGAAAACGACATTGTTCGAGTTGGAAATGTTCATTGGCAAGCTGCAACTAACTTATTAGATGCTGAAACATCAACTATTGATCAATTTGCTCAAGACTGGACTCCCGCAAGATTAATCGAAGCAACTAAATCAGGAACACCTTCTGGCTATGTTGGTCAAGGATTGGTTGTTTTATACAAAAGAATTGCTGATGGAACATACAGAGTAGTAACATCATTTACTAGCCCTCATCCTGTATTAAACAACGAAGAATTTGGTACAAAGATGAAGTTCTCTCAGTCTAATGGAGAGTATATTCTTGGTATAACAAGTCCTCTATCTGGAAAATTATATCTGTATAGATACTCTAACGTAAGTGACGATAGCGGCATTGAGTGGCACATGGATTATGATAGAAGGTATCGTGGCGCCTTTAGCAGTTTAATTGAGTATTACCAGGGAGATTTAGTATTTTATAATCAAAGTATATATGAAGCAATTGAGGATTTATCTGCCGGTGCATTTGATATTGATCAATGGACAGTAGTAACTGATAAAAATATATTAGGATATTTCCCCAACGATGTATTAAACATTGAGGACACTAGCCCTGCTTCTGATAAGTTTGCTTATGATTTTGATTTTTCTTCCTCAGGGGATCGTTTAGCGATATCAGCCCCTAATGCAGACAAGGTATTTGTATATCAGTATAATGGCAATAGCTACGATCTTATTTTACCAGTATTAGAACCGGCAACAGGCGATCTTGAAGCAAACACAAGATTTGGTGCCAGTGTAGCATTAAGCAGTACTGGAGATTCTCTAGCCATTGGAATTACAGACATAGTAGGCGCTTCCAACAACGGAAAAATATTTGTCTATGATTTAACTAGCGAAACCTATGAAAAAGCTCAAACTATTCGTAGTATCAGTGATGAGATTGACGAAAGATTTGGGTCAACTATTGAATTCATGAATGATGATAAAACACTATTAGTGTTTAGTAAGAAAGGCGACACCTTCCAAGACGGCAGCACTGTTATTCTAGATAACGGAAGAATAGATATATTTGACAAGTATTATACTAACTTCATATATGGAGAAAGTTTAACGTTTAATGATTCTTCCTTACTAAAATACGGAGAAAGTATTGCGGTAGCCGATAGTACTATACTAGTTTCGGCACCAGAGTATGACGATAGCTACGTTGAAAATACAGGAATTGTATATTCATTTAAAAAACTAAAAACTCAATACAGTTGGAAAAAACTTTATCAAGAGTCTGCAGTAGTAGACGTTGAAAAAATTAAAAAATTATTCGTTTATAATTCAAGAACAAATACATTATTAAATTACCTAGACGTAATAGATCCTGTGCAAGGAAAGATTGCCGGACCTGCTGATCAAGAAATTAAATTTAAAACCTATTTTGATCCTGCGATCTATTCTTATAGTAATAACGACTTAAACGTAGATGAAGGTTTAGACTGGACGTCGGAACAGGTTGGCGTATTATGGTGGGACTTAACCAACGCAAAATTTTTAGACAGCTATGTTGAAGACCTAATATACAGATCAAGCACATGGAATACCTTGCATAAAAATGCAAGTATTGATATCTACGAATGGGTAGAATCAAAGATTTTACCATCTGCATGGGACGATATTGCAGATACTGAATCCGGTTTAAGTCAAGGAATAAGCGGTCAAAGTTTATACGGCGATAATGCCTACAGTATTAAGAAACGATACGATAGTATTTCAAAAACATTTAAGAACACTTACTATTTTTGGGTTAAAAACAAAGTTACAGTGCCATCAGTAGCAGGAAGAAATATCAGTGCTACTGATGTTGCAAATTTAATTTCAGATCCAAAAGCTCAGGGATATCAGTTTGTTTCTTTCTTATCAAAGAACAGTATAAATCTTTATAATTTTAAATCATTACTTGAGAATAATGATGTAAATCTAAATTTCCAGTATTGGATAATTGATAAGACAGATAACAATTCACATTATCAGTGGAAAATTATTTCTGAAAACGAGAATACATCTATTCCTAAAGAGATTGAAGAAAAATGGTTTTACAGTTTAGTAGGCAAGGATGCTAATGATAGACCTCTACCGGATTTAAATTTACCTATTAAATTACGATATGGTATTGAATCTAGGCCAAGACAGAGTATGTTTGTTAATAGATTAGAAGCATTAAAACAACTATTTGAACGTGCAAATTCTGTACTAGCTAAAAATCTAATAGCAGATGATTATGACTTGAGCGATTTGTTAATGACTGAACCAAAGCCCTCGTCTGTTTCTAGACTTTACGATAGAGTTATCGATACAGAATTAGAATTAAGATTTATTAATACTGATAGTCTCCGCCAGGCAATATTAACTCCTGTTATTACTGATGGACGAATTACTGAAGTAGTTATTAGTAATTCTGGATATGGATATACAACTGCACCGTCTATTAAAATATACGGATCAGGAAAAAATGCAGATATACTACCAGTAATAAACTCAAAAGGCCAAATTACTGAAGTTTTAATTAATAATCCTGGACAAGGATATTCAGATGGTACACGATTAACAGTAAGATATTATAGCGTACTTGTTAATAGTGATTCTGCTGCTCTTAATCGATGGAGCATTTATCAGTGGGATAATGTTTCCTGGTTTAGAGCAAAAACTCAAACATACGATGTAACTCAATATTGGGATTATATTGATTATTATGCTACAGGTTACAACCAATTTACTAAAGTAGATTATGCAGTAGACGGTACTTATCAGCTACCATTACTTAAAACCAAAATTGGAGACACAGTTAAAGTTAACAATATAGGATCAGGCGGCTGGATAATCCTTGAAAAATATGCAGATAGTACAAGTGTTGATTATACTCAAAGTTATAGTGTCGTTGGTCGTTATCAAGGAACTATACAATTTAAAGATAATCTTTACAAATATAAAGAAGGTGGTGTTGGCTACGATGGAAGTTTATTTGATTCTGACGGGTACGATGAATTTGCCTCAGTCGAATTAAGAGTAATTTTAAATTCTTTTAAAGATAAAATTTTTGTCGATACATTAAGAGTTGAATATTTAAAACTGTTCTTCTCAAGTATTAGATATGTACTATCGGAGCAAACATTAGTTGATTGGGTATTTAAAACTAGTTTTGTAAAGGCAAAACATAATGTAGGTAGTTTAAAACAAAAAGTTACCTACAATAATGATAACTTAGATAATTTTGAAGATTATATTAATGAAGTTAAACCTTATAGAACTAAAATTAGAGAATTTATCAGTACATATAATACAGTTCAAAATACTCCGTTAAGTCTAACAGACTTTGATTTACAATCTACTATTAGTAATCAGGATACAATTATTCCAGTAAATGTTAGGGTTTCTGAGACCGTAAATGCGGTTCCTCCTGTAACAGAGATTAGTGGTACTAGTGTATTATCGGAATATCCGTGGAAACATTGGTATGATAATGTTGGATTTACACTAAGTTCGATTGAAATCGTAGATGGAGGTTCTGGATATATAACAGCCCCAACCGTTATTATAGAAGATAGTTATGGAGTAAAAGCATCAGCAAAAGCATTTATTTCAAACGGACAGGTGTCTAAAATTCGAATAATAAATTCCGGAACTAGATTCCTTAAAGCACCAATTGTAACTCTTTCTGGAGGAACAGCCTTATCAGACAATTATGCTAGAGCTGTAGCAATTATTGAAAATGGTGTCGTTAGAAGTTCTATGATTAAAATGAGATTTGATAGAACAACTAGAACATATGCAGTAACTAGTATTCTTGAAACAGAAACATTCTCTGGCGACATTCAAGTAACAGGAAAGAGATTACAATTTGATCTAAAATGGGCACCAAATACTGAGGTTGGGAAAACTTTAATTACAATTAATAATGTTGAAATATTAAGAGATGATTATAGATTAGTTGTTAAGAATACACAAATAAATGGATTTACACAGTACTACGGATCTGTAATTTTTGAAACTCCGCCAACAAAAGGTGCAACTGTAGTTATTAGATATAATAAATCATCTATACATCTTAATGCTGCGGATAGAATTAATTTTTATTACGATCCTCAGACTGCTCAATTAGGTAAGCAACTAAGTCAATTAATGACAGGCGTTGACTACGGTGGCGTAAACATAGTTGGTCTTGATTTCAATATACAATACGGCTGGGATAACTTACCTTGGATGACAATTCCGTGGGACACATTTGATGATTCTTTTGATGATTATGTCTATACCGGTGCGAATTATGAAGTAGTTTTAGATTATGTTCCTGCATTAAATGAAGAAATTAACGTTTATATTAGTAGGTACGATCCTGAGGACCTAAGGTCTGTGAACGGTTATTTGCCGCCTGTTAGAATCGACAACTATGATTATGAAGGTGTTCCTATTCCTGGATACCCTGATGCAGTAATGGCTACATTTGTAGGAGACGGAGTAAATCAAACAGTGGTGATCCCCGAAGATAAAATTACAATTAACAGCAATGATATTGTTATTGTAAGACGATCAACAAGCGATGGCAGCTATAAACCTTTAGAAACTAACTATGACATACGTCTTGACGGAGGACCAATTGATTATTCATCTGCTACAGGGTTAAATGCAGATGATATTATTATTGACGGTGACGGATTCGTTACACCAACGTCAAGTTCGGCACCCGAAGAAGTTGTACCAGGACATATTTCTGACACTGTAGCAATTAAAGTTTATAATAGACCAACAAGCGGGTCTGCAAAAATTATCTCTAAAAATTACAAAGGAGACAATTCAACATCTAGTTTTACCCTTGATCAGATTCCAAATGGAAATGCTGTATTAATTGTAAAATTGGACGATCAAATTTTAACCAGAGGTGTTGATTATCAGTACGATTGGAAACTAAATGAAGTTAAGTTAACAGCAGCAGCGTCTAATACACAGATAGTTAACATTACATCTTTTGGATTAAATTCATCTAATGTAGTTGATTTAGATTATTTTATAGCTGACGGTGTTTCGACAGAATTCATAACTAGAGCATCTTGGTCAAGTAATTTTGAAGGATTCGTTCTAGTTAACGGCGAAGCAATAGACTATGTTTTATTTGAAACTGATGAATCATATGGAGAATCTAGTATAGGTAAATTAGGAATAAAATTTGCAGCACCGCCTGAATTAGATTCTGTGATTACCTATGCAATTACTCCTATTATCGAAGGAACACCAGTACTTGATAAGATGTCAATTATTCGATCTGAATCTTTTGAAGCAGAAGAAGAAGTGTTTAGTTATACTCTTACTATTCCTATAGGTAAAAAATTACCGTTTGGAAGAAATTCAATTGTAAGAGTAGGACAAGAAGTTTTAAGATCTCCTAGAACATTTTATTTTACATTAAGTGGAGGTCAGTTAACTTACAATATTCCTCAATATCAGTTAACTCCAAGTACATTAACTGTCTCTAATTTATCAGTGTATGTTGATGGTAAGCTGCTATCTCCTGTGATTGATTATACTTTTAATGGTGCAGGAATATCGGTTACATTGTTAAGTTCTTCGTATGTCGAAGGAACAGTGCTATCTATTGCAATTTTAACTGATGCTGATTACAGAATTGAAATTGACAGTGGTGGCGTAACTAACTTAATACTTACAGAGTCATATCCAACAGGTACTGAGGTTGAAGTTATTACATACTACAATCATGATATCCTTAATGTAGAAAGAACAAATAACAAATTAGAATCCCAAGGTACAATAGTTCCAATGTCTGCAGACTATTATGAATTTAAGAAAAATACTGCCGGTATGTTTTCTTTAAAGGCACCAGTGTCTTCAGACGATTATGTATGGGTAACTAAGAATAGAAAATTATTAACTCATAGTGTAGATTATTCTTTACATCCTTTAAAACAATCAATAATGCTGTCTGAAGATCTAATATCTAGCGATATAGTTGAGATTATAGTATTCAATGATCAAGTAACTGAGCAAGCAATTAGTTACATGCAATTTAAAGATATTTTAAATAGGGTGCATTATAAGAGATTACGCTCTGACAAGCAAACTTCCTTAGCAAGAGAATTAAATTATTATGATTCAGAAATTGAAGTTACTAATGGAAGTGTGTTAGCAGATCCATTAAGTTTAAAAAATATTCCAGGAATTATTGAAATTAACGGAGAACGTATAGAATATCTTTATAAAAATGGAAATATTCTAGGTCAGTTAAGAAGAGGAACTTTAGGTACAGGTGTACCTACATTACATAGTTTTGGTATGCTTGTACAAGATATTAGTTTTTCAGAAACTATTCCTTATAATGATGAGTTAATTATAGAAAATCATTATAGCGACGGTAGCACTAAATTAGTACCGTTAGAGTTTACTCCAGCATTAACATCAGGAACCGTAGCCGACGGAAGTACTTTATATACTGGATGGCGCCGATCATCAACCCCAACACAGTTTGGACAGTGCGATGATGTTGAAGTGTTTGTCGGGGGTTGGCTAGTAATGGGAGATTGGACATCAGATACAAGTTACAATTTAGGAGATATTGTAATTTATGGTAGCTATAACTATAGATGTACAAGCGATCATATAAGCTCTGATAGCTTTTTTAATGATTCAGATAAGTGGAAATTCTTTACTGGAAACAGAAGATTAAAGAAACATCCTTATGAAGTACACTGCTTAGATAACGGACCCGAAAGTCCTGGAGCAGATGTTGAATTTGATGCAGATTTTGCAGTCGATGGCACTACAAAGGGTGTATTGTTAAGCGAAATTCCAAGTATTGGAACTAAGATTAGTATAGTTAAACGACAAGGGAAGATTTGGAATGAGCCAGGGAAATCCTTATCGTTCTCTAATACTCCAATAGCAAAATTTTTAAAAAGATACGAAGGAGCATGGCCTAATAAAACACCATAATCTTAAAAAATAACAGATATGTTATTAAAATAGTGTATTATGCGTGTTGATAAATAATTTATTAGCGAGATTATTATGCAAGGTAAAGATCATTCAGGATTACATATAGAAGGCCATATAAAAATATGGCACCCAGACACGGGCGAAATCGTTGTGAATAAAAGAAATGCTATTCATTATGAAAACATTAGCATTGCCCTTGCTGAAAGTATTGCGAACGAAGGGCAAGGATTTATACAAGAAATGGTATTTGGTAACGGGGGAACTACAATTGATCCTACCGGAATTATTACATATTTGACACCAAATTCAACAGGCACTAATGCAACTTTGTATAATGAAAAATTCTCTAAAGTCGTTAACGATAGACAAAGAACAAATATAGACCCTACGAGAAATAGGGTCGAGACTAGACATGTTACAGGAACTAATTATACAGATGTTTTTGTAACTTGTTTTTTAGATTACGGTGAGCCAGCCGGACAAGAAGCATTTGATAATACGTCGAATAATAACGGAGATTTCGTTTTTGATGAACTTGGTCTTAGAGCGTACAGTGCAACAGGTACTGGAAGATTGTTAACTCACGTAATATTCCATCCCGTACAGAAATCACTGAATAGGGTAATTCAAGTAGACTACACCGTTAGAATTCAAAGTCTAACTGGTTTAAGTGAGGTGTAATATGGGATACTACCTAGTTAATTACACTGATACTAACAAGGAACCAATACAGGTACAAGACCAGATTGGGGATAACTCCACTAGTATAAAATTTACCGGAAGGAATACTACCTCTTACGGTGTTGACATAGCTGAAAACTTCTTACACTTATTAGAAAATTTTGCCAGCAACGCCCAGCCAGAAAACCCAGTTACCGGACAACTTTGGTTTGATGCAAGTCCTAGCACCCAACAATTACAAGTTTTTGATGGAGAAAATTTTGTTCCTGCTGGAAATATTTTTAGAGCAAGCGCAACTCCGACCTCAGGACGTCCAGGCGATTTATGGGTTGATACTGAAAATCAACAGTTGTACCTATACAACGGTTCATCTTGGGCATTAATAGGACCAAACTTTAACGAAGTCAATAAGACTGGTGCTGAAGGCGAAACAATAACAGGTAAAGATGGCCAAGATTATAATGTTGTTACAATGTTTTCAAACGGTAATCGTGTAGCAATCATTAGTAAAGATAGATTTTCACCTAAGGCAGCAATTCTTGGGTTTACAGAAATAAAACAAGGTATTAATGTTTCTGCTTTAAACTTTAACGATAACACTGAAACTAATAAACTTTGGGGAACAGCGGAAGCAGCTGACGGGCTAGTAGTATCTAATAAGATTATACCAGCGGCGAATTTTTTGCGGTCAGATGTAGCATCCTATACTAACTATTCTTTTTCTGTTAGAAATGATGGAGGCATTAGTGTAGGAGCAAATGCATCTACATCTATTAGTACAGATACTGCTGGATCAGCAAAGATATATCACAAAACATCTGGATCAAGTATTGACTTTGTAGTTAATAACGGCGGAACAGATTCAGTTGCATTAAGAATTTTAGCAACAGGTCCTAGAGTTGGAATTAATAATTTATCTCCTGATACAGAATTAGATGTAACAGGATCAGCTAAGATTAGTAATAGCTTAACTGTATCAGGAACGGGCGCATTATCTATTGCAACCGCTGGCGGCATAAGCGTAGAAAAATCAGTAACAGTAGGAGAAAATCTTAGTGTTGCTGGGCAAATTACCTCAAATAGTATTATACCAAACTTAGATAGTTCTTATGATTTAGGAACTAATCCGTCAGTATCTGGCGGAAAAGCATGGAGGAATGTCTATGCTGATAAAGTATATTCAGGAGAATTTATAGGTCCCGTGACCGGTAGTTTAACTGGAACAGCAACTTCGGCTATTAGGTTAGTTGGTACTACTAACTTTAGTATCACAGGGGATATTTCAGCTCCTGCTATTGCGTTTAATGGCGAGACTGTTGGAGGGAATGTACAATTCCAAGCAACATTAAGCCAAAACCTTGTAACAAATAAAACTGAAATTTTTAGTTCCGAGTTTACTGATGAACTATTAATACACAGACCTAATACGGGTTTAAGAAAAGTAACTAAAGCAAATCTTCTAAACAATGTTCCTATTATACCAGCCGGAACTATTCTACCATATGCTGGAGAAACTCCTCCAAGCGGATATTTATTTTGCGACGGTAGCGAGATAACCATTGGTGCTTATCCTGATTTATTTGCAGTCATTGGATACAAATATAAAGAACAAACTCTTTTAATTGGTATCAATACATTTGCCTTACCGGATATGCGAGGAAGATTCGCACTAGGTAGAGATAGTATGGACAATCAGACCTTTATTACTAGATCTACTCAGTTTGATTTTGTGATAGACGATCCGGGCGATGGTTACGCAGCAGTATCAACAACTTATACTAATGTTCAAATTAGCGGCGGAGACGGCGTAGGATTAACTGTTGATGTGATAGTAAATTCTCTTGGACAGGTAACATCGGTAGTTCTTAATGCCAAAGGAACAGAGTTCACTGAAGGTACATTTACCGGGGCACTTGTTGTTGGATCAGGTATACCTTCATTACCAACTCCGGTGTCACCGGCAGTAATATTTGTAACAGTAACGTTACCAATAACAGGATTTTCTGGAGCTAGACCTATCATTGATGGTAGTGTCGAAACTCCGTTTAGTACAACTATTGGAAAATCAAGTGGTAATCCGGAGGTTTCGATAGCTGTAAGCCAACTTCCACAGCATAGCCACAATCTAAAAGGTGGTGCAGGAAATCAATATTATGCTGTAAGACAAGTTGCTGGAACTCCACCGGATCTTGATGCGATATCGGGATTAGGAGGCACTGCACCTTTGCAAGCACAATACTTAACAAACAGTGGCGGAATTGACACAACAGGCTCGTTAGGACAACCAATTGATGTCACTAACCCATTTACAACAATTAACTACATAATCTTTACTGGGGTAATTGCATGACCTATAAAATTAATAACACAGAAAATGTAGAGATTACTCAAATTATAGATGGAACCATTGATCAAACTACAGATCTTACCTTAATTGGTAAAAATGTTTCCGGCTACGGTGAATATATCAATGAGAATTTTTTAAAACTATTAGAAAATTTTGCATCTACTACTGAACCATCGAACAAAATAACAGGACAGTTGTGGTTCGATACTAGCGTAAACAAATTAAAAGTATATGATGGTTCTAGATTTAAAGCAGCTGGCGGTTCAACAGTCAGTTCTACACAACCTGCACTAGCTCAAGGCGACATTTGGATTAACCCAACTGATAATCAAATGTATTTTTATGATGGGTCAGATTTAGTATTAGCTGGACCAGTATATAAAAGTAGTCAAGGTCTTTCAGGATTTACAGTTGAAACAATTTTAGATACAACTGAAACAAGTAGAACTTTAGTTTATCTCTGGTGCGCACAAATATTATTAGGAATTTTTAGTAAAGACACTTCAGAATTCACACCAAAGAAAATTATACCTGGATATCCTTCCACTAACGGTATTTCAAATACAATTAGAAAAGGGTTCAATCCTGGAACTATTTCTCCTAAGTTTTATGTAACTGCTTCAGCAGCAGAAAATTTAGTTGATGAAAATGGTACAGTTAGATCCGTGTCTAATTTTATGACAACCTATCAAGACACTGGGACAATAGGTACAATAACTATTCAAAACTCTACTCCTTTAAAGTTAGGAGAAGCAGACGAAAGCCAAATATATGTAGATGATACAATATTTGAAATCTCTAGTAATGCGATCAATCAAGGGTTTAGTATTAAAGCATTACGGGGCGGTGGCCCGATATCTGCTTTAAAAATTGAAACATTAGAAGGTCGAGTTGGTATCTTTAACGAATACCCAGAATATAATCTTGATGTAACCGGTGATGCAAGAATTACAGGCGACTTAATTGTCGAAGGTGAAACTGTTACAATGAATACTACAGTTATCACTTCAGAAGATAAAAATATTGAATTGAATCGTCCTGCATTGGGCGATAGTACTGCTCAGACTGATTTAAGTGCCGACGGTGGCGGAATAATTTTAGTCGGAGCAACAGACAAAACTATATTATACAACTTGTCAAATGATGCTTGGGAACTATCTCAAACTATTAATATTCCTACCGGAACAGAATACAGAATTGACAATTCTTTAATTTTAAGTTCTACCACATTAGGCCCATCTGTAGTTAGTTCAAGTTTAACTTCTTTAGGAACTCTAGCACAACTTAACATTGATAATATAAACATTAACGGAAATACTGTAAGTTCTACAGATACAAACGGCAATATTATTATTAGTCCAAATGGATCAGGATCAGTTGATGTTAATTCTAGTTTAATTAAGAATGTAACAGCTCCAGTAAGTCAAACTGATGCAGCAAACAGATCTTATGTTGATACTAGACCTGTAGGGTTTTCATTAGATATTACAGATTTACCGGCACCAACTGATGACAGTATTGCATTAGTCTGTCATGACATTTATCCCGAAGATGAATTTCGAGTCGGTGCTGTAGCTAGAGTACACTGCACTTTAGATGATAATATTAATCCTGTATCTAGATTTTTAAAGAAATTTCAAGTTACTGCTTCTGCAACAGTTGCATTATCGACTGCTGCTAGAGCGACAAATTTAGCAACAATTACAGTTGGTAGTCCTCATGGATACAGCACTGGAAATGTAATTGATATTGTTTGTTCAACAGACACTACATTTAGTGCCTTAACAAGTATTACAGTAACTGGCCCAAGCTCATTTACCTACAGTAATCTGGGCACAGATCAAGGATCATTTTCAGTCGTAGGAACTGCCGAAAAACATGCTTGGTCCTTTGTAACTAACCTAACAAGTAGCGTTTGATGATAAATATTTTGAATAAAGGGGTAATTAATGCCGTACACAATTGATAGATACAGTGGCGCTTTCGATCCAATAATCGTAGAAGATGGCACTGTTGATAGCACTTTAGATATCAAGTTAGTTGGAAAAAACTATGCCGGATACGGAGAAGTGCAGAATGAAAACTTTGTACATTTGCTAGAAAATTTTGCAGGCGGAACTGAGCCACCTCGAAAAATTGCCGGACAACTTTGGTATAATTCTAGCACTAAAAAACTTAATTACTTTGACGGTACACGATTTAAAGTCGCTGGCGGCTCTATTGCTAGTGGTCAAGAACCATCGGGATTAGTAGCAGGCGATTTTTGGTTTGATACAGACAACGACTTGTTATATGTTTGGAACGGAACAGAAAAAGTTCTAATTGGGCCACAGGGTATTGCCGGACAAGGCACTATTCAAATGAAGGCACTTGAAGTTACAGCAGATGACAATACTCTAAGATATATTATTGCAGGTATCGTAGAAGATATTGGAGTATTTACAGTAAGTTCTTCGGCCGATTTTGTATTATCGGAACCAGATAAACCTACTGAATTAGAATACTTTACTGAAATCAAAACAGGACTCACGCTAAGTGCCGATGCAGGATATAAGTATCACGGAGTAGCATCTGATGCTGATCAGTTAGGTGGAATCCCATCTTCAGATTATGTTACTAAATCCGGTGTAAATGCAGCGTTTACTAGCGTAGCATCATTTTCTAATTCTGGTTTTACTGTAGGAACTTCGACTCCTAAACTTGAATGTTTAATGCAAGGGTCGGATCCTACAGTAAGAGCTACTGGCTCAAGTTTAACATTAGGTGTAGGTAATGCAAAACTTATGCAGATATTTCCAACTAAAATTATGCCCGATGTTGGAAATACGTACGATATTGGTGACCCTGGAGCAAAGTATGCTGTAGTATATGCTACACAATTTAATGGTACTGCTACACAATCTAATACTTTAAGAGAAGCCGGCGGCAGTTATGCAGCAGCTGATATTACCGGCACTTCCGGAACGATTGTTTGTAGAACCGATACTTCAGAAGTAATAGATGGTACTACTATACCTCCAGGCTCAATCAAAGGCGAATATTTTACAGGTATTGCTTTACAAGCACAATTTGCTGACTTAGCAGAAAAATATCTAGCTGACAGTGACTACATTGTAGGAACCGTAGTTACTGTAGGCGGTGACGCTGAAGTGACTGCATCACAAAGTGGTGACAGAGCACTAGGTGTAGTAAGTGGAAACCCTGCTTATATGATGAACAGTACACTAGAAGGCGGCACATACATTGCTTTAAAAGGAAGAGTGCCAGTAAAAGTGGTTGGTCCAGTAAACAAAGGTGACCGATTAATTGCGGCCAACGATGGTTGTGCCGAAAGAGTTGCGGTAGGTAACACTATTAGCAAGGGAATTTTTAATATTTTCGCTATTGCCCTAGAATCAAACAATGATTCTGGTGTCAAATTAGTCGAAGCAGTTATTTTATAAGGAATTGAAAAAATGGCAAAAATTACAGCAGCACAATATAATGCTATTCAATCTTCAGTTGCATCTATTTTAGGCACCGGTAGCGGGAATTCTGGTTATGGACAATCAGTAGCTTCTTCTCAAGTTGTGGCAGGATCAACTATTAGATTGAGTCAGTTTACAAATCTACGAAACGATTTGATAAGAATCAGAAATCACCAGGGAGTGGGTATTACTAACGGCTCCGGAGCAACTGGTAGTCCAGCTGGTTCCTATAATCAACTTATTGTTCCAACAAGTACATCTGTTATTTCTGATGCGCTTAGAGTACAATATACCAACATGTCCGGACAAATTGCAACAGACAAACTAGTTAGACCAGCTGAGGCTAATTTAATAGTTTCAGTTATCAACAACACAGTAACGATCCCAGCTCAGTTTTCGCTAACAACATTAGCAAATGCGGCTGGTTCAAATTCAACTACTGCTACTTTTAATGGTACTAGAGTTCATACTATTACTGTTACTGGCAGTACTGCTAATCCAGCAAGCGGTAATCAAGGGTCAACAACAGCTAACTCCGCTGCTAATCTAAGACATTTCTTTAATGCAGGCGGAAGTTTTAGATTTAGCGCAAGTCGTACCGGTGGATCAGTTAACAATAAAAACACCTACTGGACAGCATTGCTTAATTTTGGAACAATTGAGTTTAGAGGAGATACTGTTACTGTTTCTACTGCTGGTTTGTATAGCGGTACAGTTACTACTAGTGTTAATTATAGAACATTAACAACTAGCCCACAGACATTCTTTACTATTGCTGGTTCAGTTGTAACTGGTGCGACTAACACTCCGTACAATACTGCTTCTGTTACTATGACAGCTCAAAAAACAGCAGACAACTCGGGAATGACATTCATCATCACTTATAATGATGCTTCAGTTGGCGGCGGTGGCCCTAACGATGAACAAGTTGACGGAACATTTGCTAGTAACTGTGCTTTATTAAGACCGGTTGGAACTATTCAAACTTCCGGAACTAACAGTGTTACAATTGTCGCTCCAACAGTTACATCCACAATGACTTAATCAAGACTTTAGATTAAGGCTTAAAAAAAAGATAACTATACTTGCTTAGGCAGTATAGTTATTTTTTTGGAGTAAAAATGGACGACAAAGTTCAAAAAGCGTATGAAGTTGCCAATTATATGACAACTTTAGCTAATCAAAAGTCAATTTTAAAGCAAGAATTCAAACAAAATCTAGTTTATTTTTTCCAAGGGCACACGTTCCAAGTATCAAAAGATCTAATAACTTTTGTAAAAACTCTTATAGACTTGAAACAAGATACAGATGTGGTGCTTATAGATGATAACGACCTTCCCATCAAGATCAAAAATCTTAATGTGTTTTTAGAAGATATTCTAAATCAGTACTTTATGGCAGTTAACAGTTATCAAACCAAATATCAACAATTAAAACTTTCTAGAAAGGTTGAGAGTTTAGTTCAATTATGACTAAGGGTGTCTTAATCTTTGCCTTCAATAACGAAACTATTGATTATGTTAAATTAGCCAAGCTGGCTGCTAGTAGAGTCGCACAATTTTTAAAGGTACCTGTTACATTAGTTACTGATGTACAAGTTGATAAAGAAAATTTATTTGACAATGTTATTCTTTTAGCGAAAGAATTGGGTCAAAAAAGATTATTTCATGACGGGTCTTTAAAAAACTTTGTCGATGAGTGGAATAATCTTTCTAGACACACCTGTTATGACCTAAGTCCTTACGATGAAACTTTAGTAATTGACTGCGATTATATAATTAACTCTGATTTTTTAAATTGTTGCTGGGGTAAGACTAGCGATTTTTTAATTTTTAAAGATAGTTTTGATCTAGCTAGTTGGAGAAATATCAAAGAATTTAATCACATTAGTGAATATAGCATTGATTTTTATTGGGCCACTGTTTTTTATTTTAGAAAAACTGAAAAGAATCAATTATTTTTTAATTTAGTTGAATATATTAAAGATAATTGGAGCTATTATGTGATGATGTATCAAACATTAAGTTCAAATTATCGAAATGACATCGCGTATAGTATTGCGATACATATGTTTAATGGGTTTTCTAAAGAAAATTTTATAGAAATATTTCCAGCCAAAATAGCATATGTATTAGATAAAGATCATATCTTATCATTTGAAGATAATAAAATGACATTTTTATTAGAACATCCCTCGTCTGCTAATGAATACATTGTGTCCAAGACTGAAGGTATGGATGTGCATGTTATGAATAAACTTAGTTTACTACGATTAATGGACAATAAGGAATTATATGTCTAAAGGTCATGTTATTTTTGCTCAAAATTCTGATGTAAACTATCTTAGACAGGCATACGCACTTGCATTAAGTATAAAATTACATAATAAAATAAATCAAGTTTGTGTTATTACTAATGACAAAGTACCCGAGCACTATAAAAAAGTATTTGATTATATAGTCGAAATTCCGTGGAATGATGAAGCTAAAGACAGTGTTTGGAAAATTGAAAATAGATGGAAAATAATTTATGTAACACCGTTTAAAGAAAATTTAGTTTATGACAGCGATATGCTATTGTTGAATTCTAATGATCATTGGTGGAATGTTTTAAAAAATAAAGATGTAGTGTTATCTAGCAACGTGTTTAATTATCGAGGTAATAAAATTACTTCTAATTATTATAGACAATCTTTTGAAGAAAATAAATTACCAAATACATATTTTGGATTACATTATTTCAAAAAAAATGAAAGTTCTTTTGAATTTTATAAATGGTTAGAAATTTTAACAAAAAATTATCAGACCTTTTATCAAAAATTTTGTCCTAGCACTCAACAAACTTGGGCTAGTATGGATGTTTCGTCGGCATTGATTTTAAAAATTTTAGATGTTGAGGAACAATGTACACTAAAAACTCTGTCAATCCCAACCTTTACACATATGAAACCAGCATTACAAGATTGGTCATTGTTGCCCTTTTCTTGGTATGATACTGTAAGTAGTGTGTTTACTGATCAATGCGAATTAAAAATAGGAAATATTTTGCAAAACGGTGTATTCCATTATGTAGAAGATGAGTTTTTAACACATGAGATTATTCAAAAACTTGAAAATAAATTAAAGAAAAATGCCGAAGAAAAAATATAATCCAACAGACATATTTTTATATTTTAATGATAGCGGAGTTATAGAATCTATAAGTCCTGAATTAGAAGAATCTAAAAAATTTATAGCTTTAGACTTTGACGAACAGCAAAAATTTTCAAGTAGTGGATTTCAAATTGGTAATTGTATGATAACTTTTGCCGATGACGGTAGTTATGAAATTAAAGAAGTTGAAAAATCTATACCTCCTACAGTACACAGTTATATTCACATTATTAGACCAATGATTGATTCACGTGAAGAGTGCTTGATTCAAAGAATGTCCAATTGTTGGAGATTTAGACTTTCGCCTACAGTTAAAAAAAGAATATTAAGAGATCAAAATAGGAATATAAATTTCTATATTTGTAAAAAACAAGACATACACTTTTTAATTAGAACAATAAGATTTCAATTATATGATTTAGTTGAAAATGACTTTATCGAAGTTCCGTATGCTTACGAAAACGAAAACGATTTAACAAAGTTTTCAATGGTAACAGAACAGTATTTTAAAACATATGGATTATTATGACTAAAACTTTTAACATTATTGATTGCGATGTGATATATTTGAGCTATGACGAGCCAAACGCTGAAAAAAATTATGCAGATTTGCTAACTAAATGCCCGTGGGCAAAGCGTGTACACGGTGTTGAAGGATCTGATTCAGCGCACAAGGCCTGTGCAAAATTAGCAGACACCGAAAGAATCGTTATAATTGATGGAGATAACATAGTAAATCCTAAATTTTTTGAACAAACAATTGAAATTGATTCAGAAGAGTTATATAATCGAAGTGTAGTGTCTTGGTGTGCATTAAATGTAGTAAACGGATTAATGTATGGAAACGGTGGGATCAAAAGTTGGCCCAGAGAGTTCGTGTTGAACATGAAAACTCATGAAAACGCTGACGCTAATAATCCTCAAAGCCAAGTTGATTTTTGTTGGGATATTAATTACATAACATTAGACGAATGCATGAGTTGGGTGTATAATAATGCTACACCTTGGCAAGCATGGCGGGCCGGATTCCGTGAAGGTGTCAAAATGAGTTTGACACAAGGAGTTAAACTAGAAAATACTAAAAAATTTATTCACAGTGTACATAAAAAGAATTATCATAGATTGTTAGCCTGGTTAAATGTTGGATCAGATGTAGAAAACGGTTACTGGGCAATGTTCGGGGCAAGACAAGGATGTTATATGACAAATTGTACTGATTGGGATTATGTAAATGTTAGAGATTTTAAATGGTTAAATCAATTTTGGGAAGATCAAAATGCAACACTGACTGAAGATCGTATGAAAGATGAAGTAGAAATTTTAGGAGAAAAACTTAAAAGCGAATTAGATATTCCTGTGAGTAGTCCGCTTGATCCAATACAGAGTAAATTTTTTAAAGAAGTGTTTACTAACCCTTCTAGAGTAACTACTGGTGCTAGAGTTGTTAAACGATGATGTATGACATTGTGTTTATCAGCTACCAAGAACCTAATGCTGAGGAAAATTACAAAAATTTACTAAACAACTTTCCAATGACAAAACGTGTACACGGAGTTAAAGGAATACATCAAGCACACATTGCCGCAGCACAGAAATGTTTAACTAAGATGTTTTGGGTTGTTGATGGTGATGCAAAAGTGTTAGAAGATTTTAATTTTGATTATAATGTTTCTAATCAGTATCTAGAACATGTTCACGTCTGGAGAAGTCTAAATCCAGTTAACGGACTAGTGTACGGATACGGAGGAATCAAACTTCTCCCAAGAAAACTAACTTTAAATATGGATGTTTCTAAACCTGATATGACAACTAGTATTAGTAGACATTTTGTTCCAGTTTCCCAGGTTAGTAATATTACTGTTTTTAATACTGATCCGTTTAATACATGGAAAAGTGCATTTAGAGAGTGTGTAAAATTAAGTAGTAAAGTAATTGATAGGCAAAAATCTAATGAGACTGAGGAAAGATTAAATGTTTGGAGATCAGTAGGATCTGATAAGCCTTATGGAGAATATGCAATTCGCGGTGCGCATGAGGGTACTAACTACGGAACTGAAAACAAAGGCAACGTTGATGCCTTAAAAAAAATAAACGACTTTATATGGTTAAAGGAAAAATTTGATGGAAATTAAAGATTTGTTGGATAGATTTGAACTGTTATTCAATACTAATGAACGAATATCTGATTTACGCAGGTCTTATACTGATAAAGACTTTTCTAGTATTTTTAGATTATTAGATAATGAAGAATTAAGAAAAGCTGTAATGGAGAAAAATCTACACAGTATTTTTAGACTTTTTGATGAGAATGAATATACTGAGGATATAAGAAAAGCAGTCATTGAAGAAAATATGTATAGTATTTTTAGAGTTATTCCTAATTTAGAAAACGATGGAATTGAAGAATTAAGAAAAGCTGTAACTGAAAAAAATTTACACAGTATTTTTAGATTAGTAGAAAATGAAGAATTAAGAAAGGCAGTTGTTGAAGAAAATTTATATAGTATTTTTAGGATTTGTAATAATGAAGAATTAAGAAAATTAGTACTAGAAGACAACGTTTGGAGTCTTTGGAAGATTTTATCTAACGAATTAGAAACACAGTTTGTTTCAGCATTTAAAAGTTTTTATATTGAACAAGTAAATTATGATGACGATTGTTTTTCTCGAGGACAACTAGCTAGCAAAATGTGGTTAATACATGAGCTAAAGAAACTTGATTTAGATTTAGGAACGGTATTTTTATGTGCAGGCTGGTACGGTACTCTTGCTGTAATGATGTTCGAAAGCAATTTAAAAATTAACAAAGTTAGAAGTTTTGATATTGATCCTAGTTGTGTTAAAATAGCAGAAAGATTTAATAAACCGTGGGAAATGGATTCGTGGAAATTTAAAGCTGGAATTGCTGACATTTTAAGCTTAAATTATAATAAGACAACTTACGATGTTTTTAAGCCAGACGGAACAACAGTAACTTTAGTAGATATTCCTAATACGATAATTAATACTAGTTGTGAACATATAGGAAATTTTAATCAATGGTACGAAAGTATACCAGATGGGACACTAGTGATTTTGCAAACTAACGATTATTTTGACATTGAAGATCACGTAAACTGTTCTAGTTCTTTGATTGACTTTACAGACAAAACTCCGATGAGAGATTGTCTGTACGAAGGTGAATTAGAATTACCAAAATATAGGAGATTTTTGAGAATTGGATATAAATGATTTTGATTTAAGAACTCTTCAAAAAGAATCTGCAAGAGCTCTAGTAGCTATAGAAGCTACCAACAATAATATTTTTAAATTTAACCAGCAGGCTCATCACGATAGCCAAAATTGGTATAAGGCTGTAATTGAATGGTATATCAACGAGTATGGTGGATTACCAAGTCATGTTGGTCCAGGAAAAGATGTTAAATTAGTTTTGGATAATTAATGTTAGAATTTACCAAGCCATTAAAAATTTATTTGTTTAAAGAAACTAACGAAGTTAGTTTAAGTATTCTTGTCAGCTCTAACACAGTAAACACTTACATGTTAAAGGTGGAAGATTTTGAAAAAATATTAGGATTTTGGAATAAAAAAGGTGGATGTCAAATACAAACTGATAATGCAGTTTGGCACATCCAATATAAAACTTCGGGACCTAGACCAGAGTCGAAACCTGCTGCATATGTTAGAATAGCAATATACTTAAAAAGTCAAGCATTTCATTATAGAGTAGATTACGATGATGTATATGAAATGCAAAAAGATTACTTTTATCAAAAAAATAATAAAATGTATTGGGATAAGGAAACACAATGAATCGAGAAGAATTTTTAAATAGATTTTCTCCAGGTACACATCCAACAATGTGTCCTTTGTTATTCAATCATTTTAGTACAGAAACTAAAGGACAAATAAAATTTTGTTGCGAAGCAAAGTATAATCCTGACATAGAAAAAGTTGACGGTAAGTCTACAAAGATTATAGAAATTTTTAATAATTCATACTACAACGAATCTAGAAAACGGATGATAAATGGAGAAAAACTTTCAGAATGTGAATCTTGTTGGATCAAAGAAAAACAAGGATTAGTTTCTAAACGATTAGAAGAGTGGAATGTCTTTCAACAAAATTATGATACTTCATTACCTGAAGATTTTTCTAATTGGGAAAAGTTTGATACAAAGTTAGTACCCAGCTATTATAATTTGCAAGTAGCTAAAACTTGTAACTATGCTTGCATTATGTGTTCTACAGATTGGTCTTCTTTAATTACTTCTATAGGGCAAAAAATGGGAGAAGAAAAAAAGACAATGTTGTTAAATCAACGATGGTGGTCTAATAATCCAGGAGAAGAACAATTAGATAAAAGTGAAACTTTTTGGGAAGGGCTTAAAGACATTGCAAATAAGTTAGAGCATCTGTATGTTACAGGCGGCGAACCTTTTATTATTAAACCTCTTTGGAACTTTATAACCTTTCTTGTTGAGCAAGGTTACTCATCAAACATTGTATTCTGGTGTAATACAAATACGTCTCAGTTTAGCGAATACCAATTAAATCTTCTTAAAAGTTTTAAAAGTGTAGAATTAAATTTAAGTATTGATGCGTATGGCGAATTGAATGAATATTTAAGAACGAGTTCAGATTGGAATAATATTGAAAAAAATGTTAACTTAGCGGTCAAACATGTAGACGATAATTTCCAACTTACTTTAGTACCTGTAGTCAGCGGGTTAAATGTAAGATATTTAGATAATTTAATTTATTGGTGGAAAAAAACACTTGGAGATAAAAGATGTGTAATTAAACCAATTATACTCACTTGGCCACGATCAATGTCTATTAATGTTCTTCCAAAAAAATATATTATGAAGTCAAAACAATCTTTAATTAATGTTATTAACGATTGTAATTTAGATTATAAATCAGACTTTCAAAATGTTTTTGATTTATTAGACAATCACGATTTTAGTACAAGAGCAAATAATAAGTTAAAAGAAGAATTTCTGTATTTTCAAGAAGCAGTAAATAAAGATTATTTAAAACAATTTAGTTATCTATTTGAACAAGATGATATACCACTATAACGACATTAGAACTGTACACTTAGAAGTTACAGATAGCTGTAACGCAGCCTGCCCAATGTGTGCTAGAAACATTAACGGTGGCGAAGACAATCCTCAGTTACCAAACACAGAATTACATCTTGATGATGTTAAAAGAATATTTACAGTTGAGTTTATACAGCAATTAGACAGACTATATATGTGTGGCAATTATGGAGATCCTATTGCTGCTAGAGATACTTTAGAAATATTTGAATATTTTAGACAATCTAATCCTAAAATGAATTTAAGTATGCACACCAACGGCAGTGCGAAGAAACCGGATTGGTGGGCACGTCTTGCTCAAGTTATGGGAAAAAATTCTAATGTAGTGTTTAGTTTAGACGGATTAGAAGATACTAATCATCTGTACAGACAAAATACTATATGGTCTAAAATTATGGAAAATGCTCAGGCTTTTATAAATGCTGGCGGCAGGGCAAGATGGGATTATATTGTATTTGAACACAACGAACATCAGGTCGACGAGGCCAGAGCATTAAGTGGGAAAATGGGGTTTGAAAAGTTTCAATTTAAAAAATCAGCAAGATTTTTCAGCAATGCCTCGGGCGCAACAAAAGACACTCATCAAGCGGCCAATCGTAAAGGACAAGCAACTACTCTTTTAAAACCTCCTACTGATGACAAGTATAAAAATACAGCATTAGCAGAATTAAGTAAAATTGATAAAAAACTAGAAGATACTATTTCTTTTGTTCCAAGTAAAGCAGAAGAAGCATTCATTGTGCAAAGTAAACAAAAATTTCATATTGATCCCTCTAAGAAAAAACCAATGGAGAAGTATTGGGACGAAGTTCCAATAAAATGTAAAGTAGCAGAAGAAAAAAGTCTTTATGTTTCAGCTGAAGGTATTGTTCAACCTTGTTGTTGGACCGCCGGACAAATGTATGTTTGGTATTGGTTACCAGAAGGCGGCCAAATTTGGCAAGCAATTAATAAAGTAGGAAAAGAAAATTTAAATGCCAAAAATCACAGTTTAGAATCAATCGTAAATGGATTATATTTTCAAGATATTGTTCCTAATAGTTGGACCAAATCTAGTTGTGCTGACGGGAAATTACAAATCTGTGCCAAAACATGTGGTGTAAAAAACGATATGTTCAGTAACCAATTTGCCAATTAACATAATAACTAAATATTTCCATGACACAAAAATATCCATCAGACACATTTTGTATTCTTCCTTGGATACATTTAAGTACAAGACCTGACGGTAGTATGAGAGTATGTTGCACTGCTAATGCTAGCGGTGTTGGATCTACAAATGCTGAAACCGGGGGTCATGTCGGAATGTTGAAGACAGAAGAAGGTAAACCAGCTAACTTAAATGTTAGCGATTTCCAATCAAGCTGGAACAGCACTTACATGAAAAATGTAAGAAAAATTATGTTAGATAATGGACAGCCAGAAAGCTGTTCAAAATGTTATAAAGAAGAAGAATCTGGTCATGTAAGCAAAAGACAATGGGAAACTAACTATTGGGCTCAGCGTGTGGACATCGATCAGTTAATTGCACAGACAACAGATGATGGACAAGTCCCTCCTAATTTAAAATATATTGATCTTAGATTCGGATCTAAATGTCAATTAGCCTGTGTAATGTGCAGTCCGCATGATAGTAGTAATTGGATTCCAGAATGGAATAAGATCCATCCTACTATACAGAATAGAGAATTAAGCAAGACCATGGCATGGGAAAACAAGGGCAGTGTTAACGGCTCAAGTTTTAATTGGCATAAAAATAATCCTCTTTTTTGGCAGCAATTCTATGAACAAATCCCGAATATGCAACAGCTTTATTTTGCAGGTGGCGAGCCATTAATCATAGAAGAACATTACGAAATTTTAGAAGAATGTATAAAGCAAGGACATGCTAAGAATTTAGAACTTCGTTATAACAGTAACGGAGTCGAATGGCGAGAAGATTTATTTGAGTTATGGAAAGAATTTAAACTTGTTCGATTCCATTATAGTGTTGATGCAATAGGTGAAAAGAATGCCTATATTAGATATCCTAGTAAATGGGAACGTACAGAAGAAGTATTTAAGATTCTAGATACACAAACATCTGACAACGTAGAAATTACAGTTGCATGTGCAGTACAGGCATTGAACATTTATTATATTCCAGAATTTATCAAATGGAAATTACAACAGAACTATAAAAAGATTAACATGTGGCCATTTGGTGCAGGTGGAATTAATCATCATTTTGTATATTGGCCACCACACCTAAATGTCAAGATCTTACCTCAATGGTTTAAAGACAAATGCGAACAACACTATGAGGAATTTATACCATGGTGGATAGAAAACTGGGAACTAGGTGTTCCTGAATGGCATAAAGGTAAGGTAACAAAAGAACAGTGGCTTAACGCCGAGTATGGTATCAAAAGATTGCGCGGCATGATTAAATTTATGAAATCAGAAGATTGGACTAACCGATTACCTGAAACAACAGAATATTTAAAAGCACTTGATACACATAGAGGTTTAAATTTTGAAGAAATTTTTCCAGAAATGACAGGAGTATTTTATGGAGTACACTAAAGGTTTAAGAAGGGAGCATTATATGCTTCCAATGGATCATCCTATAGCAGTTGAAAATATGCGTAGGCATATTAGCCGAGCATCAAAATCTGAAGATGCAATGTTTTCAAAAGAAGAATTAGATTGGATTTGGAAATTTGCATTTGCCGGAGGCAAAGAAGTTAGAATGAATAAAAACGGAACTGTGTTAGTAGCAGGACAGTTACATGAAGTTTATTTAAAATTTAAAGATAGAATCGATCAGTGTTTAGGTATACCTGCTGAAAAAAGTCCACAAGTGGGCGGTAATTATTTTATTACTCCCCAACAATATGGATTACATAATGATAGTATAAGGCCTGAAGATTTTACAACTACATTTGATAAAGTCCCGTTGAATCACGAACAACGAAAATACACTTGTTGGAAAAATTGGTTGTTACCTTTATGGATAGGAACACATCTTAATGAAGAAGATGGTGGACAAATTGTATTCTTCGATCAGCGACATATTGACTGGGCGCATGTTTATAATGGTGGCGGTCTAGTTCCTAATATTGCTAGTGTGTATAAAATTACCACTGATTACACTGAACTTCAATTCTATGACGGTCAAGGAACTGCTGTTCCTAAAGAAAACAATGCAACACCTTTTGATAAATCTGTTTTTGAGCAGGTAATGAATACTCCGTATGAAAGATTAAAAGGTTTAAGTGCTGAAACTATTTTAGATTGGGAACCAGGTAAACCTATGTGGTTCGATGCAGTACAGTTGCATAATACTAATGAAGGTACTAAGAGCAAAGGTAAAAAATTATGGAACGCTAAGATGGGTTTATTACTAACTTTCTTAGTTGAACTCGATGATGATTTACTTATAGAGTGGCGAAAAGAACAAGCTAAGATGTAATTATAGATAGGGTAGTAGTCTAGGAACAATTAATTCTTCGGCTACTATCCTATTTCCTTGACTACTTAAATGGTGTCCGTCGTCTACAATATAAGAATTAAAATTGTCACCTAATTGTGTTTCAACATCAAAATCAAGTAGATCAGTTGTGTGAGCCTGAAAGATATTATTATGTTTTTCCCACCAGATATTCCGATGACTATAGATTATGTAAGGAGTATTAGATTTTTCTAATATTTTTTTAATCGAACATATTTGACCAAAGTATAAACTTTGATCATCCCAGTCGTAAGAGTAACTAAGTTTAGCAGCCATTCGATAATCTCTGTTATGTTTATGCCAGAATTGATCTATAGCTTTTCCGTAATTTGGATTCCAGAACACAAAACTTTTTCTTAAAGAAACATCACACTTATAAATGTTTGGATGAGAAACAGTAGGAGTCCAGTCTAAATTATAATGACCAGTTCTTATATGATGTCTACTGTCAGAAGTAACTTGAAATATAATAAAATCGTAGCCTTTACCTATCTCTGATTTTAGTACTTCAAATTGTGTTCCAAGATCGCAACCACCATGGGATGCACTGTAATAGAGAACATCAACATTTTTCTCTTTTAATACTTCGACTGTATTTTCAGGTACTCCTTTTTGTCCTTCGTGATTAAATTGACTCCAACTGCACCCTAAATGTAATATTTTTTTCATTTTAATTTTTCAATAATTTTTGGTATTAAAACATTTTCAGCTATATATCTGTCACCGTTGGGCGACATATGAAATCCTCTGTCGATGGCAAATTTCTTAAAAGTTTCAATACCAATGTACTCGTTAACACAAAAGTCTAGTTCGTCGTATATTTCTTTAAGTACTAATTGAGATATCCGAGTTTTATCTACCATTTGTTTCGAATCGTGTGCATATATTAAAAACGGAATATTTCTTTTTTTAAGTAAATTTTTAATTGTTACTATTCTACTTAAAAAAATACTTTCCCAATTAAAGTCGCCCGCATTTAAAAGTTTGGCCATTTTTAAATATGTTCCTTTATTCGACAGATAAGGCCAATGTTGATTAATAATTTCTTTATGCAGCGGCATCCAAAAAATATAGTTTTTAATAAGCCAGTTTCGACATTGTACAATATTAGGATGACTATCTTCTTTTTCCCATACAATATCAGAGTCTAATAGTTGACAATGAAATCTGTCAAATGTAGTTACTTCAAATAAAACAAAATCAATTTTTTCTTTACCGTTTAAAATGTTTAATAAAATTTCAAATTGAACACCTAATCCACAACCGCCCATAGCTGTTGAATAATAGTTTACATCAATACCTCGATTAATAAGGCCTTCTGTTACAAAAAATGGTAAGCTATGATTAGGTACACCATTTACTTCACTCCAACTACTTCCAAGATGCAATATATTCTTCATATGTTTTTTTATAACTTTCTATAACTAAATTTCTGTACTCTTTATATTGTTGAACTGGCCATCCATGTACAATAATATGTATTCTGGGAGTTTTACTATTGTTCCAAACAGCATGATTCGTGCTTATATCTATTAATCTAACATCTCCAGATTTCCATGGTATAACTCCGTAGTTTTCCATACCAAATTCGCAACCAACTGGATTATTTAACGCTATATTAATTGCTTGTAACTTTCTTTTATTGTTATCTCTATGAGGCATAATGTAGCCATCTGGTTCTAAAAGCATAAATCGTACCCTGAGAAATTTATCTAAAGGCCAACAACTTTTTAACCACATAGTTGTTATAGGACATTTGTCGGCTATCTCAGTCCAATGATAGTCGGGAAGATCTTTTAAATTTTCGTATTGTTCGTCACCTTGAGTAATATGTTTTCCTCGTCCGTGAATAACAAGACTTTTCCACCCTCTGTGATCTTCGCCTTCGTCTCGATGAGAATAAAATTCGTCAAGAAGAATTTCAGCTTCTTGATACATCTGTTCATGGGGAATCTCAACATTTAATCTAAGAGTTCTTAAGTTTGATTCTTCAATAATCCATTTTAACTGAGCATCTAAATTTAGATGTTTTGGTATCTCAGTTAAATTATGATAATGATTTTCTTCTTTCCTTTTCTCGAAGAATTCCGAGATATTCAGTGTAGTATTCATATAATTTTTGTCTCCAAGGAAAGTTGAATTCTGTATCAGGATCTAAACTAACATCTTTAACATGCATTAACGCATATCCTCTTGTCGATGCTTCGCTAGTAGGTAACATTCCTAAAAAATAACTATCATTTTTTGCTAGTCTTTCTGCACTAGCTAATGTTTTTAACATTAAATTAAAATGAATTTGACTGTACAAGTATGCTGTTTTCCTATAAGACAGAATATTGCTAAACGCATACAATGTATTACCATTCATCCTATTAATTAAATCTTCTATTTCAAAGAAGCTTTCTTTGAAATAGTTACAATTCAGTTCTAGTAATCTAAACTGCATTTCGGAATAAGGTTCTACAAGCCCGTTTAAAAATTCTTGTTCTGATTTTCTAATAGACTCTTGATTGCTAACTTGAAGATTGTACCCGCTAGAAAAACATAGTTGGTCATAATCTTTTCCGATATAATTGTCTAAAACATTTTTTGTAAAATTGATTGCAGATTGACTAATATCTCTAAAATCTACAGTAGTAGCATTAGGGCACTTGTCAATAATCTGTAAGGCTTGTAGTCCGTTTGCGGGAGTTACAATTCTTTTAATTTGCGGGAGTTCAAATTTTACAATTGGTTCATTTGTACAATTAAAGATAGTGTCGTCAAACGTACATTCTATACGTAGATAAGATCCGTACTTTAAAACTAGATCATCGTATAGGTAAAACTTATGCTTTCTTTCTTCTGAAGTCCACGGCCTAATTTTAAATCCGTGTTCTAACAATTTACTAATAATTAATCCGCCTGGCTTTATCTTTTTATAGGTCTTTGTTCCATCACCTTTATCAACTGATAAAGGAGTGTGGTGATCATGAAAATTGTTCTCGCTCCTACTGATATTTGTACATGTTTGCTCTCCAGGAGAATTATACATAGGAGATCCGGATTGTTTCCAATCTTTAACATCTAATATAAAACATTGATTGTGTAGTTCGTAGTATTCTTCACCTTTGTCTAAAAGATGTCCAATTAGAGAATACTCTGGATTTTTAGAAACTAACTGTGCTAACCATATTGGATCAAATGTGTTTCCTGGTCTTGTAAAAATGACTTTAGGAGCTGTTTCTGTTTGTAAACTTTTAAATGCATCGTCGTAAGATAAAAAGTATTTGTAAAGCATGTCGTGCCTTACAGATGCTTCTAGAAGATTATAACCAATTTCCTGACCTAAGGTGTCTTTATAATCCTTGTTATCATCAACAATGTATATGATGTATGTATTTTTAACTAGTTTTCTCATGGGTTCTTCAAATTATGTTGGCTAGTTTTTACTAGCTAAATATTTATATGCTACTATTTCAAAGTAAAAATAAGAGGAAGATGTGAGCTCCAAAATACTAATAACCGGAAATAAAAATTTTGGATTGTCTTCTGAACTATTTAAAATATATCCGGACGCTACTTTTGTATCAAGGACAACTGGCTACGATTTAACCTCAGCGGATGGACAGTTATCTCTAGCCAAAAAAGTTTTAGATTACGATATTTTTATAAATTGTTCAGCACTATGGAAATTTAACCAAACTGTACTACTAGATGCAGTTTATAAATCTTGCATAGAAAACAAAAAAGATCTAAAAATAATTTGTGTAGGATCAACAACTGATCGAGTTAAAAAAGGCGGAGCATGGTTATATAATGCAGAGAAAAAAGCTTTGAGAGATTATTGTAATACACTTTCGATGAACGGTGTATGGCAAGGAGGTCCTACAGTCACTTTAGTAAGTTTTGGTAGTTTATCTAATGTACAACATAAACATCCAACTAGGACTTGTATGGATATTAGTCTTGCAGCAAATTACATAAAATGGGTTATTGAACAGCCTAAAGAATTTCATATAAACGAAATAAGCATAGACCCAATTCAGAAAGTTTAACATGGAAAAATCAGAATACGATTTTAAAAAAATACCGTTTGAAAATATAGTTCGTGTTGGACAACGAAATATGTTATATAGAGACCTTTTTACAGTAAGTTGGTTATTAGGCAGATATTGTAACTATCGTTGTAGCTATTGTTGGCCTTATGCACGGAGTGATAAAAAAGATCATAGACCAACAGAATTATGTATTAAAACTGTAGACGAAATTAAACGACAGGCTAGAGAAAGAGGATTTAATAGTTTTCATTTTAGCCTTAGTGGAGGCGAACCAACCTTTCATCCAGGGTACATAGATATTTTAAATCATTTGAATAATGATGCCCCAAATACAAATTACACCAGTGTTCATATGACAACTAATATGAGCAGAACTGTAAAATGGTTTAACGATGAATATTGTCCTGCTGTTAGTAAATTCCACCGTGCAAGTATAACTGCTAGTCTACACACTGAACATGTTGACACTAAAGAGAAGCTAAAAGAATTTGGAGATAAATTAGAACTTTGTCAAGACCATGATGTACAAGTTACAATTAATATGGTCATGGTACCAGAGTGGTTTGATAAAGATTATGAAAACGCTCTTTACTTTCATAATAGGGGTATTAATGTTACATTAAAGCCTCAAAGCGATCCCACTGCTAGTCGGGTAGTAGATGGTTATACTTCTGAAATGTTAGAAAAGTTACATAACGGAATGCCTCAACGGGCGTTTACTGAAGCTAAAGCTGCCACTGCTAAACTAGTCTCAAGACCATTTCCTACTTTTGTTAAGATGCCTGATCCAATTTATAAAGCAGAAAATCAAAATATCCCACAACACTTTCAAGTAGAATTTATAGATAAAGAACAAAAGGTGTGGTACATGGATCAGGCCGAACGATTTAATGCCTTTAATTTTAACAAATTTGAAGGATGGGAATGTAGTAGTGGATATCGAGGTATTATTATACGCGAACCAGACGGAAGCATCAAACGAAGTTATAGCTGTCACGATGTGCCATTGGGAAATATAGAAACAGGTTTTAGATTATTTGATAGTCCTAAACCTTGTATTACTCCAAGTTGTGTAAGTAGTGCCGATAGTAAAATTCCTAAAAGAGCACCTAATACTGAACTACCGTTATTTCCTGGAGATAAAACTTATGCTAAGTAAATCTCATTTAAACGTACTACAAGAGAGAGTTAAAGATAAAGATTGGGTATGGTTAAACAGAGACATAGTTCATCTTCTAGAAGGTAGAGGAAAACGTAAAATAGGCGTAATTAATTTTGATGTAGCAGCTTTAAAATATTGGGATAACCTTGGCAGGATAAAACTTTTTATTGTTGGCCATAGCATAAAGAAATTAAAAGAATACCCTAAACTTTTATTAATGGTCAGAAATGAAGCGTTACCAAATTACAGATGGAAAGAAATAGTAGACTTTATTTTAGAAATAACAGGAAAAAATATTGAAGATATAATGGTTGTTGATGCAGGATATACTACAGACGGAAGTTACCCTCACATAGGTACAAATCCTTTTGTTATTAATCCTGTATTGGATCTAACAAGTGTAGTGCGAGCACTAACGCCTATTTCTCAAAGAAAAACTTTTTACAATTCTTTATCAAGAAATCCAAAAAATTTTAGATTATTATTTACTTTAGAATTAGTTAAACGAGACCTTTTAAATTTAGGGTGTGTGAGTTTTGGAGTTTCAGACGATTACGGGGACGAATTATATAAAGAATTAATACCTGCAGAATACACACATTTGTTTCCAATGTATGCTGACGGAATAGTAAAAAGAAATCAGTATGTAGTCACTTACCCGCCCGAAGCAATAGATTCAATAGTAAAAGTAGTTTTAGAATCTACTTATGACGATTCTATTATACCTGGAACAAAATGTACTAACTACTGTGGAGGTATTTTTAGTGATAGAGTATTTTTAACAGAGAAAACGTTTTTTGCTTTTCAATCTTATCAGATACCATTATTTGTAACAGTTAAAGGGCATGTGCAAGCTGTTAGGGATCACGGGTTTGATGTCTTTGATGATATTGTAGATCATTCTTACGATTTAGAACCAAATCCGGGTAATCGAATAAAAATGGTAGCAGAAGAGCTAGAACGTCTTTTAAAGAACAAAGATTCCATAATGTCCGTTACTAATCTCAACGAGAGGCTAAAAAAGAACAATCAGCATAGACAGATTGTTCAAGAGCAGATCGGAAAAAATCTTAAAGAAAAACTTACTGAATGGTTTAATCAGTAATAAAATTATTGATCATAGGAACTACTTTAGAAATTACTTCTGCACATGCACGAGCAATTTCCATGTGTTCTTTTTGTGTTCCATTAGAGGAACGAAGTTCGATATAATGTATCCAGCTACGCAATGTACCGTTCATATATAAACGACTTTCAATAAGCCCTTCCGGCAATACAGCACGAGCTTGTTCTTTAGCTATACCGTTTTCAATAGCCCAATTATATGCCATACGTGCTTCAGTAATAACATTGTTCTGCCACCGACGCCATTGTTGTTGTAAGTCGTCATCGTCGGTTTCTATACTGTTCTGTCGATTAGCAGTATCCTGGAGTCGTGCCTCTCTATGTACAAAGTTAAGGTCCTTTGTTGGATCAGCGTAGCGTTGACTAAATTCTTGAAAGCTAAAACTACGATGTCGTAGCATTTGCCTTGCAATGTCTCGTGTTGTTTCGATTTCTAAACACACTGATACCATTTCAAGCGGACTCCAATGTTTATGTTTAACTAGATAGTTAATTAATTTTTCGCTGGTTCCTGTATTGAACTGATTACTTGGATTACTTACTCTTGCACAAAAAGCTATAAGATCTTGTGCATCTTCGAGCCCTTGTGCAAGAATTTCAGGAGATGGTGTACTATGTGATATTAACTTTACTTTCATTTTAACTTTCTATTTTTGAAGAATTTTTTAGTACTGTTTGTAATGTCTACTCTAAGTCTCTCTGTGTCGAGTTTAAAATTAACATGTTCTATGTCATCTTTATAAGATCCGAGCATTTCTCGAACTTCCTTCTCAAAATCACTCCACGATGTATAGGATAATTTTTTTTCTACTTCTATTGACCAAACTTTTTTATTTTTGAAAACAACATCAATGGCATGTATGTATTCAATTGGTATAGCATCAAATTCAATTTCTTCAAAAATTTCAGACCAAGTATCGTTGATATCTTTAGGAAACCATTTGTTTTCGCTCTGGTTTTTTCGTTGGGACAAGATCTTCCGCCAGTCTTCTTAAGTTTGCAGCTTCCTTACTTAGTTTGTCTGCTTGACTTCTGTATAGTTTTGCAGTCTCCTCTGGTGTTGCATTTGGATTAGGAGTAACTAAATCAGGTTCAGAAACTTTCGGTACTTCTTGAATAGTAGCCACATCTACTGTTTCAGATTTTGGACCTTCTGATTTACTAGGCGATTTAAGAGCTAATTCATCTACAGTGGTTCCTCTTTGCTCGGCAATCATTTGATTTAACTCAGACAGCTGAATAGCAGTAGTATGATTAGGAATCATTTCAATATCTTTAGTAGCTATTCTAACTAGCTTTCCTTCAGCATGTAAAGCTGGTAACATCATTCTACCATCTGAAAATGGAACCCTAGCTAATACCTCGCCAAACTCAAAGGAAGCTTGTGCAGTATTACCTTCGACGCAGCTAATAATCGCGTCGTGTTGACTGTCTGATAATAACTCTGTAGGAACTATAAGGCAATAACTAGAGTCACCAGGCAGTGTTCGAAAAACGACTAAGCATTTTTTTGCATCAGCCTTAACGCGACCTACGTGTTTAAGATCCATTAGATGCTCCTTTAGATACAGCATTTAAGAATGCAGTAAGTTTATTATAAGTTTGTCCAACTGCCATCATTTCTGCAGGCTTAAATGCACCTCTTGAACTAGCAATGTCAACAATCATTTTCATTGCAGCCAGATCATTGATGTTTAATTCGGTACCAGCAGCATTTTGAGAGCCTGCCTCGGACTGAGCTTCGGCAGACTGTGCAGTTAAATTAATTTGATTTTCTTGTGTTTCGTGTTCCATAATAATCTCCTTATACACTATATATGATAAAAATTTGTTTCATAGAACAGAAATGAGCAAAATTATGATTCTTGAAATTTTGGATTTTCGTAGTAGGCATATGTTCCAAACGGCGGAACAATTTTATCATTACCGTGAATAATAAAGACAGTATCGCAGTAATTTTCGTCACCCCAACTACCCCAAGGATATCCATCAGTAAACATGATAAATTTCTTTGGTTCAATATTGTTTTCTTTCATATAATGCCAATTAGCATCAAAGTCAGTACCACCGCCACCTTTGACTTCGTATCCTCCGATGTCGTCATTATACCCGTCAAAATCTGCCTCGTTGTAAACACTTGTATCAAAGCACCAAATCTTTAACTTAAAATCTTTGTACTCTTCCATAATTCCTTTAATTTCTGAAAGGAAATCTCTAGCTTGATCATCGCCAATGGATCCACTCATATCTAAAGAAATAGCTATATCGATAGTTTCGTCAAATCGCATACCTGGTAAAACAGCACCAGTGTGCCAACCTTTTCGATTTGGACGCATAAAAGTATAATCGTTTTTAATAGTGCTTTGGATTTGTTGACGTAGCAATGTGCGCCAATTTATTTTAGGTTCTGTTAATTCTTTAATTAATCGTTCTACACCCGATGGCACATTACCTGCGCCTGCACCTTGAGCTGCTTGAATAGTAGCATCTCTGATCTCGTCACGAATTTTTTTCAATTCTTCTTTTGAATATGACGGCCTACCGTCGCCGTTATCTTTATTCCAGTCAATGTGTTCGTCAAGTAACTGACCTAGAGCTTTAAGTTGCTCTTCATCCATGTTTGAAAAGATTTCATCATACACTTGTTCTGCACCCCAACCGTAATATTTGGAGTCATGAAATATTTTAATTTCTGGCGGAACTTCTCCGATCTTGTCTCGAACTAATTGACCATTTACACAATAGTCAGCAGCCGCGTTCCAAATGAATCGATCACGGCCTTCGACACGACTCATATGATCAAACACATTATGTAGAATTTCGTGTGCAACAACAAATTCAATTTGTTTGATATTTAGAGTTTCGAAAAATTTAGTATTATAGTATAAATGACGTCCGTCAGTAGCCGCAGTAGGACACCAATCGTCTGCTTCTTTAATTTGTAGACGAGTAGCCATGTTACCAAAAAACGGATGACGTAGCAGGAGACCAACTCGAGCTACAACAATTTTATCAACGATTGGATCAGTATTATACATATTTTTCCTTAACTGTTAGTATGTACATATTATAACACCGCCCGTAGGCGGTGTCAATGTTTAATGGACCAAACAATTATCGATCGGTCGCTTGGCTAATATATTTGCCATATTTAGCATGGAAATCGTCAAAACATTCGATCTCGTCTGGATCTAATGGCAGCTGATACTGTGTAAGTGCTAACTTAGTACCCATAATAACCAATTCAGTTTCAAAGTTATTCATGATAAAGTTAAAGAAATTGTTAACTTTTTTGTTCCAATCCTTATCGTTTTTATCACATGCATCTTTGAGTTCATAGCACAAACTAATAGTCAAAGAGTACATAGCTGAAATCTCTTTTGATTCCATCTTTTTAACCTTGCCAGTTAACACATCTTCAGGCTTAGGCATCTTGCTAGCCACTTTACGATGTGCCATAAATTTAATAGCAAGACCTTCGCCCACTGCACCTGATACCAAGTCAGTAAGAGTGTTCTCGTCACCGTCTTCGTCGTCGAGTAATTCACTTACAAAACTCCAAGTACGAGGAGTAGCAAATGCACGACTAGCAGACTTAGGATCAAAATCATAAAGATCTTTTTTGCTGAAAGAAAGGAAACCAACGACATCCTTATTGATCTTATTTTCAGTAGCCCAACCAAAGTAGTCGTCCCAGTCTACACGCATTTCCAAGTGAACAAAACGGTTCGCCAATGGAGCAGGCATACGATAAGTAACACCCTTGTCGCTTTCGCGGTTACCAGCGGCAACTAGAAAAACATTGTCAGGCAATTCATATGTGCCAACACGACGATTAAGAATCAACTGATAGGCAGCAGCCTGTACTGTGGGCGCCGCAGAATTCATTTCGTCTAGGAACAAAATGACATTTTTATATTTTGATGCTAGTGCTTTACTGGGCAATTCAGATGGGGGAGCCCATGCCATTGTACTATTGTTAGAATCAAAGTACGGAATACCTTTGATGTCAGTCGGCTCCCAGAGGCTCAAACGAACATCAATTACATGAGCATCAAGCTCGACGCCCAACTGCTTAATAATGTCCGACTTACCGATACCCGGAGGTCCCCAAAGGAATACAGGACGCTTGTGCTTGAATGCTTTACGCAAACCTTTTTTAGCAGCATTGGGTCCAACTTGTCGAGATGAGATTTCGCTCATTTATTATCCTTTAAAAAAATTGTGGTTAAATTGTGTTACAGTCAGTATTATATGACAGAGTTAGGCAACTGTCAAATACTTTTTAGCCATTTTGGACTTCTTCTCTGTTTTTCATAGCTTTAACCAATCCGTATTTTCGAATGTCGTCCGAAAACATGTAAAGTTCAAAAGCTTTTTTTTCAGAAAAAACAACCAAATAACTGTTAGTAAGATAATAAGGACAATCAATATATCTATCAAAAAATATGATTGTTTGGGGACTTAGTTCGATTGGTTCAGTGAACTTAACTTCGTAACTTCTTAACTCTAGCTCTTTGGTTAAGAAATCGTATCCTTCATCGGATAATCTCAATCCGCCTTCTTTTTTTGAACGGTGACTTTGCCACCATTTGAACATATGAATTTTTATGTTAGCAGGATCACAAGATTTTTCTTTTTGTTTAAGAAAAATTTTTGTGTATGTTTCCTTGGCTATCATTTAACTGGATCGCCGGATGTTAATTTATAAACTTGAAAATCTTTACAATTAAACATTTGATTTAATTTTTTAGCAAGATTGTGTGCATGTCCGGGGTTACTAAAACTGACTTTTTTATATTTTGGTCCAGGGTAACTAGTTAAACTATTAAAACTTTTTAAATTGAAAGGACTACCTTTATAGAAGACAGCCCAAACTGCTTCTGCTTCTAAAATTTGATCGCATTTATAATTTTTTTTATTTACTTGTTCCAGAAGAACTTTTGGTTTTGGTCTCGACATATATACGTCTCCGAAATGTACGTATATATTTATCCATTTTTTAGTTAAAAACCACCACCGTCCATTTTTATAGTAACCGATTCTCCAGATGTTTTTTGTAGTGCAGAAAGAACTTCTGTATAGTCTTGCAGCAGTTTAGCACTAATTTCACCTAAACAAAATGCTAAATTTTTAGCAGTTTTTATATCTAACTTAATTTCTCTTTGTTGGCTTAGTTCTGCAGCCCTTACCTGTTGTATAAACTGCTGAATAGGTAATGTGTTAATAGTATTATTTTGCATGACTAAGTACCTGTTTCATTTCTAATTCAGTTTTAAAAGGTCCTCTGGATTCATATCTTTCAATAGTGATTAGTTTAGGACAGAACGATTTTACCCATCCTTTATCAAATCTAATGGTATAATATCCTGCACAGTATAAACTTTTACTTTGACTACTCTTTGTAAACAAAGGTAATTTTCTCTTAATATCAAAAAGAGGATTGTATGGATGACATGGTGTAGGAAATCCGTAAACATCTCTTACTTCTATTGAAGAGATTTTAGTTTTGATAGATTTTCCAAAGAAATCTTTTCCAAAAATTTTAGTTAGTTCGTCTTTACGATTAAAATATTTTTCGCCGTCTTTGGAACTTAACATAAACTTGTTGTTTTCTTTTTTATGTAAGATAGCAACCTTTTCACCATCTTTTTCTATTATCCAATACTTTCCTTCTATAATGGGTTTAGCTTTTAAATTCATTTGTATCCTTTATAGATTTAAATTAGTTCAACTTCTTTACTAGTATATTTGGCAGCGAATGGTTCTGCATATTGTTGAATGTTGTCTGAAATTTTTTGTAAGTCAAATAAATTACAAAATTTTAACATTCGAATTCCAACTTGGTCAATTTTCTTAGGAGAACTAGTCTGTGCATGAATAGTTTCTTTAATCAAAGATCTAATATGATCAGGTTGTGCAGTTAGATCACAGAGCTGTACATTTCTATTATAGTCGTCGAGCACTCTATGTTCAACACCGTTATGATCCATCCAACGTTGTAACATGAGATTGTTCCACGCGAATCCTTTTGAGTTTCTATCTTCAAACGCTTCTGTTAGTCCTACTTTATTTTTTGTTCCTTTAACGCGAACTCCTGGGTATGCTGAAAACACATTATCGCTTGTATCACCTCGCATACATTTTTCGAATAGCAGCCATTGTGGATTAGGTGCCGGCTTCGGCTGCTTAGTTTTTTTATCAATTACTTCTTTTCCTCGATCGTCAAAATATCCTTTGTGCGTAGTAGTTACATTTGCTACGCCGTTGTATTGCCGAACAGTTGGAGAAATTAGTTGTGCAAAGTCGCTGTCAGTGCTAATAATAACATGACTGTCGTGAGGATGACTTTGTATCCATCCTGCAATAAGATCATCTGCTTCTAACTGTGGGTGTTGTAACACAGTACAATTAGATTTCTCAGTAATGAATTCCTTAAACTTATCAAAGGTTTCCCAAAAGAGTTTATCTTCTTCTGCTTCTTTTGGAGTCATAGCAGCTCGAGTTTCGGCTCTATTAGCCTTATAGGGCGTATAAACGTCTTTACGCCATGATCGACCTTCAAGACAGAATACAACATGCTTGCCCTCAAAATCTTGCCAGGCCTTTTTAATACTGTTAAAAGTAATATGGAGAGCCATACCAAGTTTAGTATCAGCATCTCCACGAACTACGTGCCTAGCACGGAAAAATGTATTAGCAGTATCTACTAGAATATATGTCATGAAACTTCTAATTTGCCTTTTGAAATTGGAACAACGTTAATATATCCGGCTCCTCGAGTAATATCTTGACCTTCTTCGGCTAAGATATTACGAGCAAGGTCACGGAACCATAAATCAACAACAAGCTCGTCTGGATCACCATCTAAACCATAACCCGCTTGTCTTAATTGTACAATAAAGTATTCGTTCCAGTCAAGTTCAAAAAAGCCATTTCTAGGATTTTCTGGATTGACCTTAGTATCTAAAACAGCAATATAAGGTTCTTGGTTAGCAGTAGCTCGTTCTTTTGGCGTCATTTTAGCCAATTCTTCTTGTTGACGAGCTTCTTCTTCTGCCTTTTTAGCTGCTTCTTCGCTAGCTTTAGCTTCAGCTAAACGAGCTAATGATTCAGCTCTTTCTTTTTCTAATCGTTCGATGCCCGTTATTTTTTTAATAAAGTTTTTCATTAGGTTCCCCATTCGTTTTTAAATAACGGCACTTGAAGTCGATCACTGTACCGCCATCCTTTTTGCATTGCCATCTGTGCCACTGTTCTATTATTAAGATTGTACACCCGTTCAACACCCCCGACAGGCATAAGATAAATGTGACCTTCGAAACCGTTATCGCGATATTCTTGAACTGCCTGTTCTGCATCTTTAAGATCCTCTTCAGTGGCGACTACGAATTTTAGATAAGTGTGTCCTAGTTCTTCATATTCTCTAACGATATCTGGACGTATAGCGTCTTCTTTCTTCTCTCCGCTTACACCTAGTTTTGGACTCACGCTAAACGTAAGATTGTGATACCCTTGTTTGTGTGTCCACTTTTCTAAGTACTTTCTAAAATCTTTAGATATTTCTTGAGTACCATTTGTTTCAAATGTTATATCTTTTAATTTTTTCATTTTATCGTGACTTAACAAATCTGGATAAGCACGTTGCCAACCTAGCAAAGGTTCACCGCCTGTAATAACAAGATGCTCACTGCGCCATTTATTATAAGGAAGTAATTCCATTATTCTATCAACTATAGCATCTACAGTTAGCATAGGGCTTAGATCTTTAAATGCTGGATGCCAACTTGCATAACTATCACAGCCTGTAGTAACTAACGGCAGTTCTTCGTACTTATGAAAAGATTCAATATTGGCATGTGTATATGCAATATCATCTGCTTCAATACTAATCTCACCGCGTGGCATACCAAATCCGGCGCATTTAAAATTACAACCGTATGTACGTAAGAAAACAGAAGGAACACCCATAAAGCGTCCTTCGCCTTGTATGCTATAAAAAAGCTCTGCTATTTTTATTTTACTCATCTTTTTTCTTTCTAATATAACTTTCTCTTAATTTGTCTACATATTCTATAGAAGATTTTAAAACTTCAGAATAATTAAGAGCTTGTTGTGTTGTAAGAGAAATCGACGACTCTGTCTCTATATAGCCCTTAGTTAATAATATCCAAATTTGTTTTAGTCGATTAATAGACCACCATTTAGATTTAACTGTGGTATAGATTGTAATATCTATACCTATGTCGCTGGCTTCTACCCAAAGATCGTGAGAATGATTTGCATCGTGACAATTACAGGCAATACGGTAAGACACTGAGTCCCCCCATTCGCCCGTTTTATAAATTCCTTCTGCAGGTATCTGCGGTGTCATTGCTTTAATACCTCTAATGTGGCTATCTTAGCTATTTTCTCTCCAAAGTCTTCATCCTTACCAATAACATACATCTGATTATGACTACGATCACTGTTACGATCATGATATCTAAATTCTACTACTTTACCGCCAACAGCATTGTATACAGTAAACTGTAAAACAGCATCGCTATTCAATTGACGAGTTTCATAAACACTGTTAGGAATACCAATGCCTAAAGATTGTGATTTTTCCATACCGGCGTCCCACGCTTCCTTAGACCAATCTCTGAATTTTTTCTTAAACCATTTTTTAATCATCGTTCATTCCTGCAATAAATTCGCTAACGCGACGTTCTGCTTCTTCTCTATCAACAGCCATTAATGTTACTGTCAATACATTGTTTTTGTCAAGCTTAACATCATACGGCATCTTGCCATTAAGAACAAATCCTTCGGAGACATTACGTACTACTTTGTACTCTCTAAGATTTTTCATCCTATGAATAACATCTTCGACTTTTTTGTCCATTACTCTCTTTCCATTGATGAAACTTCAGTAACTATAGAAACTACCTGTTCTAAATTTTGACAAAGTACTTTAGCAGTTGCCCAGTCGCCGTCGGAATTACGTCCCGACACTTCTACCATAAATCCGTTGTCATACATATTGATAGTAAAACTATCTCCTACTTTTGCTAGCTTGTCGCCTATATTCATTTTATTTCTCCTTGTTTAATAAATTACGATAGTTGCATAGATCATCTATTAACGGCGAATGCCCCCATAATAAAAATTCTTCGGCAGTCCATCCAATATAGTAATCGTTAGCTTCTCTTCTTTCGGGCCACCAGTCGACAGGAAATTCCTCATCTCCTAGTAGATCCCATTTTTCTCCATTTATAATTTGAAAACTAAATTGTTCTTCAAGTGTTCCTGTTAAACAAAGATACTGATCTTCATCTACTTCTATTATATCATCTTTGTTAATTAAAGTCACATTTAAGTTTCTTTCATTTTATTATCTTGGAGCAAAATCTTGTTGTAGTTTGATGTTATCAAAGAATTCTTTTTTAGTGCCTTGATCATCTTTGAACGCACCTTTTAATACTGTAGTCTGTGTAAGACTACTATGTGCCATAATACCTCGATTCTCACAGCAGCCATGTGTGGCCTGAATGTACACACCTACATCTTTAGCGTCAGTAGCTCGACTAATTTCTCTTGCAATATCGTTGGCCAGTTCTTCTTGTAGAGTACCGCGTCTAGCACACCATTGAGCGATTCGAGTGTACTTAGATAAGCCAATAAGTTTATTAGCAGCAATGATACCAATATATGCTACACCATTAACTGGTTGATGATGATGACTACACATACTTCTTAATTCGCTACGTACTACTAACATTCCTTCTCATATCTTCCTGCCATTATTTCGTTGAAATACATTTTAGCAAGCCTGCGGGCTGTGCCTTTACTGTTAGGATCGTTTTCGCGATCAATCAGCAGTGTGTCTAGTACACCTTCAAATGCTTCTGTAGCTTCATTAATTAAGTGCTCTTTGTCGCTGTCATGAAGATAGTCGCTGATATTGTCTCCTGCCCAGAAACGCTTTCCTTCTCTTTTCATTTTAGCACGTAGTACAGCAGATAATGTTGATTCTTGGTAGCCACCATCTCCGGCCATAGCATCTAAGCCAGTCTCGTCGTTGCTTTCATACATTTTGTTATATACCATAAGTTTTCCTTTATTGCTATTTTACAATGTTATTTAGGTTTAGTCAACCTTAAAAGAGTATTTTTCTTTACGGCTGCATCAAGAGTATTTAGGTTTACACTATGATCATCTGCATATTTTAATAGTGCTTCTGTATCTTTAGGAAAACATGCTCCACCGAACCCATAATACTTGTCAGGCCCGGGCACTTGCATATGACTATCGCCTATGCGCTTGTCCATATTAATCAAATTAGACAGTTGCCTCCAATTGTAACCTTTCTTATCGGATAATTGATATAGTTCATTCATAAAGACAACTTTTGTAGCAAGGAAACTGTTAATGGAATATTTGACAAATGCTGCTTCACCGATACCGCATAGTTCAATATGCCTAAGTTCGGTTTGCAGTTGTTTAATAATTCTTATTGCTTCTCTTTGATAAGCACCAACAGTGCCGCCAACTATAGTCCATTCTGCTCTAGCAAAGTCTGTTATACCAGATGAGGCTCTAAGAAATTCTGGAACGTAAACTAAATTAGGTAACAGTTTACCCCAGTCTTCGTAAAAGTCTGGCGGCGCAGTTACTTTACTAATAATAGTTCCAGTAAATCCAAATTGCAATTCTTTTAAAACACTCTCAATAATACTAGTATCACATTGTCCGTCTGCACCTTGCGGACTTGGGACACATATAAACACACAAGAACATTCTTTTTTTAGATCATAGTAAGTTGTGTTCCATCCCTTGGCTGGATCAATAATAACTGCTTGAAATGGAGGCACTATGCTTTGTGCTATTGCTTCTCCAACATAGCCATGACCAATAATTCCTATTTTTTCATACATTACAAATACTCGCTTAATAATATTTCACATAATACACGATCTTTTTCTGATTTAAATGTAAATGTCATAAAGTGTGTAGTAGGATGACTAGTATATCTGTGACCAGGTAATCCAAATACTTCCATTACCTTAGCACAGATTTCAGTCCACGGCATATCAGGGTGCTGCCAATTGATCCATACTGTGTGTGGATTTTTTATAGTTTCCTTTTTCGGGTATAACATGTCTAACTCCACCTCTTGGATCCTCCATATCGCCTATACGTCGTGGTATCATGTGTACGTGGGGATACATCACTGTTTGTCCAGCTGCTTCTCCAACATTTTGGCCGATGTTAAAAGCATCCCACCTTTCAGCTTCAACACCCTCGTGTCCGAACTTGTAGGCTGCTTTGTAGCACTCCCAGAGATTAGTCCAGTTTTCTTGGGTAGGCACAAATAACAAATGCCCTGGGGTAACTGCATAAGCGTCTCTGAAGACCCAGAAGTCTTTAGTTCTGTATTCAATTTCTGTCCACGGTGCTCTTTTTTCATTTAAGGCCTTTTCAATATCTGTCAGCATACTCGTTCCAAACCATATTCATTAATGTAGAATAATTATCCCAGGCCTTTTTAACAGCAGGGTTATTATTTCTTGCTTTAATCTCAATCATTTCTTTACGCTTTATATGATTGATGTAATCTTGATCTCCACGAGATTTAACAATTACGTCATTCATTCTTTGATCAATTTCGGCTAAGGCATGAAAGTTATCTTTAGGTATTAGAATATCATAACACTCTAAATCTTCTGTAGCAAAATAAAAATCATGTGCATCCTGATAAGTGCTAACCTGTGGTGGTTTAGCCTTTCTAATAGTGCGTGAACTAGGCCTCAATTGAATATCCCAATTACAGCAGAAACGATCTAGTTCTTTATTATCCACGCCAAAAGTTCTCCCAAGGATATACTATCCAGCAATCCTCTTCAGCCTTGTTAATTTCATTAGCTGAGTAATCTACTTCTTCTTTGCTGGCAAGATTATTATGAATTACAGCAAAACGAACATTATTGTTCCAAACAGTATCCCAAGCAAAATGATTTGGTAAACATCCGCTAGGCCAATCTTTCTTAATCCACGCTATAGTAGCACCGGTGTCGTTGATGTCGTCAACAATAAGAATTTTTTTTCGATAAGCAGGATCGGTTTGAGTACCCGACTCCCCTCGTACTTCTTCAGGAACATAACCAAATGCATCTTCGGCCATACCTAAGTCGCTGACACAATCTCCACCGTCGCGTAAACTGACCTGTAATGGTCGCATAGGAACATCAAGATATTGACTAAGCATTACTGCTGGAACAGCACCTCCTCTTGTGATACCTACAACATAATCCGGACGCCAATTATCATTGTTAATTTGTTTAGCTAGTTCGAGAACGTGTCCTTGAACGTTTCTCCAAGTTAAGTAAATTTTTTTCATCGTACACCGTTTGCTAAGGTTGTCCAAAGCTTTCCAATTTCCTCTTTGCTAAGGAAAAAATCGTAAGTGCTAGTATTAGTTAATTCACCTTCGTCGTTATACTGTTCTCCAGTAAACATAAGATGGTTAAAGCCGTCTGGCTTTACACAGTCGTTAATTTTTAACCGAAGCTTCCATGCAGCTTGATCTGTTATTAATTGTTCAATCATTTTGACCCCTTTAAAGTTTCCCAAGTTTTATATTCTGCTAACGCTTTGTTGTATTCATCATTAATCTTCTTAAGTTTTGAATACTTCTCTTCCATTATAACATCTCTTGTAGGAATGTTCAACATAGTTTCTATTCGTTTTAATCTATTATGGAGGTCTTCACCATTCCATTCTATTCTGCCGTTAATTTTGATACTAGGGTCGTCGCTATTTGGAATTTCCATAACAGGTTTGCCCTTACTGTTATTGAATTGAGTAGTTGTACTTGTACTTGTAGTAAACGAACCTGTTCCACCGCTTCCACCGTTACCAGCAGACACATAAATTTGGCCAGTAGTTGTGGTAGGTATAGTAAACGTCGTCATACTACTTGTATCCTTTACGTTCTCTTTCTTTTCCGTCAAAATCTTCTTTAACCATTTTATAAACTTCTTTAAATTTTCGATATGCGATTTCCAGTCCAGGATATTCTTTACACATTTCTTGAACACGTTCGTAATCTGGAAATCTACCATCAAACTCGTCTTTATAAAAATTACTAAAAGTAGTAAAAGAATCAATACCAGATAAATCTACTGTTTCTATATTGCCTATTGTATAAGATCCTGAATTATAAGGTGTACCTGTTAATGTTATAATGTCTGATGTAGTCAAACTTGGAAGACTATTCATATCCCAAGTAACAGTAATGTCCTCGGGCTTTAACGGCTCAAGTTCATCTAAGGTTATTGTATAAATTGGTTCCTGCGAAGTATTGCTCACGTAATGCCTCCGTTTGTTTATGCAACATTGGCAGTCTAGTTTCGTAAAAAGTCATATGATCTATTATTGTTTTTACCAACATTTGCCTATGGTCCAAATAATTGTCCCAAGTATCTGTCCAGTTGCTAGGATATTTGAATGTGTCAAAATACATTTCTGTATATGAAAGTCTGTCTGGAACCATAGGAATAGCATTGAGTACGCATCCTTCATAACAGCTGATGCCTAGGGTTTCTTGTAGGTTAGCACTAAACACAATCTTAGCTTCGCCTAATAAGTTATGATATTCGTTTTTTGTTAATTCTTGTTCTTGACAAATTACAAATTCATATTGTGGTAACAGTTCTTTTAAATCTCTAAAAATATTGACCTGCTTCTCGGGAGCCAGTCTGTGAGGAAAGAGAATTAAATCACGCTTAGGCATTCCTTGATATTGTGTGAAAATGTCATGAAAATATTCCATAGGCCATCCTGTGCGTACAACATTAGGCCAATCACCCTTTAACGCATCCTGCAAATCATCTTCTAGCCATGGATTTTCCGTCAGCCCGTTGTTCAATAAATTGCGTACAAACATATCAATATGAAAGTTTGTAGCAAAGTAATTATAATCAATAGCATAAAAAAATGACTTCTCGGCATGTCTTACCCAAGGTTCGTTACCAATTAGACGACCTAAGAAGTCCTGAGGGTCATAACTGCCGGCATGCCATAGTGCGTGTATCTTAATTGGAACACTAAGCAGACTGCTCATATACTTTAAATTAATGATACCGGGATGCCAGGCATCAGTAAACACAAAGTGATCAAATGATTTTATCTTACCGGTAGTAAACAGTCTACTAATCTCTTCAGTTTGACGAGACTTATAGACATTAGTGCCGCCAAAATTAAGGAAGGCGCCAGGAGTAGTGGCACTAGGAATATCCTCAGGGCCAGATATAACTTGAACATCATAACCTTTCTTTTTTAAAATACTAGGTAAATGAGATTTCCATTGGGCAGTATACCTTGTTTCTACTGCCTCAAGATCTACTATATAGACTGTCATTATCTTGTATAGTGTTTTTTATGACCGTTATATGATCCAGGTCTGTCGTTTTTCCATCTACGAGGTCTAGTTGATTGCAGATATTGATTCCAGATAGTGCTTGATTTGTTATATAGATCTGCCGGATTAAAAGGCAGCAATTCGAATCTGCAAAAATTATGATAAGCTTCTAGATCATCGAAAATTTTTGTTACTTCAGGTTTCATAACAAAATATTTTTTAAGACGTTCTTGAGACATATTTTTCCTTAGTTGTTAATTATTAATATTTGATAAAACTACCATTTTCTCCATCTTCGGAGACTTCAATCCAAACTTCTCTGCCTGGATACTTATTGGAAATCATGTCATACAATTCATCTGACATCATTTCGCAACTTTTATGATCTAGCGACAATACAGCTTGTTCGCTATTATACAATTTTTCAAGCCATCTTTTAAATTGGATAAACTCGATATCTCTGTCGTTATGAGTAACGCTGATCCACACACGAAAGTGAAAAATATGACGGTGAGGATGAGCAAGGAACGATACATCATATTCATCTCCTGTTGCTAGGTTAGTGTCTGTGGCTGCTGCCGGGTAACAATGGATCCCTTCCTTACGAAAGGTAACCCAAATCATTTTATTTGGACGTACATCTTGTTTAATAATCATTTAACGATCTCGTCATTATTGTATTGCGACCAGTCTGTAAATTTGTTACGATTCATTAGCGTATGTAGACTGTGTGACCATACGCCAGGATTAGTTGCTTTAAAATCTTTATCATCAATTTTAACCATTGTGTTATAGTTCCATAGTTTTATATATGGAATCGGCACACGAATTTGAGGAATAAAATTATCATATTCACAGTAACCTGATTCATGGAATTCCTCTACTTGATTTATAGGAATATCAAGAGAACACAGATAATCTTTTCTGAGGAAATAAAATATCATTTCTTCCCATAATTTATGTTCCTCGTATGTTTGAGGATTGAAACTATGATTAGCCCCAAAGAAAATATGCTTGATGTGATATGATCTATCTAGTTTTGAATTTTCTTCATTAACGATATTTTCTATATCGTCTATGTTGTGTACTCCAGTAACAAACATTGTACGCATTCCGAATGCAGGAGTGTGTTCAACTTCATTTCCGATGAAAAAATTTACATCGTTTTTAATACCGTCTTTATAATTACGCTGCATTTTTTCTATTTTCTATTTCGAACTTAATAATGTTTTCAACTAATTGATTGAGTGTAATGTCTTGTTTGTGTGCTAACTCGTATAATTTTAGCATTAAATTCTCTGGTAAGTCAAGTTCAATCATTACTCTTTCATCATAAGGTTGTCCATTAACAATGGCCTCGGCCTTTTCTAAGAAATCTTCAGCAATATCCAAATCAGTGTAATTAACATCGTCCCATGCTTGATTAAGATCAACACCACGACTACTAGCTTCGTCGTCGTGTGCAAATTTATAATTGGGATTAATTAATCTGTAGGCACGTTGATTTTTATAATCATATACACTAACTTCATAAAATTCTTGAGTTTTGGTATCGAATACAATACTAACACTATGTCCGTCGTGGTCACCGTTCCATGAGTCTAATCTATAAGCATCGGAACCGTAGCATTTCCACATGTATTGACTACCTTCGGTGATACGGTAATCAACAACTTCCATAAAATCTTTAATTGTGATCATTTTTACTTTCCTCGTACTGTTTAAAAAGTTTAGTTACAGGTTCCATTCTTTCTTGAAAAATATCCGGACTTGTTTGAGATGTTTTATTCATATCGTAATGATCAGGATAGTGTCGTAGACACCATCTTGCTTCATCTCTGATAATTTTAGGAACTCGGGGAGTATGCTGCGGGTTACACAAGTTTACTAAAAGCTCTCTTGTTCTAAGCACAGCTCGAAATCTTTCGTCTGGTAAAGTCATTCAAATAATGTATCAAAGGTTGTTTGAACAGGTTCGGTTAGTTTAGGAATTTTAATATTAGCAACGTTGGCGTCAATATCGAATAGTTTATCTGCATAGGTATGAGCGTTTACAGTTCTTTTTCCTGTTGCTCCTCTAGTGCCAATAATACTCATCCAATATTTGGAATAATCTTCAATGATTTTATCTGACTTTCCTTTGTCGCTTGTAGAAAATATTTCGTTAACAATGTCCTTATAATAAACTCTATCAAAGCGTTCGTCAACTAACATTGACGGAATTTTCCCCAAATCATATTGCCGATTGGCTTCTTGTACAGCATTAATATGCGCCCAAACATTATGCCCCATTTGAATGGCATAGCTAAATGAATCCCAACTAGTACTGCCTTCTTTACCAATTTTGTTTAAATCACCAGGTGCATATATACATACATCTTTTATACTACATTGATCAATAATTGGACTAGATTCAAAATTTTCAAAAACTGCATCTTGGATCACTACGTCTTTGAATAGTCTAGTATCGTTGGCATACTTTTTGTCGTCAACTGACGGAACCATTCTATATACCCATTTAGTTCTATCTTCGATTTCTGTTTGAACATAAATTTGACCGTTTGCGGTTGCAAGGAATGGACTTGCACAGTCAAATGATATAGTAAAGTTTTCGTTATGGTGTTTTCTTATAGCACGTTGTAAATCAGTTAGTAAGGTAGCCCATTCTAGTTTACTGGTTCCTAAAAAGTGCATCCAGTCTTGTTGATCTTTTTCTAGCAAGCCGTCGAATCTTAAAGAGTTGATTCTTTTTAGAACTAGATGTATATCACACATGTTTTGACCGCCCATGGCCCAACCGTTAAATGCACGGTCACTGTACTGCTTAGGGTCACAATACTTTTTCATACGCTGATACCAATCTTCGGCATCTGCGTGATTTTCGCCTTGCAGAACATTTAAGAATTTACAATTACCATTTCTGTTGTTTACGAAGTAATCATTATTGATATACGTTCCTTGCACTGCTTCTGCATATGTAGTAATACCGGTAGCCTTTTGTCCTTCCGGACTACGAGCGACCCATGCTGGAATATCAAGGCACATACCGTAGTCCATAAGTGTATCCATCCAATTTAACACTTGACTGCGTTTCTTTTGTGCTTTAGGACAGTTAGGATCTTTCCAATCTGCTTCCCAGACACCTTTACCAATTTGGAAACCGCCCGAGTCACCTAGTACCCATGAAGTACTGCGGTCACGATTACGAAACATGTCTTCACTTTCGTCTTGTTTGTTAAGATCTAAGTTAGCATGACCTGCTGAATACAGACAGTGATCATAATAAAATAATCCTTTTTCTGGTTCAAGATAATTTAAACTTTCTATACCATTGACAAAACTTTTAGGAATACGTGCAGGGTCAACGTAATTTCCGTACCGTTGCTTACCAATAAAGGTTGCGTAAAACCCGCTAGTTGCCGGCAAAAAATATGCATAATCGTTTTGAGATGCAGTTAAATTTTTATTCATTTTAATTCTAACTTATCTAATAAATTGCCTACTTTAACATCTATTTGACTAGTTGCTGCTAGATTACTAGGACCACCACTGATACTTTGCCCACCAATTATAGTTCCAGGGGGAATAGTTCCAGGCAATACATTAGGCCACTGAGTCTGATTAGGCGTGTATGGAGTTCCAGTACCTGTAGTAGTTTTTGTAGTATATGTAGATCTATATGCGCCTGCACTTTCCAGTTGCTCTATTCTTCTACTTAGATGTCTCATATCTTCGACTACTCTACGTAGTGGTCCTTTAGTCAAACCACTAGGATCATTTTGCGCATTAACCATAGCACTAATAAGAATCAGATTCTTTAATGCACGTTGTACTGCTGGATTATCTGAACTCATCGCTGTATCAAATAAGTCCACAAATGTCTCTAAATCAAAATCTGCTTGATCTTTTTCTCTCATTCCACTCATAACAATCCTCCTGCCCTAGCAATTCCAATTAGACCAACTATGATCCAAAATCCATTTAAAAGTGTATATGCTTTGTCTTTCTTTATAGTTGCACAATACGTTAAAAGTACAGCATCTATAGTGTTAAAAATCCAAACAAACATAAAAGGACTTGCTGGCCCTAACCATGATACTAATGTAAAACTTATAATACGCATTACTACTCCAATCATTTCCATTTGAGGAATATGATCTTTAACATAGTTTAATACGAATGTCATCGTTATCCCTTATTTTGTCTGTGCTGGGAGAATGTAGTTGTAGTTTACCAGACCACTGTCTACACTGATCATCATAGCTCCAGCATCGCTAATCATCAGTTTTTTGTCTCCGCTTAGATTTAAAATACTTAACACTTGCGACACTGGCCATGCCCATGTCTGTTTTAGTTTACTTTCTATATCTGATTGGAATACAAAGCTTCCTGCGTGAGTGCCTGCATCACCAAAGAATAACACTAAATTGTTGTTTTCAGTTTTTACTTGGAAAGTCGACTCTTCACTATGTGCTTGAGCTTGATACTTTAGTCTTTGAATTGAACTAATGCTCGGTTCAATACTAACATCCCAATTGGCCCCTTTGAATTTAACTGTTTTAAGTTTTTCGTTAATAATGTCGGCGTTCATAAAACGATAATCGTTTTTAAAGTCACCAGTTGTATTTTCAAAGTGAATGCCTGTTGGAATTTCTTCGCCATTACGCACAGCTCTAGTTAATTCGATTTTAGCATCTTCTTTGTATTCCTCATAGTTTAAGTGAAGTTTTAGTTTATCAAGATTAGGCATTCCAAAAACTCCTTGGAACTCTTCAACCGGCTCATGTGATTTTGCAGAGAGTATAACTGATCTATCTTCAGCCATTGCTTCAATGGCAGTCTCAGTCTCAGTTCCTGTAATTTTTACCAAAGGTAAAATAGACAGGCTATGTGTATGTGCTACGATGTCTGTTAAAATATCTTTCATTTTATTTTCCTTTTCTGATTGTATTTAGAATTTTCAACTAAAATCAAATAAATTGTTAAACGTATTATTTTGTTCAGTTGATCGAACATCCCAATTTAGGACCCCGATTAAGTTTTCTAGCTTGTTATCTATAATAGTTGCTTCCATTTCTAAATGATCAAATGGCAGCTCCTGGAACCACTTAGGCAATCGTAGTTCATCTGTAGGATAAGCTACTGATGTAAACCCTAATGGATTTTCTTTTAATTTGCATACAATGACTTTCATTCCGTCGACAATCTGCATAGAATATTTGTCATCGTACATACGCTTTAGCGTATTCCAATTTATGCTTGCACGAACATGTCCAGGCATATTAGCTTTACCCTGCCGCTTTTCTTTAGCTTCATAGTCAGTAATATTGTTAGCACGTTTTGGACTACCTTTTTCCCAACCAGGACGAGATTTAAATTCAGTCCTAAATTTAGAAATATGCTCTAGCACTTGTTCTTCATTGGCACCTGTTAATACTTTTTCAAGTACATCGCTCAGAAAGTTCTGAATAAATTCTGGCGTATCGCTACGTTTAAGATCCAGACCCATGGCCTTAATCTTACCAGGCTTTCCATCTGTGTCTGTGCGCTTGCCTTCTTTATCGTAATACAATACTGCATAACGTTTCTTAGTAATGAACAATGCTTTTGAACCAACAATTTCTCGACCAGCTTTAATTACTTCGCCTCTGGATTTAGGACAATGAAATGTATTTTCCATAAATCCGGCAAATGTATTGTTTACCTCTTGGCCAATCTGATCGTAAAGCTGTACTACTGTTTCTTTGGTCCACGGGATCGCGCCCGAGTCGATATCTTTTTTAAGCGACCGATAAGCAGAAAAATAACAGCTATCAGTATCGCCGTAGATAATAGCTTTTCCAACATGATCGTATTCTCCAGTAATTATTTCGTTGACTTTACTTGCCATGTGTTTGGCAATTTGCCGTCCGGTAAGCGTCGTTGATTGACCGATTCTTTTATCGAAAAACCTACAGCCAGGATTAAGAATAGCACCATACAAACTATTAAGATTAATCTTCTTAACCAACTGTCGCTTATCCCAATATTCCTCTTCAATTTTGTTACTAGCATTTATACACTCTTTAAGTTTAGCCTGCATTTCTTTACGTTCTGCATACCAACGCTTTAACAAACCTGGAATAATACCTTCTTTTTCATAGGTAAAAATAGTTCCATTTGCAGACATCATCCACGGTTGATTACTGTCGTAGATTAATTTATAAATTTCTGCACCACTCATGACAACTTCTTCACCGTTTTCAAAGTCAATAGTGATAGCCGTCGCTTTGTCTTTTTTAATTACAGATTCAAATTCTAAACTACCAAACATGCCTTCCCATGCTGCTGCAAATGATTTCTTTTTAAGAGTCATTTGTTCATGGACGTATGTTTCTGTATATACAGGCCTTAGTTGTCCAACAATAGTTTCCGGACCCATGTTTAATGCTCTAATAGCACTAGGATAAAGACTGTTAATATCTAATGAACCAACCCAGTCTTGCAAGCCTTCTTTAGGATATGCAACATAAGCACCTGCTGCTTGTGTATCTTCATCTTCATCACGCCTTGGTCTATTAGGCACCTGAAAGCCACGTTGATGTGCTTCATTAATGATAGCCTGCTCTGTAACTGCTACTGCACCCATAGTAGTCTGCAGTAACACAGTACATTCATGTGCAAGTGTGTTGGCTAGATCTATAAATTTTAGTTTATTGTCTAGTTTATTCAGTAGTGCTACGTCTTGTCTGTTATAGACAATAAATTTATGAAAGTCATTGTTGTATAATTGATCTAAGGTACCTTCATAAACAGTCTTGGTTTCACCGACTTCCATTTCTCCAATAGCATCAAGTCTATAAGAATGCCTTTCTTCATAGGTGTATTTTCTATAAAGTTCAAGACTGTCTAAATGAACTCTCCCTATCAGATCATAGGTCACGGCAGATTTACCGTATTTTTCGTATTCTCGTTTTTTAGGATACTGTCCGAACAGACAGAATCTTTTAGTATCTTCCTTACTTAGTACACGAGTAACACGATTAACAGTATAAGGAATATCATATCCTTCACTGTTCCATCCACTTAAAATGTCTGCATCTTCGATAAGATCAAGAAATGTTTCTAACATATCTCCTTCGTTTTCAAAAAGATGTGTATCAGGTACGTCTTTAATAAGATCTCTAGCTTGATCTATTTTTAAAGTTTTAGGTGGAATAGCTAAAGTGATTAATTGATTAAGCCATTTTAAGTATACAGTGATTGCCGTAATAGGCATAAAAGCATCTTCCGGAGTACTGTATCCTCTTTCAGGGTCGAAGTCTACCTCGATGTCAAAGAATGCAATGTTTAGTTTTGGTGCATCTTGATTAAGGTAGTTCTCACTAAGACATACAAATACTGGATTGATGTCTGCTTCATAAAGTTTTTTATTACTGTGGATAGCCATTTCCTTACGGAAATCTTTTGAATTTCTACAAACTACGCGAGACAGCGGGTCTCCGTAAATGCTTGTAAATTTACCACGAGGATCGGGATAGTAAAAAGTATAACGAACTGGAAAATCTTTAAATTCTCTTTTTCCCTTGTTGTTTCTTTCTACTATTTTGATGACATCAGAATCTCTATCAAAATAAGCGTCTACGTACAAATATATCTCCTATGCGATTTTCGGCTCGCAAATACCAACAGATCCATTTATGGCTGGAACAACCTTCTTATTAGTCTTTAGGAAGATTATTGGTTATACCAAGTATAGCTTCAACTTCTTCCCACTCTTCTTCGTGTACCTTCCAGTTATCCTTGTGTGCAATTTTAATTGCTTTTGTGATTACTGAAGGTTTAATATTTAGTTCCTCTGCAACTGCCTTAACAGTTTCTTTCAATCCTTCTTGCAGATCTTCAACTTCTCTAAGTACTTGAAAGCCTTCGTTGATTAATCTTTCAAGTTTAGCTTTTTCTTCTGGTCCATACATTCTTGCCATAGTTTTTCTCCTTGCCTAGACTGAGTAATTATATGTTATTAAAAAGTAAATGTCAACTGTTTTATTTTATGCAACCAACCAAATGTAATCTTGGATGTTCACTGAAATTGGCAAAAGTATGTTCGAGTGTTGTATCAGTCCAATAAATTTTGCCTGCTTCTAAATTAAACATAAAGCCTTTTCTAAAAACAAAAAGTGCGCCTGGATTGGTTATAATCGGTACGTGTATTCTAGTAGAATGATCCTTGTGAATAGTATAACAACTTTTTGGTTCTACCCACATTAGCCTAGTTCTAAATAAGTTATATTTGGTTACTAATTCTTCAATAATTGTGTTTTTATAAATGTCGTGTAAAAAACAGTAGTCCCATTCTGTTCGTCCGTTTTTAAGACTTTCGCAAGGTTCAGTTTGACTAACAGCATCTCGTCTATATTGAATCCCAGTTTGTTGACTCCAATTTGATACTACCCAACTTATTTCTGGTTCTAATTTATAGTAACAATTTAACAACGGTTCTGTATCTATGGATTCTAATGTTTTCAGCATATTGTAATTATGTAAATCGATATTTAACCAAAAATATTGTATTCGATATCAAAATCATGTATAATACAAACTTCTTAAACGAACTATGGTGGACTTTATGAAAAAAACTGTATCGTTGATTGTGCTTGCTTTTTATACAACTACCGGTCATGCTTTTAATGATGATCCAAATGCACTGTTTAGCACTAACAATAACTATACTACTAACTCTACTATTCAGTGGTTTCCAGTAGATAATGTTCAAAAGACCTGTGATACAGAATCTAAGAAGCGTGGATATGGCGGAATTAGTTGGTCAGTGAAGGCTTGTAGTTTTTTTAATGGTAACCGTTGTGATATCTATACTTCAAAACAGTTAAACATGCACACACTTGGACATGAAGTAAGACATTGTTTTCAAGGTAGTTGGCATTAAAAAAGCGCCCCTCGGCGCTTTTTTATTTGAGTCCTGATAAAAACTTAATTGTATCTAGTTCTACTGATTCTGCTGCGGCTTTTCTTGGAACTATTTGGCCTTGCGTATTCAAAATTAATCCAATTTTCATCAATCTTTGATTTAGCATAACTAGATCATAACCACTAAAATCGCCTGCAAGTTCTTGGCCTAACTCTCTACTCCCTCCCCAGAGTGTTTTGTAGGATGCTGCAACTTGATTAAATTCTTCTGCATTTTTAATTGTATCTAATACACCGTACACGGCCTGTTCGTCTGTTCCTGCTCCACTGATAGCCTTACTGATAGCCGACGCTTTACTTTTAGCATCAGTGCCTCCTGAAGTAGCGGCATTAGGGTCAGTTGGTTGAGTTCCCCGTCCTGAAGTGGCACTGTCAAACCCTACCCATAGTTTTGGATTCGGATGTTGGAAACCAGGAATAGGATTACCAGTCTTAGGATCATATCCATACTTCTTCATAGCTTCTAAGTATTTAGGACTGTTTAACCACATGTAACTTGTTCCTGGGCTTGGCTTAACATTATGGGCTGTGCCAACTCCTAGCATAGTCTGTGATTCTTGAAATCTTGGCTCGTACAGATCTTTTTCTTTAGCTGCCTTGATCTTTTCAAACATAGTGCTGGCAGCAGCTTGTGTTGCTGGACCATATTTGCCATCTATAGCAACCTTGACACCATGCGAGTTTAACCAGTGTTGATAAGCACGAGTTCCAGGATTTACATTGTATTTTGATTTAGGTTTAGGCTTGTCTTGATCAGTGGGATTGGTTTGATCAGTAGGAGTATCTTTTTGATCTTCTGGTGGCTTGTTTCCAGGCCAGTCAGGATTAGCTTTACCGTCTTGATATGAGTATTGGACTTTTTTAGGATCATATCCTGTAGGGTTTGCAGTAGTATCTCTTCCAGTCGCATTTGCACCGCTTAGTTTGTTTGCTGCATAACTCATTGCAGGTTGTTGTCTAATTAGTTCCTCTGGACTAGCTTCCGCGATATAGCCAAAACTTTCAATGAGTTTGTCAGACATACTAGGCACATTTTTGTTTTCCTTTTTTACAGATTGTATTTCAGTTTCTAATTTTACATCTGTATCTGTGGATTCTAGTAATATTTTTTTGCTAGAAATTGTATCTAGTTTATTAATTAAATTTTTTAAATCCATGGTTTATCCTAACAGCTTTTTAGTTAAGTCTTTAAGTCTTGCAACTTCAGCACTTTCTTGTATTACAGGTACTACTTTTTTACTTTCATACATACTACCACATTCTTTTAGGCCATGTACTGGACACTTTTTACCTTTGGCACTATGATTGCATTTTCCTTCGCCTAGCGCAGCACTAGAATTTGCTTTCTTTAAATCAGCAGGTGTGGCTCTCATACCTGGTACTGTAGTTGTTGCTGTACTTGGTATCCCAGATTTTTTCTGAGCAGGAGCAGGGCTCATTGCAAGACGAGTGTCTTCTTTGACTTTTTTAGCAAACGGATTTTTCTTCTTATCAGCAACTGCCTTTTTCATAGGCTCTTTTTTGTTGCCATCTTTGTCCATGTCTAAGAAATCTGGCTTAGCACCTTCTTTAACTTTTTTGTTTTTCTTCGGAGTATCTTCTTCATCGTCAACATCTTTATCAGCTTTACGAGTGTAAACTGTGCCAGTACTAATTTTCTTTTTATCAAACTTGCCGGTGCCTTTTTCTTTTTCGTGGCGTGCTTTAGCATCTGCTACAGTTGGAAAACCTTCTTTAACGTCTTTCTCTTTATCTTCATCGTCTTTTTGCTTGCTGCCGCCGTATCTGGATCCTTGCTTCTTACCAGCACTGCCACTTGGCTGAGGACCTTTTTTATCTTTTAGATACTTTTCCATTTCGTCAAAGCCTTCTTGCATCTCTTTTTCTTTTTTATCTAAAGAGGCTTTAAGCTTATCCATTTTCTTTTTGGCTTCTGTGAGTTTTTGTGTATAGACATTGCGAATTGACTCAACATAAAGATCGCTATTTTCAAGCTTTTGTCCGTAATCACTAAATTTCATTTCGTACTCTAAATAGTGATATACACTAGCAATATAGTCTGCAGCTTTGGTAATCTTAGCTTGTACCCAGCCATCTAACTGCTGATTGTCATCGAGCATTTTAAATAACTTAAAACTATATTGTGCTAGTTTAAAAAGGTCAGCACGGGCCATTTTACCTTCGTGATCTCTTTCAGACGGAATTAAATCGTGATGCATGAGTTTCTCCAAATTTATTCTATATTTATCGTTTGACAGCGCCGCCGCCAAAAATGTTGCCCTTCATATCAAGAGCATTTTTAGCAGTGCCGTCAGAGTTTTTAGCTTGAACTGCTTTTGGTACACTTGGTGCTTTTGTACCTGATTTGCCTGGACTACCTGTATAACTTTTCTTTCCTCGATCTTTACCTATGGCAATATGAGGACTAACTACCGTGCCTACATTAGCAGCGGTAGTGGCTCCAGCAGTTGCAGTTTCGCCAAGAAGCTCCCTTAACCTCATAATTATCCTTCAAATGCATCCAATGCATCGTTCCAGTGCTTGATACGATCTTCCATACCAATAGTACCACCGTTAATTCTTTTACTTAGTAGTACAATATCACCTTTGTCGCAAATTGCATTGAGTTGATTTTTATACCAGAACCAACAGGCTGTTAAAACCGCATATTCTGGATATCTTACATAATCTGGATTTTCTATTAAGGTATCATCTTTAAACAGATCACGACTACATTTTGTGTAATTGTCTTTACCTGTTATTTGTAGAATACCACGTCCACGATATTTCCATCCATCACCACTTGATTCTGGACCGTTCCCCATTCGTCCGCCATATATTTTGTTAGCAATTTTTTCAGGCTTACGTTCGTATGCCTTTGCTGATGCGTCATCTGGGAAGTACTTACCAAATAATCCTCTTAGGCCTTTAGCACCGTAGTTTAGATTCTCTTGCAGAGCAGTAAAATCGGCACTTTCGTGCTGGCATTGTGCAATGAATCCTGCTACTCGAGCAGGAGTTGTGATGTAAAATTGCGGAAGATAGGTATTAAATGCATTATACCAAATATCCAACTCTTTGTTTTTGTGTACTACTTTTTTTAATTTATTTAGGGTGAAATCAAATTCAAACATACTGTTCTCCTTACAGTATATTTAACCTTTTTTTATGTTATTATATCTTTGATATTTTTAACTTTTAAACCCGAGCTACGGGTTTAGGGGCAGGTGCTTGTGCTACAGGCGCAGCAGCAGGTGCAGCAGCAGGTGCAGCAGCAGGTCTAGCAGCAGGTGCTTGTGCTACAGCAGTAGGGGGTGTTTGAGGTGTTCCTCTAACTTTAGCCATGGCTAAATCTACTTCTTTTTTAATTGTATCTGCAATACTAGCCACTAATGTGTTAAGTCGTTGTTTAGTTCCTTGCGGGTCCGATGCTAGGTCTTGTTCAAGAGTAACTGCTTCCCCTTTGATGCCAGCATAGGCTTCTGCATATAATTCTCTAGCCATGCTGTAGGCAGTAGCGGGAATAGTAGTTACGAATGACCCAAAGGTACTTGCTACATCAAGTCCTGCGCCAATTATATCCCCCTGACTGATACTTTGTCCACTTTGCCAAACACTCTTTAGTTTATCATACGCACCTTTAAGTGCAATTACAGTTCCTACAACAGGAATACTTTTAGCTACAACACTGGCAATTTTTCCTGATAATCGTTGTTTGACAACATTTATGATAGCATCTGCACCTAGTTTAGGTACACGTTGCAGAACAGCAGCTTCGGAGACGATTTCATAAACTTTCATTGGAATGACCTATAGGGTTTTCACCGGTTAAATAAGGAAGGCTAAACCATAGTTGGAACCATTCTGGAGTTCCTGGTTTAATCTTATGTTTTTTCATAAGTTCGCCTTTTTCATTCCCTGTGAGACTAATATTACTACCTTCCCACACTTGGTATCCTTTATGTGAACTTATACCGGATAATTTTTTTAATTCTTCTAGGGTCATTGTAGAGTTGAACGTAGCATCCAGGAATGCTTTTTATGAGCATCAAGTCGACCAGCCAAGAAATCAGCTAGACCATCTTCTCCGCTGGAGTTAGCTAGGTCAAAGGATAATTTTAAGATTTTTATCATACGCTCTGAATCTTCAAACAATTCTTTAATCATACCTTGAGCTTCTGGAATACTAGTCTCGTCTTCAATTTGACTTAACATACTAAAACGAGTATAACTAGCTGGAACAAATGTGCCTAGAACACGAATTTCTTCAGCGAACTGATCTATACTTTCGTAAACTTCTTCATATATTTTTCCAAATAGGTCGTGAAGTTGTGGGAACATAGGTCCTGTGACATTCCAGTGATAGTTATGAGCTTTTAAATAAAAGCTAAATTCGCTTGCAAAGGCAATTTTAAGTGCGTTCTCTAATTTGTCCATAGTGTAATATTTATGCTCACTTTAGATCTTCAGGGTAGCGAATCCGTTGATCGGGCCAGCAGCCGGCCACATAACCCCAAACGGTCCTAGGGTATGTTTCTTTTAGCATATGCTTTCATAGCAGGCCCCCATTTAGATTCATCTAATGGTATGCTCTGTGCTTTGTGCTTAACTTTTCCTTGCTTTTCTGCTTTCTTAGCATCTTTATGCTTGCCTGCACCTGCTGTTTTTGCGTTTTTAGCTACAAAGTTTCTTGGTTTAGGTGGCTCAGCTCGGCTGCTTTCTTTTTATATTCTTCTGGATCAGGTAAGCCACTTTTCTTTCTTAATTCTTGATGCTTCTTATATAACTTTTCTTGAGCAGTTTCTGGCGGATGTTTAATTTTTATTTTAATTTTACCTTCCGCCACATTAGGTTTTACTTCCCCGCGTGGAGTTTCGTGATCACCCACTTTAGCATTCTTGTAAACTTTTTTGCCTGTGTTAGGGCTGATGTAATAATCACCGTTCTTGTCTTTACCAATGCTTTTTATTTTATATCTGGCACCGCCAGAGCCTTCCGCCACACCTTTCTTTTTGGCTTTTCTTTCTGCGGCTCTGCGAGCAACTTCCTCAGGAGTTACTGGTGTGCCGTCGGCATAAAACTTTTGGTCTTTGCCATATCGAGCCTGACGGATCGCCTTTTGTGATTTGGCTAAAGCAATAGCATCTCTCCATTGTCGTGTATCCTCAATATCATCTGAGCCTTCCGCCACACCTTGCTTTTTAATTTTATCTAACTTTCCGTATAAAAATTGCAGTTCAGCGTCTACACTGTCATAGGCAAAAGAACCATATTTGTTTTCTTCCTGTTCTGCTTCTAACTCTCGAATTTTGGCTTTGATTTGTTCAATATTGTCAGAGCCTTCCGCCACACCTTCTGGAAACTCTCGATTAGGTTTGCCACCTATGTGAGATGTCCTAGGATGTCTTGTAACTGTGAACTTTTCTCTAGGATGCTTGTTCTTTAGTTCTTCGTATGCTGCTTTGGCTTCTTCGTATGTGGCATGTTTAGGTTTAAGACCGGTCCACATCTTTGAAGGCATTTCTAATTCAATGTCTTGTTCAGTCTGACGACGAACTACATAATAGTAGTCTTCATCCTGATTATCTTCTTTTAACATTTTAGAGATATAAGGGTCTTTCTTTATTTCTTCTACAAGTCTTTTTACTTCAGAAAGCATAGTTTTTTTAAATTGATCAGGAGTTACTGATTCTGCAACCTTATCTTTTTTCCCAGTGAATTCCCCCATGCGATCCGAAGCCTTACTCATTAAGTCTTTTACTTCTTGGTCGCTTAATTCGGGGCTCATTGATGATCGCCATAATTTAAATTTTTCTTCTTCGCTTGCATTTGGATTTTTTAATATATCTCTCATTGGTGTGGCCCTTGGTCCTTCCTCTCCTGCATTAGGATCATTAGTTTCTTGTCTACTAATTACATTCAATTCTTTAAAACTATATGGAATATTTCCTTTTTTATCAGGAGTTCCATTATAATTTTGAACATAGCTCAGTGCTTTTTTTTGATCTGCGCCTACAACTACAGTAACATTATCATAGCCTAAACTATTTAATTTTGATAACACTCTCGTAAGGTCTGGCATCTCGTCGCTAGCAGTTTGAAAAATATGTCCTTTTTCTGGGAAAACTTTTTTATAAATTTCTAATTTTTCTTCTGGGGTTATTGGATCATCCTTGCCCACTGTTTTGCTAACTACAAAATACGGATCTGCTGAAAGTTCATCTGCATGAGTTACTACGCTACTGGCTAAGAACATGTGGCCTTTATGTCCCATACCACGTCCCCAGCCTACTACTGCACTTTTACTCTCGCCTGTTCTTGTTAAATCTTCAAATAAATTATTAATTTTCATTTCAATCCTTTTTTGGAGACCAAGTATCTTGATCAATCGCTTTTATAAATTGACCAGGAATGTCATATTTAAATTTTTTACCTGGATGTGCTTGTGCATATCCTTCTGGTTTAGTTTGTCTTATACCGCCGTGTGTTCCTAAACTAGCAGCAGCAATCACTTTCATTTTAGCATTTGTAAGCATCTCTACAGCTTTTAGAGTAGAATCTAATCCTTCCATGTCTGACAACATTTTTTGATTTTGTCCAGCACTTAATTTTGTTGGCGACCAACTTTGAAATGCTTGAGTAAGATTATTTTTTCTAAGATTAGCATTTAAAAACGTATATAAAACACTTCCCGGATTACTCAGTCCAGGCTTTGGAGACAAGTACCTTGAAATAGCACTAGAAACTTTTGGATTATTTAAGTATTCTTCTATTTGATCTAATTCTGGAACTTCTAATCCTTCTAGTTTTTCAATGTAAGTAGTACCTTGAACTATAACATCTTCTGTGCTGAGTGCTTCTGCATCTGGATATCTTAACTCGTCACTGCTACCAAGTTCTTCGTAATAGCCGGTCACTGCTACCATTATTTTAGCTCTTTTAATTTTTTCATATAGTTGTGATTCTGGTCCTATATGAAACGAAGTTATATTTGGAGTAAAATCAAATTCACCCGTTGAAGGATTAGGATCTCCGGACCAGCCAGGCTGTCCAGGTCTAAAAAGTATTCCGCCTTCAACATATCCCTTTTGTGGACTGGCTTTTTCAAAATAATTCCATAATCCAGAAATTTCTTGAGCAAACTTTTCTCTTTCTTTTTGTTTTGCTGGATCTAGTTTTCCTGTGCCTAATATAAAATCTTTTATATCTTCGGGATCGTACATCACAGTTTTAATACCGTTTTCTAATTCCTGCTTGCCTCTTTTTAAGTATTCCCAAGCATTTTTAGGTATAAGACTAAACCGTCCTTCAGCATCTCTGCCCCAATAGACTACTGGATTTCCGTCCCACTTTAATTCAATAGTCTTAGGATCATCTACCATATCTCTAAGTCTTTCGACTGCGTGAAGCCCGCCCTGTACTCCATTAGTAATTACAAGGTCTTCTACGTGTTGATATTTTCTACCAACTTTAGGAGCAGCAGCTTCAAACAATTCTCTTAATTTCATCGGACACTCGCTATATTAATCATTTGCCTAAACCAAGTAGTTGTTCCAGGAACATAACTTTCTGTTTGTGGAAAATATTTTGTTTTAATTGCTTGATACTTTTCAGTATATGGTTCTAGAGCCTTTAGCATTTTTTTAGGTGATCCCATGTCATCTGCACTTGCCGTTGATCCAATAATTACTTTTGCGATTTTGTCTTTATCGCTGGTTATTAATTCTTTAGTATTTCTATCAACCAATCCTTTATAAGGACTCATCATTAGACTTTCATGACCAGGAAGTTGACTCATATTAGCTAAATCTGCCCATATAGCGTGTAAGGTTCCGCCCTTCATTGTAGGTTCGTCGTAGTCATGAGTGTGTAAAGGTTGGACTTCAGCAGCATTTTCTACAGCCATAAGATCAACTTGTACAATTTCCTCGCCTTCGCCAGTAGGAATGCCTACGTGAATACTAACACCTGTTCTTGCGGCAAAGTATCCGTTTTCTTTAAAATAGTCCTCTAGAGCCTTACGACTTAATTTTAATTCTTTTGCAGGAAAAACTGACATTAATTCTTTTGCGTCAATCAGTGCATCAATATCACTACTGATTTCTTTCTTACCTGCACTGCCAATAGGATAGACATTGATGCCATCTGGTAATACCTGTTGAAGATTTTGCATTGCACTTTGGAAATTTCTCTTATTAATTTCTTTAGCACCTGGAATTACGTTTCCACCTTCATTTACATTAATCATAATGACCCTCTTTAATATTGGTCATTTCTTTTTCGTGTAATTTACCGCACATGTCTTTATAATCTGATTTAGATAATTCTAAATGCATACTTTCTTGAGGAAATTTATTTTGATATAAATCAAAAGCCTTTTTACACATAGGTGCAAACACTACAGGTTTTAATCTGCGACCTGCATCTATATAACTTTTAAATTTATGAATAAATGGAAAATAGGTTTTCCTATAAAATTCTGGATCATTGTTCATAAAATAGATAACATCTTCAATTAGATCAAAATCTAATGTATCTTTATCTTTTTTTCTTGTAATATCTAAAGGGTTCATTTTATCCATCTCTTTTACCATGCTCTGCATGACCAGTAACGTGCCTTCCAACGTGGTCCTGGATTAGCACAATTGTGTCTTGCTCTAAAAGATTTTCTGCGACCAGGAATATGTTTTTTAATACTTAACTTTTTGTCGCCGAAATTTACTTTAACTACTTTGCCATTTGGCTTCTTAACATAAACTTTAGATTTTTTAACATCGCCAGCCATGGGTTTGCCTAATGACACGCTGCGTCCTTGGTATTCTGCTTCTGTTAATTCATCATGGAAGGTACAGCCGTGTTCTTCTAATAATTTAAGAGTAGCAGAGTCTGCTTCGATCAATACAGATTCACTCCACTCAGCAATGACCCAAGTTTCAATGCCTTCATCTTCTGCTAGTTCTATATGGAAATAATCTCCAGAACTTAACGACCCTTCATTTTCTATTTCTTCGATATGCTCTAGAAGACTTTTATTTTTATATTGTATTCCTTCTGCTGGAGTCGGAGTTTGTGCCGAGTAATTACTAGTATTCATAGGAGCAGAAGGTGTTGTATACATATTATCATCTACATCTCCTGATGCATTCTGACCTTTTTGCATCTTTAAATAATCATCATATTGACGATTTACATAGGCTTTGAAACTATTAGCAGTTAGCTCTCCTGACATATATTTTTGATACATTTCTTTATTTTTAGGATCAGGACTATCCTTCATCTTCATTACGCCAGCTTCGAATTCTTTTGCAAAATTAGGACTATTTACATACTTGTGTACTTCTGGAATAACTTCGCCTATCAGACTAGCAGCAGCCGCATTTGCTCCTGCACCGGCATCTCCTGCTTTTAATCCAGTGATTAGTCCTCTTACTCCAGCCTTGGCAAACATCCAGCCCATTTTTAGTTTATCTAAAAACGACAAACCAGCAGCATTGGCCATTTGGTTTACACCTTTAGCTACTCCTACTGCTCCGCCAGCATAATTACCTTTTTCAATATCTCTCATGCCTTGTCCTGTTTGAGAATCTGCTGCGGCTAATTGATCTGCTCTTTGTTGCATAGTTGGTGCTGCTTGTTTTTTAGGAGCAGCATTGGGCCCTACTCCCGGAGGAGGACCTTCATTTAGTATATCTAAATATTTTCTTAATGACATTTTATTAGATTCCTTCATTAACACACCTAGCTCTTGTTGCGATGGTTTTCTACCAACGAAACTTTGTTTATCTGGTTCTTGTCTTTTATCTTCTGGATCAGGACCAGTTACGCTATAAATTTTATTCCCACCTTGTTCAACATCCTTGCCTGCACCACCAAATCCTATACCTTGATCCATAGAAACAGTATTAGCACCAACAGAAGTACTAGCACTAGTGACTGTGCTCTGATCTGGACGCTGTTTAGTAGACATTTTAATGTCGCCTACCTGCGCATCTGTATTAACAAGGCCGGTTTGCAAATCAATCTCTTTTCCAAATCCGCCTAGATTAGGAGTGGCATATTTTATTGCCTTGCCGGATTTATCATATGTAAATTTGCCAAATGCTCCAGCATATGATCTTGTGCCATCGGGATTAGAATAGACTTTTTCGCCTCCATTAAGTTCCCCATCAGTTGGAGGAAGAGCAGGAATTGGAGGTACTTTGACTTGATTAGATTGTTGTTCGTTTAAAATATCTATATAATTTCTTAGTAATGATGTAGTCATAAAAAAGCCCCTTTACGATATTTATCGTATCGAGACTCTTAATAAACAGCTTTTAAGCTTGAACTACAGTTTCTACTTTAGTAATTGTACGTCCTAGGAACATTTTAACCATAGTGAGACTTTTTTCATCTTTGACATAAAAAAACCCACCGCCCGAACTTCGATCCTTGCTTAGATCCTTGGCTGCACGTTTAGGCAATCTTATTTTTGGATTGTTTTCGCACCATTGTACAAAATTAGCATGGCACTGTCCAGATACACCTAGTGTTACTTTAAAACCAAAATTTAACTTTTTAACTAAAATTGTACCTTCTGTCAACGAATTTACATGATTAGGATCTGGAATTTCTATGTATTTTATTTCATTTTTACAAACATTAACTATTGCTTCTAGATCTTTTTCAGTATTGATATAGATACTAACTGTTGGAGTTTCTACTCTTGACTGCCAATTTTCAATAGCAGCCAGTGTTGATGCTAATTTGTGTGCGCGATTTTTGTCAGAAGAAGATGCACGTCTTGAATAATAAAGATCATCATTACTATGATAAAACTTGTTTATTCTTTCAACATTGGATCCTCGAAACCAGCCAGCTACTCCAGAAGTGAATACAACTTTATATTTGTATTTGTTCTGGAATAGCTTAGTGCTATATTTTACATTATGAGATTTCAGGAATTTCATTTGTTACAATTTTAGACTTACTAACTTTTGGTCGTAGTGCTATTTTATCATCTTCTATAGAAATATTCAATATTCCGCCCTTCTTAAGATCACCAAATAGTATCATCTTAGCTAACGGACGTTTAATTTCTTTATCAATTACACGCTGTAAAGGACGAGCACCCATTTTCTTATCAAACCCTTTTTCTACTAACCAGTCAATTGCGTCGTTATTGATTTTTAGTTTAACGCCTTTTTCTCTAATTTGATCACGCACTTCTGACATGAATTTTCCAACAATCTTGATCATTGTTTCTTTTCCAAGCTTGTTGAATGTAACAATGCCATCAAGACGATTTCTAAATTCTGGAGCAAAGAATTTCTTAAGTTCTTTATCTTCGTAGACTTTTTCTTGATCACCAAACCCAATAACATTCTTTTCAGACTCTGCTGCACCTGCATTAGTAGTTAAGATTAGAATAATATTTCTACAATCTGCCTTTTTACCATTACTGCCTGTAACAAATCCGTTGTCCATAATTTGCAACAAAATAGTTGCCACATCCGGATGAGCTTTTTCAATCTCGTCTAGCAGTAGTATACAGTTCGGGGATTCTTGGATCTGTGTAATTAATAATCCGGCATTTTCTTCGAAACCTACATACCCAGGCGGACTGCCAATTAGTTTAGATACTGAATGTTTTTCTTGATATTCACTCATATCAAATCTAATTAGCTTGACTCCGAGGTGCTTGGACAGTGCTTTAGCAGTCTCAGTTTTACCGCAACCCGTTGGTCCCATGAACACAAAACTACCAACTGGTTTATTTTCAGATTTTAACCCTGCTCTGCTTACAAGAATCTTATCTACAACTTCGGTAATTGCAAAATCTTGTCCATAGACGTCTTCTTTAATTTGAGATTCTAAATTAGCTAGATTTGAAGATTCTTGTTCTGCAATTGTCTCTGCAGGAATATTAACCATTTTACTAATTTCGTATTCAATTTCATTAGTAGTGATTATTCTTTCATCAGCTAATTTAAGATTAAATCTACTTGCAGCACAGTCAATTAAATCAATTGCCTTATCTGGTAATTTCTTATCTGCTTGATACTTAATGCTAAGTTTTACGGCAGAATGAATTGCATCATCTTTAATTTTAACTTTATGAAAAGTTTCGTAGTATTTTTTAATTCCTTTAAGGATTTGTATAGTCATTTCTGCAGTAGGTTCTTCTACTGTAATTCGTTGGAATCGACGCATTAGTGCGCGATCCTTTTCAAAGTACTTACGATATTCTTCCCAAGTAGTACTAGCAACAACTTTAATATTACCTTTGCTCAGTGCAGGTTTCATCATATTACTGAGATCATTTGCACTATTATTTGCACTTCCTGCTCCGCTGATCATATGTGCTTCATCGATGAACAGGACAGTTTTTCCTTTTTTGCTTAGGCCTTTTAATACTGCTTTAAAGCGTTCTTCAAAGTCTCCACGATACTTGCTACCTGCTAACATAGCACTAATATCTAAATTATAAACTGTATATTCTTTAAGGAAATCTGGAACTGCACCTTTAACAATATTATATGCAAGTCCTTCAGCTATTGCAGTTTTACCTACACCTGGATCGCCTACAAGAATTACATTACTCTTTGATCTACGTCCAAGTGCTAGAGAGATATTTTCTAACTCGTCAATGCGTCCAATAACAGGATCAACTTTATTCTTCTTAACAGCTTCATTTAGATTTGTAGTAAAAGCTTTTAGAGCACGATCGCTCTGTGTGTCATGTGATTCAATCTCTTCCTCTTCTGCTGCATTATTAATATAATCGAGGAATTTATCTTTATCAATGTCTGCTTGTTGAATATAAAAATGTGCCCAAGATTTTTTTTCGCTCATAATCGAGACAAAAACATCTGTAGACTCAATTTTTTGTCTTCCATGAAACAGCACTTGAGTAAATGCTCTGTTTAACACTCGCTCAACTGCTTGAGTTTTTTTTGGCTTAGTATTATCGCTGATTACTATATCATTTAATTTATTTTTGATATAGAGTTCGACATCCTTTTTTAAGCTTTCTGGATCTGAACCATATCCGCTAATGCAATTAGTAAAACTTTCATCGCATAACATAGCATACAGCAAATGTTCGATTGTAAGATATTCATGATTGAGTTTTTTAGCTACATCGATTGCTGCTTCAAATACCAACTGCAAATTGTCACTTGGTTCTACCATATCTTTTCCTTTGTTTTTTAATTGCTAAATCTAGTTTTAATTTACTTATTCGGTCTGTAAAACAGACACCATTTAAATGATCCAACTCGTGTAAAAAACATCTAGCATCGATTCCTTCTAGTGTTAGTATATAAGATTTTTTATTTCTGTCAAGAAACTCGACTACTATAGTTTTAGGTCTTTTAACTTTAAAAAATAATCCTGGAAAGCTTAAACATCCTTCTTCATCTTCAACTTGTTCTGAACTTGCACTGATTATTACAGGATTGAATAGAGCAAATGGTGTATACACTTCAGGCATATTTTTAAGATGCATAACGAATACCCTGGCATTGACTCCTACTTGACTTGCAGCAAGACCAATACCGTTTTCTTCTGCCATTAACTTGACCATTTCCTCTTCTAGTGTTAGAGGATTAATAACGGGATTATCAAAGTCAAAGTCTGGTAAGACTTCTTTTAAAAAATTATCTGTGCTTTTGAGTAATTTCAGCATGAAGTTCCTGTATCTTGTTTTTTAGAATTGGATCAGTAATAGCTGGTATTTCTATATCAACTACTACAATAAAATTTCCTAACTGTCCGTTATGAATACTTCTAAATCCTAATCCTCTTTTAACATAATGACTGTTTGATTGAGTTCCAGGATTAATAGTAATAGTACTAATTTCATCAGTAACAGATGTTATCTCTTTTATACACCCTGTCATAGCTTCAAACGGGCTTATTTTGAGATGCGAAAAAATATCATCTCCTTTTCGTTCAAATCTTTCATCAGGTGTAACAAGTACAGTAACATTTAAATCGCCTCTAGGTAGGTGGGCGAAAGAATCGTCTCCATATTTTGCATATCTAATGGTTTGACCGTTAGCAATGCCAGGAGGTACATCAATGGTTAAACTTTGATCTTTACCAGACGGAAGCCTATAATTTGCTTCTAGTTGAGTTCCAGTGAATGCTTGTTTAAATGTAATGGTGCATTGAATATTTAGATCCCTATTTTTTTGACGCATTTCGTGTCTAAAGAAATGGCCAAACATATCTCCCATACCGAATCCGAAAATATCATTCATATTTCCGGTATTAATATTAATAAAGGGGGATCCGTTTCGACTCATATCGTACTCTCTGCGCTTGTGTGTGTCGCTTAGAGTTTCATATGCTTCGGATAATGACTGAAAATATTTTGTGTCTCCGCCTCTGTCGGGATGATGTTTCATAGCCAATTTTTTATAGGCTTTTTTAACATCATCCTGACTAGCGTTTTCTGAGATTCCTAAAGTTTCGTAATGGTTCATGATAAACATTATACACTACAAAAATCACAATGTCAACTACTCTAATGGATTCATTGTGTCATCTAGCGGGGTATTTGGAATAGCAGGTTTTCCAAAAGCTGGAAGATCACCAACGCCCGTAGCAGAAACAACTCCCATTCCTGCAGCCGGAGCAGCAGCCATAGGCATCATTGGACTAGGTCCAACTGGTCTTGGTGAAATCGACGGCGAAGGTGTAGGAGCACTCGGTGGAGGAGGTTTATTAGCTGCTTCTATAGCTTTCATTCTTAAATCTTTGTCGTCACCTGCTAGCATAATGCCAGACAGTGTACCAGTTAAGAATGTTGCGATAGGTATAATGAGTTCAAAAAACTTATTATCAACAGGGCTCATTCCATTCATTGGTTGAGTTACAAAAATTAGACTGTATAACACTACAAAAACAATTCCAAATAGTGTTAGGCCTAGAACTATACCAATAAAAAACTTTAAACGAGCTTGAAGCTCTTCAGACGTATATCTTGGTCCGTCCCATAATTCTTTAATCATTTACATTCTCCTTTACTTGGCGCTGGTACAAATACAGCATTTCCTTCTTTATTAATCATTACGTTTTTTTTTTCGTAGTTTGTTAAGTCTTCTGGACAGGTTCCATTGGCACTACAGTAGGGTTTTTTACATTGTTTTTCTTCCCAGTTGTCTGGGTCTTGACATGGATATCTGTATCGCTCTTCACATCCAGATAAGAACATTAAAACGGGTAATAGTACGATCCATTTTAGGTTCATAATCGCTCCTTCCTTAATATGCTAATATTTATCCAATTTTGGAACTAATCAAGTTTTGATTATTTTATTGAATCTGATATAGATTTTTGATTTTTGTACCACTCAATCCAGTCATCAACTTTGCCTTTGCACCCGTGATATTTTGAATAATTTTTAATTACCACTTCTGCGGTTGTACTTAATTGTTTAGTACCTGCAGGAACTTTTTCAAGATCTGGACAAGCTTCTAATAACTCAGATGGTACATCCGGAAATTTCATTTTAACAGGAACTGGAGTAGAACATCCTACTAACATCAGACTAACGAGGATTATAGGAAATTTCATTTATCTTCTCCTTTTACCGGATTCTCAGATGCTTCATTTAACAGTTCAATCACTCTAGGATCCACTTCGCATTTAGCATCAACTTCTTTGGCTATTTCTTTTATCTTATCAACATACACAGTTTCTTTTTGTTTAATAACTTTAGTTCTATACACAATCTTTTCTTTAATTACTGTATTAACTTGTTGACTTTTTTCTTCTGCTACTCTAATTTGTTCTTCTAATTCTTTTATACGTTGCTGCCATTTTTCTTCGTTTGAAAAACCTCCTAGAAAATATGCCGAAGCACCGTATAAAATAATACCAACAAGTTCCATAGGAATCTTGTAGTTTTTAATCATAGGTATCCAGGAAATTAATTTACTAGCAATATATAAAACCACACCAACTGTTAACATTGAATAAGTTAACCATATTAACCAACTATCAGGTATAAAATTAAACATCCACATTATAATTTCTCCAGAGATACTGCATGATTGTTATTTTCAAAAATAAAAGTATTTCCAATTTTAGTAATATTATAGTTGCCTAAATATTTTGTTAGATACAAGATTTCAGCCATGTCTTTACTTTCAAGCATGAATGCACCAGGTGTACTGTCGTAGACAGCATTTTTCTGTCCAAAGTTTTTTATTTTCATTCTTAAAGGCTCAGCATACATTTTTTGAAATACCAGGGTATCATCATTGACATCAATATTTTCAATAAAACTCCTATTAAAAAAGTTACTGAAATTGTTCATATAACTTTCTTTAATTCTTAAATCGTAAGCATCTGGACTAGTAGGAATGATTTCATTTAATCTTGACATTTCTGCTTCTTCAGACTGAAAGCTTTTATAATATCTAAATTTAAAGTTTTCAACATCGGCTAACTTACCAACACCGTCTAACATCTCTGTAATATTTTTAGCAGTATCTTTGTTTCTTTCAATTTCTACAAATACTTTATATTTGTCATCTTTTACTTGTCCTGAGCTTATGTCAGCATCTAAAATAAAACTATATCCGTTTTCTAAAAACTTAACTAAATCTTTAGCAGCAGCTTGACCAGTTACCGTAAATGAGATCGTTGATACATCTTGGTCAGACCCCATTTTGCTAACATAACTGTCAACTTCAAAGATATTATCTACTAGTAATTTTAAATCGCCTTTGCGTAGGTCTTCGTTTAAACTATTCATGTAAATCCTTTATACTGCCGGCGCAGCAGGAGCAGCAGGAGCAGCAGGAGCAGCCATTGCAGTAGCATCTGCTGGCTCTGCAGGACTAGCTGAAACTTTACTTGTACGACCAAATTTAGTTTCTTTTAATTTTGACATATAACCTTCGTATATGTCTTCTACCAATTTTTTTGGCATCATGATTTCAACAATCCAAATAGATGTACGATCTAGTTTACCTTTTCTAGTTCCTGGTCTTACATCATCCGGTGTTTTAATTTGTCTTGGTTCAATTAAGGAACTTTTTTTATAGTTTACTTTGCATCCGTATTCAAGAAGTCTTTTAGCTGCCATTGGATCCGGCATTTTTTTGTGAGGCCACATAAAACTAGCAGTTATCCAATGTCTTTCTACGATAGGTCCTTCGGCTAGCTCGCCGTCTTCCCAATTTTCGTAAACATACATATTCATTTCGTCTAAAACACGCTCAAAATCTTTAAGAATAGAGAGGCTATTATTTGTAGAATAAAGAGATTCGACGTTCTTTATTACATCTAAAATATCATGCATTGTTGGATCCTATAATTTGCACAATTATTTATCTGCTTTTAAACGATATCATACTATATTATTATTTTGATAAAACATTAAATATCTGTGTAGGACCTCTGTAGTTACTGGTGGGTACCTACAAGTCCTACTTTTACTTTAAAGTAGGAGAACTTAATGAGTAAACAACGAGTGAAAAAACGTTTTACCTCAGAAGATAATATAATCAATTTCCCAACATTTTTGCCTCTTAAAAAGAAGCAAGTATCTTTAATCCCTCGCAACAAGCACCAAGAAACTTATGTATCAAAACTAAAAGATAGCAGAAAAGACATAGTGTTTGCTGTTGGGCCTGCTGGAACAGGAAAAACCCTGTTGGCAGTACAAGCAGGAATCAAATATTTGCAAGAGGGAAGAGTTGAAAAAATTGTTATTACACGACCCGCCATTTCAGTAGACGAAGATTTAGGATTTTTACCAGGAACATTAGAAGAAAAAATGGCGCCCTGGACTAGACCTATATTTGATGTGTTACTTGAGTATTATCAAAATAAAGACATCGCTAAAATGTTAGAGGAAGGAGTGATCGAAATAAGTCCGCTTGCGTATATGCGAGGACGAACTTTTAAAAATTCTTATATTGTAGCAGACGAAATGCAAAATGCTACAAAGAGTCAAATGAAAATGTTATTAACTAGATTAGGAGAAAATTCTAAAATGGTTGTAACAGGAGATCTGGCACAAGCAGATAGATTAAGAGACAACGGATTGATGGATTTTTGTAATTTAATTGAACAAAAACAAAATTTAGAACATCTTGATATTGTCCACTTTGACAAATTAGATATAGAAAGACATAATGCAGTAAAAGAAATTCTAGATATTTACGGAGATTAAAATAATAGGGGAGATTACTCCCCTATTTTGTTTACCAATATTCCTGAAGATAATAAGAAATTAATTCCCGAACGATCACGATAGTCTTGGCAGTAATAAACACGCCCAATTCCTGATTGGTATATAAGTTTGGCACATTCAAGACATGGACTATGTGTGATAAAAATATCAGCACCAGCGCCACTGTTGCTACTACGAGCAAGTTTGCTAATGGCGTTTGACTCTGCATGAAGCACTTCTGGCTTAGTTTTTAAATTATACGGTTTGCCAGTTTCGTCTGTGTACTGCCACTCAGCAGCATCAATAGTCCATTCGTTGGCATATATACGATCTTCGCAGTCATTATTCCAATCTGCAGGCATACCATTGTAACCGTAACTGATTACAGTATCATCTTTGACAATCACTGCTCCCACTTGTAATCTTTTTGCATAGCTTAACTGAGCAAGACGTTTCGCCCAATCCATATACAAATCAATAAACTTTTGTTTCATGGTACTGGATTTCCATTATCGTCAACTTCTAACCAAGTATGATCTCCTAGCCACTTTACTCTAGCAATATAATCATAATGTGCCGGAGCCCCAGTCGTCCAATCATTTGGGCCTTGATGGCAAAGTCTAGTCTTGTTTATTTTATGATCAAACGCTATCCAATATATTTGATTATGGTATACTTGGAATTGATACTCTGCGGCATGAACAGCATCTGTGATTTCTAAACGACGTTTAATTTGTTCTGCTTGCTTTTGTAGTACCTTTACCAGTTCCATTATTCTATCATATTCTTGTTGCGCATGTAATCTGGCAACATTGATCATGATATCTTTTTGCTTAGTTACGGGAACTAAATCAAATTTAGGAGATCCAATATCAATTGGATATGGAAGAAGATTTTTTCTTGCTGGATCTTCTGGCTCAAATTTCATTAATATGACTTAATCTAATTAAGGTTGCTGCAAGGTTAATTTCCGGATCAATAACTAGTGTATGATCAACTAGTCCTTGTTTGATAATTAAAATAGCCTTTTCTTGCTTTTCTTCATCTCCGAATATACTAACGTTGTCATATAACCATCGGAAAATTTCCTCCATTTCCTCAGGTCTGGCCTGACTGCATACAAGCTTACGTGCTTCTGATATTTTTCCTTTTTTGAATAGTTCTACCATTTCCAACTTGTAGTCTTGTTCACCAGTGTCTCCTTTTTCCGGAGTATGTAAACACTTATCCATACTATTCATTTGAACAGTGTTAATGCATTTACGTAAGTCTGGATACGTTGCCTTTACGAACGTGTCAAGCGTATCCAAGTCGAAATCAACTTCTTCGCTAACAAGTATTGTAGCAACACGAGCGGTAAACTCAGTAATATCCGTTCGTTCAATGTGAAATCCTTGACATCGTGAATGTATAGCAGGGATAATGCGATTAGGGTAGTTGCAGGTGAGGATAAAACGAGCAGTTGTATGATACTCTTCCATAACTCCGCGGAGAGCAGCTTGTGCATTAGGGCTAAGATAATCGGCTTCATCTAATAATACCACCTTAAAATTTCCAAAAGGAATCATTTGTACAAAGTTTACAATTTTGTCTCTTACATCTTCAACACTATTTGTACGACTAGCATTGATTTCTAAAATATCTAAGTCATTAATTTCTAATTCATTTAACAGTATTTTTGCTAGAGTTGTTTTTCCAATACCAGCATTACCGCTAAAAAGCAAATGTGGAATACTGCCTTGCTTAATCCAACTTTCAATTTGCTCTCGCTGATGAGTATCTCTAAAGACATATCCGTCGATTGTATTCGGGCGATACTTTTCTACCCATAGTTCTTTCATATAATTTTTCCTAATCCTAACCAAATAAGTTCGTCTAGCTCTTGCTGATAATCTTTACCTAGTCTACGCTTCTGGTATATAGTCTGTAAAACTTCAGTACCATCACCGAAGCTATCGACGCCGGTACCACGACTTTCTAGTTCTTCAATCAAATCCTCAGTGTCAAAATCTGATAAGTCGATATCTACATCAACTTCAGTTGAAATTGTTTTATATACCATTATACAACCTTTTTAGTTAATTCGTGTAATCGATCAGCGCAGTCACGGATGTCTTCGCTGAGATTTCCTTTACCCATTTTTGTTTCAATCATGCGAGCAATTTGATGTAACATCATGATTGCATCTGTATATTCTCTATCGGTCATTATGTTCCTAACGGTGGTTGATTTTGTACACGCTTAATGTCTTCGGCATATACAACACGATTTCTTAATTCTGTGGTGCTGAAACTATGTTGTCTATTATTAAAATACAATTCGATTCCTCTAGCATTACATTCTTTTTTTCCTGTAAAATCTTTATCTATGTATTCTATACCTAGTATTCTAACATTAATAGGATAACTAAGCAAGATGTCTACTAACTCTTTTTCAGTGCCGTACACTACGATTTCGTCTACATACTTACAAGCTTCTAATTGCACATATCTTTCAAAGATAGTCTGTATTGGTTTATTTTTTTCTCTTGGACGATCAATAGTAGGGTCTGTTTGAAGTCCTACAATTAAATGATCACATACACTTTTAGCTTCTTTGAGCATCATGATATGCCCGGCATGAAATAAGTCAAAAGTGCTACAAGTAAATCCGATCTTCATACAATTTCTTCAATTACACCTAGCACTTCGGCTAGTACAATGCACACACCAGCTAGCCAAATGTTTCCGGCCATTAATACACCGCCAGCAAATATTCTAATTCCACTTTTAGCAAGGCTAACATAAAAATGCCCTTTACTAGTATCTTTAGGTTGTATATCAAGCACTGACATAGTTTCTCCATATTGTTTAGATATTATACAGAAAAAAATAGGGCCTGTCAATGGCCCTATTAAGATTTTTTATCTTTTAATCGTAGGCAATGTATTCGTCACTTGGTTTTTGATCTGTTTTAATCAAAACAGCATCAATGTCTACTCTTCGAATAACAAATTCTTTACCATCCTCTTCGACCTTAACACCTCTAGTCCAACGGCCGTGTTCTATTAGAATCCAATCACCGACCTCAACATCGTTTTGTTCTGGCCCAATTGCCCATACTTGACCCCACCGTGGCTTAACTCCTCTAGTCTTTCCGTCGTCACTAGGAATATAAATTCCACCAGTTGTAGTGATCCCGTCAAAATTCATATTCGTTACTAGAATATTTTTTCGAAGAGGTTTTATAGTTCCTTTTACAACGTTCATTTTTGGACCTTATTAGTTACACTTTTTTTCTTTAATGGTTTTTGGAACTTTTTATCAATTAGGTCTTTTTGTTCAGCAAACTTTGCACCTGGAACAGATACAGTTGGCTCAGAATGAGGAACAGAATCTGCATGAGTTGTGTAATATTCTTTAACAGCATCTTCTCGTTTTTTAACTATCTTTCCTCCTGGACCAAGTTCGTCACCTCGGGCATTGACTCTAACATTACCAACTGCTAAAGTAAGTTCATTTTTTTTGCGTAATTTTTCTAAATCAATTTCTTTTCCTTGCATAGTTTTATACACTGTGCGTCCTGGTGATTTCATGCTCATAATATGCTCTCCTTATCTTAAGAATTCTTTCCAATCTAATTTGTACTTTATACTATCAATTTTATGTACACCAATTAGATAGAGTACATAACTTGCCACACTAGATCCTCGTCCTACTCCCCAAATTATGTTTCTTTGTTTAGCAGTATCTACAAAATATTTAAGCCAACGTAGTAGATCCAACATATTTCTTTTCCGAAATTCTTGTAATTCTTCGATTAATCTTTGATAATTTTCTTCAGGACATGTCTGTACTAAGTAGCTTTCGATGTCCATTTTTTTATATTCTTCGGGCATAAACCATTCTTGTTGCGATGTTTGATCAAAGGTTTCCTGATCAATAGTATCATTTGAACGGACTTTTAGTAGATTATCAGTGAAAGTGTTAAATTTTAAAACATCCGAACTAGCTTCAACTAATGTATTATTTAGACACTCGAGATTTTTTTCATATAAAATTTCGATTAGATCTGAGTCATTAAATATTGGACGTTTAAATTTATCATAATGCATAGCACTATTTTAATTTATTTTAATCAAGTTGTCAAGATCTGTATCTCTTTTTTCGTTTTGCTCTTGCCAATATTTTGCACGTCGTTGTGCAATTTCCATTTTGTAATGTTCTAATAAACTAACAACTTGTCGCTGTATATCTGGATTTCTTGTCATCCAATATTTCCTAGACAAATCTTGTATTTTAGTTTCGATTTCAGAATCTTTAAGATTAGAACAATCGACTGCTAAAGGGTGCATTACCAATCTCCAATGTATTTTAAAAAGACATTAGTACCACCGTCCCTAGACCATACTTCTATAATTCTAATTGTTCCAGGAATTGGTAATGTAAATGTTACTGGAAATCCTGTATCTTTTTTAATAGTACCGCCACCTTCTGTACTAAAATTAAGAATGTACTCTCCGAGGGTATCGCCCTTAATTTCAACTGTTAGTTTTGCCCAACCTTCTTCTGGCCAATCTTCAAATCTAAGAGTTGTATTTCCCGTAGCAGTAAACACTTGATAAGGACCGTCGACAATACTAACATTTACAGTTCCGTTAGTATTAACTGGTCCATATACTTTTCCATGTAATTCTGCATAAATTGCGTTATATAGGGTATTACCAAGAAGATCATTATCAACTGCTATGTCACCTTCTAAGGGTTCTTTCAACACTACTTTGGATTGTAAATCACTAAGTTCACCTGCTGCAACTTCTAAAGCAGTTTGTATATAACCAAAATTATCTCTGAATCCTTGACTGTTATTATCTTTTCCAGCTTTTGGATAAGTGGGATCGATCCCACTTGGATCTATTTGACTTGTCATGTTATTGTTACCTTATCATCTTTAAATGCGATATATTTACCTAATGTATTTTGATCAAGAACGTAATCAATATAATATCTATCTACAGTATAATCTAAATCTTTAAAATTAAAACCACTGTTCTTTATGTTTAACAGTATGTAGTCACCTTCTCCGGGCTTGCAATAGCATAATATTACCGCCTTGACATATCCTAATTCTTGTTTAGATCCCGGCTGTACAGTCCTCATCCACGAAAATAGATAGTTTCTTTCAGTACTGGCGTTCGGCATATTCTTTAATCGATATTGCCAGTTACTAACGCTGTTTGGATAACGTGTTCTTGGCTCGGGATCGCTGACCTGTAAATTAGTTTGATCTACGCTTATTCTTGTAGTTGGTCTTGGTGCGTAGGGTTCTTTTTTATTTAAGTCGTCAATTCTGTCTAGTCCATACCATTGTATATCAGAATTATCTACAGTAATTGGCGGATAATCTTTTTCTTTAGTTAGTATTGTAGGAGGTAGATGTTTTTTCCCTATTTCTAATGGATCAATCATTTCTACGTAAATTACCTCATATGCAATTCTTTGTGTATCTAATGGAATTCCGTAAGCTTTTTTAACCTCTCCAAAAATGAATCTTTTCTTTTTGTGATTCAATCCAATCGCACTTACGTATTCAGCAGCAGTTTTTGTTTCAATGCCTGCGTACACTAGCATTCTTAAATCTTTTTGAACTCCAAATAACGAATCATTTAATCTCCAAAGCTTATTAGGAGTAAAAACGTTTGAGTCATTTATAAAGTTTTTAAATTTTTCGCGTTGATCTAACGATAAAAATGGTTGCACATAAATGTAGCTATAAGGCTTATCATTAGGTGTAGTAACTATTATATTAAATTCTTTAGTTATAGCACTATAAAGATATTGATCTTGAGCCAATACTGTAAATGTAAACACTCTATCAACAGTGGTTGTACCTCCGTCTAAGATAAAATCTCTGTTATCAAATGTTGTTAGACCTGGGTTATTTGGAAACTCAAATTGATTAACTCTACCAACAATCTCCCCGTCAAGATTTAGACTTAGGCCGGGAGGTAAGCTACCTTGTATAATAGCGTAATTTATTAACGGATTTTTAGCAATTGAAGTAGCTTCTATTTTAAAAGTACTGAAAAAGTTTCCGCCAATAGAACCTAAGTCGGTGTCAGTGATCCAAGACATTGTGCTGTCAATTTCTCCAAGAATTTTTACACTAAAAGTTCTTGCAGTAGACGCAGTTTCTGTTCCTGAACTATACCTAGTTGCAGTGATTGTAAATTTATAATTTTTAGTTATAGCTGATTGATAAGGTACTACTCCGAATACTTCCCCGTTTCTTGAATCAAACATCATACCTGGAGGTAATCCATATAACTCCCATTGCACTAATTGAAATCCAAGTCCTGTAACATGCGGTATTTTACAAATATAATCTTTTCCTAAATAACTTGCACGATCGTTAAGTTCGTAAACTTTGCTAAAAGTTCCAAGATTTGAAACACTGTCGGCTACCTCAATCCAATAAAGGAGATCATTGTCGTCATTAAAATTACTAGTAGAAGTGTGTCCTTTACTACATTGATAAAGTTTTGTATTGTGTAACACAATTTGATTAAAGATATAAACAGTACTAGGTTGCCATTCTCCTACATATGGTTTTCCTCTGTTTTGAAATCTAAATTTTCTAGAATTTATTACAGTTACTTCAGCAGAGTCAACTGTAAGGTTAGGAATACTACTGACAATTTTAATTTTATCGCCAGTTTTTAGTCCGTGATTGTAACTTTGTGTTACTGTAACAGTATTAGTTTTTCTAATTAGTGTTTCAAAAGTTTGTTGAGCTACCCATGATCTATCTACAATTTCTAAGTTATAAAAAACTGGATCAACTATACCTGGACCTTCATATACGTCAAGTAAGAATGTAAGATAATTATTAGCTCTTTTTATTCCTAGATCAGTAGAAGTTAACCACAACGGAGATCTAAGATAAGTGCTGTCAACAGTAAAGACTCCATTACCGGCAGTAGTAATAACGTTATCTGCTCTTAAGAAATCATCACCAACTACATAAATGTTGAATTGTCTTTTAGCAACAACGTCACCGTCGCTTACACTAACAATAAATTGATATTTTCTGTTAAGTTTTCTTGGTGTAGTTGAATTGTTTGCAAAATCATAAAAAACACTATCATAAACAAAACTATCATAACCGTTACTAGATCTATAGCCAAAGTCATATCCTACACTGTCATATAATCCTTGATCATAATATCCTTTGTCGTCAGTTTGTCTAATAATTAGTGCCGGTTGAATAAATCCGGTAATTCTTCCATCTTCAGTTAAAATTAAACCAGGAGGTAGTTCACCTGCGCCCTTGTCAATAAAATATTTTAGAGTTTGTCCTGTTGGAGTGTCAAAGTCTATAGCTGTAAGCGGAAACTCTACTAAACTACTGTCTAATATAAAATAGTTTTGATTAGTACCAATTGGTAAATCGCCCGAAGGTGTAATCCAAACTGGAGGATCTGCTCCGTTGATTGTAATTATTAAAGTTCGATCTGAAATTGCAGATCCTCTACTAGCTCTAATAACAAATTCAAAATCAGTAGGTCTAGCTACTTCAAAAGGTGTTCCTACTATGCTACTACTTTCGAGTCTTAGACCTGGAGGAAGATTTCCTGATATTTTTGTAAATGTCACATCTGTACTGTCGTCACCCGCATCAAGATTTGTAAAGTCCAAGGGCAAGGGCAAGTCAACAACTGTTCTTTCCTCAATACTTGGAAATTTGTAACCAGATTTAACAGTCCACGACGGTAATAAACTCATATCTATTCCTATAATAATATATTTACCCTATTTTGATGTTATTTTTAATCGTAAAAAAAGGCGAGCTAAAAACTCGCCTTTTTATAAATTAACTAGATCAGTTTAGATCGTCCCAGACAACTGGGCCAATTGCGCTGCATACTTGTAATTTAGTTGAAGTTGTATTAAAAATAACTTCTCCAACCTCTACACCTGTAAGTGCATCTCTTTCAACAGAAGTTAATGGAGTAAATTTTACTCTTGGAGTTGTAATACTTAATGTTTTAGAAGGATCGTTAACAAATGTTATAGGATTGATTTCTGACATTACTAAGTTTCTTTGTACGTCAAATCTCTCATTTTGTCCGTCAACGAACCAAATTTGTGTTGAAACTCCACTACTGTTAGCAACAAAGCATCCAAGACCGCCTGGCATAACATTACTGCTTGGTGCACCAGTAAGAATATGACCAAAGCCTGCAGACAGTACAAAATTATCACCGTCCCATAAGTTAAAGCTTAGGATACCTGCACTATCATAATTTTCAACTGGTAATTGTGCCGTCGGAGTACCTCTAGCACGGCAAAGAGCAACGGAAGGTGGTTGAACACTTGGGTCGCCTGGATTACCAAATATATTGATAAACGATGTCATTGAATTGCCGCCATAGATTGGATTAAATCCAACTTGTGTTTCCCATGCTCTAACTTCTAATTTTGCTCCGTAATCTTCACCGTTTAAGAAACCACCAATGGCTACTACACCTTCACCGCCCGTTGGTACGATAGCAATGTTATCGTCGTTATGGAAACCGTCTGCATATACATGATAACCTGGGGAGATAAAAATATCCCCGTCAACTTGAATATCACTTAACATGTGTACTACATTAGCTAATTCAATTGCGCCTGAATCATCTGTGCTAATTGAGCTACCGTTGAACACTAGGTTATTTAAAGTAAGTGTGTTAGTGTCATTATCCCAATTAACACCCGAACCTACATCAGTAACAGTTGTACCAGTGGTTGCATAATAGGCTAAACGTCCAGCGATACCTGCTCCCACATTTCCTGAACCACCGCCACCTGCATTGGCAGTAACATCAAACGTTCCGTTACCTGTGCCATTATCATTATACGTAATAGTAATATTTGTTTGTGAACCGTCTGCAAACATAGCAGCTACGATATCTTCTACTTCTTCAGTAGTTAATCCGCCACCGCCTGATGCATCAGTATCGTTTACCCAGTTAGTTCCGTCGTATTTTAAAACTTCCCCAACTGTGGGATCTGATATTACTACATCATTTAGTGCTCCTAATGTAGTTGCACCTCCACCACCACCTCCGCCACTGACTGCAATACCACCTGCAGTTGTTCCATCTCCAACCCAGACTTCTTTTTGGTCTGTGGTATAAATTAGTTCACCGCTAGCAGGAGTAAATGATTCCCTATCGGAGTCTAAACCTTGTCTAATTCTTAAAACCATCGTAATCTCCTAATTAAAATATTCCAAGATCAAGATCAATGTCCTGATCGAACGATGTAGGAATGAATGACCCAAAATCAATATCCTGCTGAGTCAGTAAATACTGTATTGGATTATCAAAACTATTTCCAAAATTTCCAAAATCCCAAGATAATATATTTCTAACATCGATACCGTACACTGTTGATTCGATATTGTTAGCATTAACTTGATTAACTGTTAATAATCCAAGTCCATTGTTCCACACTAATTGATTATTACTAGCTGAAACGGTAGTCCCATTAGTGGGATAGTACGCAAGTCGTCCGCTTGAACCGGTGTTGACTGTACCAGCATTATTAGTAATGAATTGATTTAAAGTGTCAAATGCACTGTTAACTTTACTAAATGCAGAACGCAGATCATCTCCAGTTCCGTCATTGGCATAGTTTCCTAAATTAATTGTATCTATGGGCATAATAATTAATCTCTTTTTTTTATTTATCAAAAAATGAATTTAGACCTGTTCAAGGATTCTGAACTCGGGTAATAGCCCAGAAATCCCAGGATAAATCTGAATTCTCAACTACGCTAAACGGCATATAAAAGTAACCTTTTAGTCCCCAATTAGCTCCCCAACTGTTTCTAACTATAAATCTTCTACTAGATTTATCAAAACCTACTAGCATTACAGCATGACCTCCTAAAAATTCTTCGTTTGCAGACGGCATAGGCATAACTCCTGTGTATGCTACTTTGTTGCTGACAAAACTTTCGTAAACTGCAAATCCAAAAATAACAGGAGTTTTTTGTGAAACCGCATTTATAACATCACTAAATGTTAATATTCTACGATATTCTGTTACTTTTCTTTTCAACGCATCTGTATAAGCTTGTTTATTAGGAGCCTGAGCAAATCTTTTAATAGTATAAGGCCAAAAAGTTTCAAGCGGAGCTCCCCATTTACTGACAGCTCTAATACCATCTCTAATACTAGCTCCGCTATCTTCATTTACGGTGTTCATTAGTACACGTTCTTGATAATAGATAAAAAGTCTACTTACATCATGTTTTTTATTAAGTTTTCTGTTTACTAATTCAATGGCTCCTGCTAGTGCCTGACCAGTACAGCTTCCTAACTGTCCTTGATTTTCAATAGGACTACATTCGTTTCTAAAATCAATATAATTTACACTAGGAACTACAGATCTATTATAGGTGTAATCTCTAGAATCAAATTTATCACGGGGTAAAGAAAAATTTATATTGTTTTTATTAAAGTTAATCATAATTTTTATTAAACCTTATTTTACCCAGTAGTGTGATTAAAATTATTGTCATTTGTTATTGATTACCAAGTATCCCCACTCCAGGCCAAACGCTTCCAAATATTACCGCTAGACGCATAATTTGTGCTGGTAAAAGTCAAAGGAAATACCGCGTTATAAGGTGTCTCAGCACCTGTGCCTATATAGATGTAATTGTCATCGCTGGATAAATTTACCACTGTGCTGGTTGCCCCACCGTCACTGTCAGAGATAATATCTCCTTCTGTGATTTGAAGTGTGTTAGCATTTTTGGTCAATTGGAAAACGTTGGTGTTAAACACTGTCTCACCATTGTAAGCAGTAGCAACAGTGATCTGATGTCCTACTAAAACGTAGTTTGAGGTACAATAGTATATGTAGGAACCATTAAATGCTACTTGCCCTGCTTGATCTCCAGCTGCTCCTATGCTGGTTGCCGGTGCCGGTGCAAATACTCTAAACTTATTACTTACTATATCAACTTGGCCGCTTTCTTGATTACCAATAAACACGTTACCACTGCTGCTATTGTAGCCAATAAGAATAGTAGTATCTGATCTAAGTTCTACTGTGTTTGCTCTGCCGTCTATAACCAGTGTAGGGCCTCCACCGTAGGTAGTTTCTATGGCCATATCGCCTGGCAATGTCAGTGAACCATCTTCACCAAATGTCCATCTACGCAGAGTTGAGTCTGACAAGTTGATGTCAATATTGATGTTGCCTTCACTGTGTATATGGCCTGGTATGGTTAATGAACCATCTGTGCCAAACTGCCAAACATTATTAGTTTCGTTAGGAGTGGTTATTTCAATACCACCGTTGACTGTTGTGCGAACATTGTGATCATCAGTGCCCAAGAAGATACTGGTCTCAGCCAAGTCGCCTGTGGTCAAATGTAAGTGATGCTCAACATTAAAAGTAGGTGCGTCAGCGTTGATCAATCCTGATTGAACACCTAAACTCGAAGGGTCATAGTTATTCTCTTCAGGTGATACACGAATAGTAAACTCATTGTCATCACTGTCTAGTTCAAAACTAATAGTGCCGTTACTGCCAGTCAATACTACTGTGCCTGATCCTGGATCTGATATGTTAGCACCCTCTGGATAGATCCACCAGTAGAGCGTTTGGTCAGCGTAAGTAGGTGAATATATGTAGAAAGTAAGAGTATCACCAACTAGAGCGGTGTTATTATAATAGTTTATGTTTATACCATTGTCGGTATAGGTATAGTTGGGTGCTCCGCCGCCTTTGATCACCAACTTCTGACTGGCCACATCTGGACTTGCTGGAGTAAGTTGAATTGTGGGATTGCTGGTAACATAACCTTCTGTGATAGTACCACCTGCTGGCAATGTCACTGTGCCAGTATCGCCTAAAACAACGGAATACACACCGTTAACTAAACTGTTGTCGCCGCCAGGTGCTGTGTATAAAGTACCTATGAGGAAGGCGCCAACTTCTGTTTCAAGAGTAACTGAGTCAGCACTGACAGTTAACGCATTGTCTGAGTCAGTTAGATCGGCGTTGACTACTCCAATGTCACTGGCTGTGCCGTTGAGTGTGCCGCTGAGGTTTGCGACTGTAACGCTCCAAGGGCCCGCTGCGAACACATTGCCCGTGTCTGAGATTTGTAGCACAGCGGCATAAACTTGCTGGTCAACACTACCAAATCCGCCTGCCAGTGCCACATAACCCTGTCTAACTGCTATGTTGCTGCCACCACTTTCTGGGCCAAACAACGTACCAGCAAATGTCCAACTATCAGTGTTTTCAATAAATCGTTGCCATTCCACTAGACCATCAAGACTGTATTTGGCCACTACCCAAGTAAACGTTTCCGCAATCTCGTCGCCATTAACGCCTGATATATAAAGTTTGTCATCAGGTCCAACTACTATACTAGTAGCGGTTGAAATACAGTCGCCTTCCACACGACGACTCCATTGTTTAACACCCGTGCTGTCAAATTTAACCAAGGCTATACCAGTACCAGGAAAAGGGCCGTCGGTAATGTCAAATTGTCCGCAAATGTAGATATTGCCATTGCTGTCAATGTCAGCATCTGCTCCTGAGCAGT